GATGATCTAAGTATGCTGGCACCAGATTTGGATGTCCTTCGTTCAGCTTCCACAATATAGCCAACAATGCTTTGTTCGACAACAGGCATTTCCACAATGGTTCTATGAACCGCGTCTGGGTCGACAGGATACGAGGACCAAGAGCCTCTCCCATCATCCATTCCCACGGATAGAGTTTGAACAAGACCTCAATCGGTTGATCGTCGGCATCCACGAAGTAGTGTGTCGCCTCATTGTACGCAAGCGCCTCAACAAAGACATGCTTGACGGTCAGACCAGCTTGCACTGCGGTCTCCATCAAGTAGTGGACGCATACCCAATCCTCTTCGTTGTCGCTGATGGATGCGAAGTGAACAGTCTTGTATTGGTACAACGAACGCCACCGCGCAACTAACTTCTCATGCAGAGAATTGAACTGGTCTTCGTTGGGAAACTTGTCTTGCAACCAGTACCACTGCGCGACAGCCGATTCAAGCAAAGACGTTGGCGTGTCCGCATTGTACTCAAGCAGCTTCGGCGGAGTGAAGCCATTATAGGCGAGATCGAAACGCCCATAGACGTTGGAGTTGCGTTCTCTGTACCACGAGGTCTTGACTGCTGCCCAGTACTGGGCCGGTATTCCCATACGACCCATAAGATCATGATCGATGACATATTGCACCGCATCGAGGCACATATTATGCAGTGTTTCGGTTGCCGCCTCCAATTCATCTACCTGGGCGGCATTGAATTTGTAGCACACATCCTCATTCCAGTAGTTGTCCCATTCGTGAAATGAAAGCCCAATGGACTCCAGCTTTTCCGCCTTGTCTGGGCGTCCAACAATCTTGATTCGTTCCATGTTAGCCTCCGCCTGATTCGCCGCCACCGGCGTGCGCTGTTGCACCGAAACCGCCTCGGCCTGATATGCCGATACCTTCGCTCACCGCAGCGTGCGAGACTGAGCCGACTGATACATCGTTGGTTGCCGTCGTCATACGTGACGACGTAATGTATGAATTTGGCAAGGGCCTGAACGTACCACCAGGGTCGATAGCCACTGGCTGGTTGAGACTTCGGTTCCAGATATACCTAGGACCGACGTAGCCGACACCAGATGAATGCGGCTTGCAATCTTTGTCGTCTTTGCCCCAGTCGGACTGGCATGCTTCTTTGCTAGCGTAAGAACTTTGACGTACCTGATCGTCACTGTAGACGCCACTCTCACGTTCGGTCGGCTCACAGCCGGCAAGCAACGTACCCAACAACAGCAATGGTATTGTACTTGATCGTTTCACATCTGCCTCCTATTACGCTAGAGTTAAGTTTGGTATGCGTGCCGAAATCTGGTAGCGACCGTCTCTCTTAATCTCGCTATCAAATCCAAGCTTTGCGCATGAGTCCTCTTTCATGATTGCGTCGCAAGCCGCATCGGAGGCCGATAGCGAAACACCTTGGGCCGCAATGTACACTTGCGCTATAGCTACACCCAAATCATATTTTTGCAGCGATGTAGGCATCTCATTCTCCCAGAATTTCGATACGCACCGGGTGAACCGCAGCCGTTTTCATGAAAAGTTTCCATCCCATAGAATGGGTCCATTCTGACTTAATCCATCTAACGGCTTCTTTCTTCGTCCTGAAAAATTCAGCCCTAAAGATGGTCTTTACGAAACCCGGATGGTCGTATTCATCCAATGCCAGGAATTCCGTCTTTTTCGGATTACCGACTACCCAGGCGTTTGGCCTGGTATCATTACTTGACCCATCTGCTTCATCCCTCAGGTCAAGCTGACCATCGTATTGCAGGAGCCAATCAACGATCTTACGACGAGAGGTCCATTTGGCTGTGGCTTTCTCTCTTGCTGAATCTTCGTCCTCGTCCTCATTGAGGCCGAAGTGGTTAAGTATACCGTCGTACAAATGTTCTGGGTCGAGAGTTTTGATAACGCCTTCCAGGTGATAGGAACGCACTTTGTAAGCACATACGCCGTCGTCAAAGTCCATGACGTATTCTGAGTGAAGGTACTCATCGAGGTGTACCAATATTTCTTTGCGATTAGGCATCTTGTTCTCCTTATGGTTTCGGTTGACGTGGCCTGCGGATCAGCGTCAGCGAATCTTCGCTGTATCCGCCTGTAATTGCGCCAGCGCCGATTGGTGGCGTGTATTTCTCTACCTCTGAAAATGTGTGTAGCCACTAGATCGAACATACGCTCTAAGCTCTATACGCTGATCAGGCATCAGTTCAGCAGTCTGACAGCACCACATTTTATGTGTACCAGACAATGGAAGACGTGGTCTTCCGAATACTGAAGCAACCATAACAGCAGACCTCAGTTCCGTGTCATTAATTTCCATGAGTGGAATTTTCATCGCTGTCTTTCGTAGAAAAAGGCCTGGGCGCTCATGCGCAGAGGGTCTTTGTGATTTTTCGGATCAGCGCGCCAAGTCGCCTTGACCTCATTGGATTTGGAGCGCACGATCTCTGCGTAGAGCAAAGCAGTTTCGGTATCGAAGACCTGGGCTACGGAAGCCCTGTAGACGTTCAACGCCATGTTGCTGAATGCGCGGTTCACCGCAGAGTTGTGATGGACCGCCATGTTGGTATGGACAGTCTCACCTTTGTAGTTAAAGAATACGGTACGGATTGTACGTTGCATTTTGCGGTCCTTTACATAGGGACTAGTTGAATTACCATTCGGTAATTTGGGCTTCGATACGTGGTTCCGACTGGAAGCTATAGCACGATAGCAGACTGTGGTATGCAGAGCGCAAGCCTGAGTAAAAATCGGCCGCACCATGATCGCTGATGTTTGCCAAGCTGAAGCCAGCCTTGGCAAATTCAACAACGTCAGAGGCAGTTGACTCCGAACCCACACTGACTTTCATCTGAAACACGATGAAGGGCTTGCTGGCTGGCTTTAACAGATTCTCTTGCCATACATTGACTTGTACTTGCATCATGCTCTCCTGTAGCAGTCGGTCCAGCGGTCTTTTTGAAAGTTGTTGAAGTCCAGCCACGCACGATAGGCCTGCCTGTATTGGTGGAGCAGTATGTCGTCAGCGTGCTTGAACTTGAGATCGCTTATGATCTGACTGTCTTTTCGCCGCGGGCATATGTTCGGGTGGTTATCGTTATGCGGGTTGCGGTTTTGATCGAGCCTCATGTGCATGAGGACCGTATCTCGGGAAGGCTCGTACTGGATGGCCAATAGACTGCGCATTGCCTGAAACGCTGGTTGCGGTAAGTCGCTGCTGAGGACCTGCATGATATCTTGAATGTCGAGTGCCATTTTAAGCTCCGGTGATTTGGTGGACGGAATCGAGCTTGACCACATGCAGCAAGTTATCAAAGTCCGATGCTGTAAATTCCCTAGGGTCTTGTGCTACTGCGGCCAACCCGCCGATGTATGCTTGCATCCTGGGCGTCGGCATAGCACCCAATGCTTTTGAAAACTCAGACAGCGAACGTTGATAGGCATTGTGTGCCAACATGAGTTCGCGCAGGGTACATATCTGCATGTCTTGTTTGGTCATTTAAATCTCCGTAAATTTCTTGATGCGTTCTTCGACGATGTGCTGCACACTGCTGAATTCGTTTTCGATTCGGGTCTTCATCTCCTCAAAAGTATCGGCGAGTTCTTGCAGACCGGCGCCACCAACCATCGCCTTTGCATCCTGCGTGACTCGTTGTTCATAGCGAACTAACAGTTGTTCCCAGCATGATGCTAGCACTCGTTCCGCGTCAAGTTCGACGCCGTTGACGGTAAGCTTTACATCGACCACTACATCTGGTGTAGCAGCGAGACCATAAATCTCCAGAAGTTTATCCTGGCTCACGCTTTCACACATTGCGTTGAACAGCATAACAGACACTGGTGTATGTACCAGCAGTTTGATTTTACTCATCATCCCTCCTAGTTGAGTTTCTTAATCAGCTTGCGCAGTATCTTGCGTTTATCGCCGAAGCGAGTCCAGTACAGATTGGTACACTGCTGATACTGCTTATCCTTGCCGTAGCTACTACCCCCGAACACATACGTCGGTGGCCACGATGGCAGCAGAGTAGGGAACGGTGACGCTGACAGACAATCTGAAATACTGTCTTTGAACTTTGCGAGTTCAGCAATCATCGGCTCGATTGGTACGTCAGTATTGCTATCGGCTGATGGTTCAAAGCGCCACTCACGGTGATTCATGTGAGATGACGACATATGATTCCAGAATCCTGCCAACTGAGGTTCAATGCGATAGACGGGTACGCGTGGTTCGTCCCACATATAAGATTCTTCGTAATACAGCGGTGGTTTGGTCACATCGCGCATTGTCTCAAGTGCAGAGGCTTTGTCCCAGTCGCTGAAATCGGCGATGAGTTCTAGAGACCAATAACGGTAGTAGGTATCCGCTTCTGGGCAATTGTCACGGCGGTCCTCGGTGTACGTCATGCGAGTGATGAGGTTCTTGCCCTCGACGTAGAAGAGGAGGTCCGTGCAGCGCGCCCATGCCACCGTCACATGATACGGCATATCATCGGTCGAGATATGAACCTGCGCAAGGAACTTAAAACCGATGGGCTGCATCGCAGCGATAACGGTATCGAAATAGGCTTGGTCTTTCATTTTGTTCTCCCGGTTAGTCGTGGTAATCGTCGTAGTCGTCATCATCGAACTCTTCTTGTATGCGGGCGTTTTCAGCTTTGATGCAGTCAGAGCAAACTTCGTAGACGCGACCACTCATCCCTTCTTCAAAGTCGCGGCGGTTGCGTAGTGCGGGCTTATGTTGATTACACCAATCGCAAACGCCGCTGGTGTCTGCATTATTGACGGCCTCGATATGCGCGTCGTAGCACTCTTTGCAGAGATCGTGCATCTCGCTGCCGAACGAATCAGTCTCCCCTTGAATGCGACGGTAAGCCGGCCGATCTGGATGTTCGTCGCAGTTGCCGGCAGCAGTATGGGTGGAATTTGGAAGCGATCCGATTGGACCAGTTACGTCAGCCATTTTGATTCTCCTCAATAGTAGTCAAAGATTTTGCTAAGGCGCTGAGACAGAAAACTTGTACCTGTCGCGCGTCGTATTTTCCATCAACGTCGGCTTCGATATGTTGATCGAAGTCTTGCGGCAGAATGTTGGCAACGTACAGCATTGCGCGCACTTTCTGTCGGCAGATTTTCTGTGTAGCTCGCGGGCGCATGATTCGCTCGGGTTTCATTTTGGTCCTTTTCTGGGTAGTGGTGTACGCTTCTATTATAACATATTGTCGAAAAATACACGAAAAAGATCAATAAATGTGCTTAATAAATGTGCAAAATAGCACCATATTTGTGCTATTTCTGCAACAAATATGGTGCTATTTTGGTGCTCATGTGACATAGCACATGGAAGCGTGACAGTGGTGAAAAACAGTATAAACGATTTATACTGTTGGTGCAAAATACGTGCGTACCAGTTTCAGTGCCAGTACGTCTTCCAATGATAGCGATTCATCGGCTTTGATCTTTTCGACCGCAGCCAAAGCAGTCATCAGAAACGGTGGCACTTTCTGAATGTTATTTACTGCATTGGTTATCGTGTGATGATTTGCCTCTGCATCGGCAGCACTATCACCGAATACCATCGCTATAGTTTTTCTGTCGTCAGAAGCCACCATCAGGTAGTGGAGAGGGCCACCTGACCCCTCGCTGATAGGGCCTTTATTGTACGCATCTATTGCGTCTGACGACAGGTGAGCTGCGGCGGCTCCGTGGCCTGTGACAGTGTAACCAAGGTTTAATTCTCTGAGCTTCATTTATTCTCCTTAGTAGAACATTGCAGAGGGATACCGAGTTGTTTATCGACTTTCACAGTAGCCCAATTGTCGTTACCATGTTTGAAGTGGACGTAAACCAAACCGTCGTAACAATTCTCCTGTACCAGAGTTAATGCCTCAGCCTCTTTGTCGCGTTGCGGTTGAAAGCCCAAGAAAATAACGCACAGCAGAATCGCAGTCGCACCCAAGAAGTCGTAGAAGCTCATCCGCGTCTCCCCAATGTCTCAAACTTTTCTCTCGGTACGTTGATGACCGATAGTACTTTACGATAACCGGACAGTGTCCTATCCTCTGTCGGTTCCCACACTACATCAACGAAACGAAGAGGGCGAAACACATCAAACGTGTTGTATGAAACAATGTCAGATGGGCGCTGATTAGCATCTACCTCCTCACACATCTCAAAGTAAATTTGAGTCAGTTCACTTGCCATCGAACTGTGCCAGCACGAGTCGTGGTTGCTGAGGTTTGTCCAGGTGTCATCGCGGTCATCGTGAGTCTTACTCGTCGATGTGAAAACCGACGAGTGACCGGCGACGAGAACTTGAATACCTCGCCGACTCTCTTTGCGCGCGGAGCCTTCCGGTCGGTCAGTGTTATCGTACAGCGTGATATCGAAACCGAAGACGATGCCTCGCATATGACGTTCGGTACCCAGGTTTTCGACTCGAAACTCATTCGCAGAATTTTGAGGCATTAACAGATTGCGTATCACGCGGATGACAGCCTCTACACGCATATTAAGCATGGTAACTCCTTATAGGTTTAAGATGACAGTCAGACCACTCACGGGTGCTAATGATAGTTGGTGCAGCGTACCAAGATACGACACGGTGCTGAGGTCCGTTGGAAATACCCACTCATTGGCATTGGGATCAAACGTTGGCTGATTCTTGAACGCATAGACAAAGAAATTTTGGTCCATTGCGACGTAGTTGAAACCAGACGGTACGGTGATGGCCAAGCCCATATAGCTAACTGTCGAAGACATAGAGACTCCTATTTGATTGACAAGCCCATTTGCTGGGGACTCATAATCAAATTCAGTCGAAGACTACTTGCAGACCGCATTGCGTGAGGATATTGCGTACCACGTTCTCAAACGAGGGATCGCGGTTAACCTTGCCTGTCTGCGAGACGTCGGCGATCACCATGTGATTCATCTCATGCTTCGGATCGAGATACGGGTACGCCGAGATCATGATACCGTCGCCGTCCACATGCGCGATGAAGGCCGTCGGTGGATTGATGAACTGCTTCAATGCGTTCATCACGACGCGACTCTGAACGACTCCCATAGCTGCTTCATATTTAGCCATATGATTCGTCAGAATATCTTTTGCAATTTCCCTGTCATTCATTTGAATCTCCTGTCGAGTTGAGTAGTGCCTGGGCTAGTGTTAAAACCGGGTTAGCCTCGAATGCTGGATCGTCTCCGAGGCTCTCGATCAATTCAGCCGCTAGTTCTTGCGTCATGGCTTTGCATCCCAGTTCATTGGGATAGTTGGCGTCATGATGACGACCTGTGTGTTCGCTGGTAGTCGCATATCGTTGGTGATGTGCGAATTTTCATCGATGGCAGAACATGCAGTCTCGCCCTGAAGTTGACGGAAGACCACAAGTACGGTGGTGAATATCTTGTCAGTTGTCTCGCCGTCATCATCTTTATGAGACCATTGCTGAAGTACTACAGTGCCTGGGATCACGTTACCAATGTCGACCTTGTAGCCGCTTCGATAGTGTTGTGCCAAAGATTTCTCTACAGCGATTTCTTCTAATACGGTAATCATTTTATACTCCTGTGAAAAGAGCGGGCCAAGTTGGCCCGCTCGGTATTACTTCAAGGGGACGCCCATGATAGTTGTTTGACCAGTGCCCAACATCACCGTCGTTGGTAGTACACCGTTGAATTTCCGAGCGCGCAATTCTTCGATATCCAGTTCGCGTTTTCGTATCTCGAAATTCTGCTGCATCAAAACAGCATCCTTGTTAGCGACCAAGATAGCTGCTGCATCCGCTTGATCGCGCGCTGCCGCCTTGCTCATTTCGGCAGCAAACTTGTTGTTGATCGCCGTCTGGATGGCTTTGTCGTGGTACGTCATACCTTCTGCTGAACCCAGCGAGTCGATGGTAATGCCTTTGTCTTTGAAGAATTTAGCCACCTTATCGAACGTCGCATGGAAGTAGGCGATCTTGTCATGACGATCCTCTTCCAAAGAATGGGTACCGAATTGATCGGCCAACTCTTTGCCCACGATGGAGCGCACATCGCCATCCATGATGTCGGACAACTGGCTGCCCGAATAGTTGTAGAGGAACGTAGCGGTGTCACTTTCTGCGATGTGTGCAGTAATCATGACTCCTAGGTCGAAGTCGATGGACTCATTCGACTCAACCGAAATCGCCTGGTTCTCTTTCTTCGTACCTTTATCGGTAGCCGTCCATTCACGCGAAACCATCTTGCGTGTGACGGTGAACAGGCGTGCTGTGGGTACGTCTACATACTCCGCAGTCGTGCAGCTTGGGCACGTGTTCAGCAGCTTGTGAGGAATGATGACGCGCTTGGCGGAGATTTTGTGTTCCTCCATAACAGCCACTGAATCGAACTTTGCTTGGTTCGTTTTCGTGTCACCTTCCAGCGAGACCAAGAATGCAGTCTCGTCTGGTTTGATCTCAACGAATTCGTCCTGCGCTTTTCGATAGCAGCCTGTGAGTGCCAAGCTTGCGCTCAGGGCCAGTAGGGTAATTGCGATAGTCTTTTTCATTTCTTTTTTCCGATGTAGAGGATGATGGAAACTGCTGCAAACCACGCGATCAGGATAACCGTGTGGGGAATCCACTCACCGTTGCCGACGGCTGTATTAGCGAGTGATGCAGCGTTGCTGTGGTCAAGTTGATTGACGATTGTTGCATTGGCAGCCAAACTTGCGATCGGTGTAAAAATCCGATCGGTGAGACCTGCGGCCAAAGTTACTATTCCGATTGCTACTAGACGACCTTTCATACGACCTCCCTTTTAGTCATACTTCATTTACTACTGATGCGAAAAGAGCGACGTAGATATCTACGTCGCTCTTGGGTGTTAGTGAGGTAACTGATACTTGATCGGCCACTTGGGTCTGAGTGAATCAAACTCATGTGGGTTCAAGGGCTTGGAAAAACTTGGCTTCGGATCAGCCAACCACTTGCGAATACGGGTTTCTCTATCTGCTCTGTACTGCGAACGATGCTTTACACATCGTAGCAGTTCAAGGCATGTAATCACTTCATCGGCAGTCATTGCGGTGACGAGTTTTTTGTACTCGTCGTAAGTCAGACGAAAGCCTGCCGCGAATTCAGATTGAATAGCCACCGTGTCCATAGTTACCTCACCGAAGTTTGATGAATGCGTGCCCGAATGTTTTCATACAGACGGTCAACCTTCTCTTGATTGGTTCCGAAATACTCCTGAACCTTGGCCATGTATCTATCGTGACTCATGTGATCTACTGCGTCGGAATTTGATACCTTCATGAAGACCGATAAGCCTTCATGATAGTGACCAGCAGCGCACAGCAAAAACTCTTTTGTGCGTTGCGGCAAGAACGCTTCCACTTGGGATAAAGCAGTGAGTCGTTCTTTCAGTTCTGCGCCGTACTGTGGACCGGCCGGAACTTCGGTACACGTAGAGATATCAACGTGGACGGCCTCGAAACTACCGTCCTCGTGTTGAGTCAATTTCTGCCGCGACTTGCTGGTCGATGCAGTAATGAACGTGTGACCTTTGTTGTGGATTTGCGCCTTCGCCACGTTTAGCATGTGAAGGTGCGTCATGAATCGCGGGTACTGCTTGTAGACTGCGACGATGGCCATCTCTTTCAAGTGGGCTTCGATATCCTCTCGTGATTCCCCGAAGGACTTCATCAAGAAGGACATTTTCTTTGAAACGAACTTACCACAGTAGTTCTTTATCTCTGAGCTGGTCACCATATCGTTGACCACCTTTTCAAATTCGGCTAGCGTGAAAGTCCTGAAATGATTGATGTTTAGGTTCTTGAGATTCAGTCGTCGTAACAGCAGCGAGTCGTATGCATCTACCTCGAACGACTTAGCGGACGGCAGTTTCTCCCCTTTCTTGCGGGCCACATAGCAAGCATAGGCATACAGCTTGCAATTCTTCATTATGTAACCATTACCGCGAGCAATGTCCTTGATGCGTAGACCTTCCTTGCGGTCACCGACGTAGGCAATGAACTTATCCATGTCGATGCGGTTAAACAAGTACGCATACAATGCTGGCACGATTTTCTTGAAGCTAGTGCCTTGAATCCCTAATATTTGACGCAACATGATTCCTCCGAGGTCAGGAAATTTTGATAACCAAATCCTGAATGCCTCGTTTCTTCTTTGTCTTCTCCTGTCGATCATACCAAGCATCTGGTGCTGAGTCAATCGTCACCGGTTCATTTGGTGCTGGAGAGCCTTTTGGTAATACGAGAGACTGTGGATCGAGAATCTTACCCGCCGCTTTCAGTTCGGCTTTCTTGACCTTCCATTCTCGCGCAGTCATCAGTTCATCGCTGTCGTTCATGTACGCGAAGTACGACCTGCCTCGCGTATTCCGATCCGGTGATCCAGTGATGATTAGCTGACCGCTTGATGTTGTGCCGGCGACCATGCCACTCATGTAGTTGCTGATATAGTCCTTACCAAGGCCGTGGAAATACACCCTGGTACCGAACGGTAGCTCGCGCTTGAATTTCTTCTGCGGTTGCTTGAGGACCCCGATCAGTATCCGTTTCTGTCGCGGCGTGTACTCTGCGAATAGCATCGCTATCGCCGCAAACGAATCAGAGTTGCCGGCAATCTGTGTGATGTCCGGCGTGAAGCATTTCGGTGCTAGCGCAAACGTCCTGATGCCTTTCAGCTTGCAGATGGTTTGCATTTGAGGATGAGCATGCCTGCCATGGTGGAGGCAATCCCCGCAGCGTTGAACAGTATCCGTGTTCGCGGTTGCATTGTTATCCAGCGTATCTTTCTTATGTTGACCCATTTTTGTCTTTCTATAATTTTTGTGAGAAGGAACAGCCGTACCAGAACGGCTTAAAACTTATGGGTAAAGAGAGTAGGGACCTTTCATTGAACCTAGTGTGGAAATTTTCTGTTGTAGAGGTGCTCTAGTGCAGCTAGCAGTACAGCCTCTCTGGAACGAGAATTGGTCGCTTGTTTTAGGCGGTCAATCATCGCTTTATGTTTCTGGTTCAAGGTTACGCAAGCTTGCGCTGCCTTGTTTGGGTCGTTGCGGGTGGCTAGTTCCGAATTGTACACCACATTGGCCATATACATCAGTCGTTGTTTTGTCTGCTGTGTCTCTCCTGTAAGTTGCATGAAATACGGTTTGTTGGCCTTCATGCTTACCGCTATTGCATGAAGTTTGGTATGATCTTTAGTACATAGTGTCACTGTGGGGCCGTCTGCACCGCCGTAGGCCCGAGGCACTAAGTGATGGTCGTGTCGTGTCTCGGTTCCGCCTTCACTGACGAATCGAGCACCACACGCCCAGCAGTAGTCCAGTATTATGGACTTGGGATGAGCAGACGGCGTACCCATCAAATCCGCCTGTTACTGCGTTCTGCCAACATGGCCTGGTTGTACTCAAAATCGGGCGGCGCGATCAGGCTGATCTGCGTCACGAATTCCGAAGTGAATTCCAGCGGACGTTCATTGGAACACAGAGCATTAGCTACCGCGTTGACGAAGGTCTTGTAGTGATGACTCAGCGCCGGCATGTAAGGCACGATTTTCATGTGCGGGTTGTAGTAGTTGTAGAACTCACGCAAAACGCCTTGCTCGTGAAGTTCGATACAACGCCGATCCAGATCAGGCGATACCATGCTGAGTATCAAAGAGCTGGCACCTATGAAACTATCGTACCAAATCTTCAAGCTCGTTGCCTTGGCCTGGTAGATGCGATCCGGCTCCGGCTCCATTTCGTCCTGCGTGAGCATGACCTCGACTTTGAACATACGCAGATCGAGATCGAGTGGGGAACCTGCCATCACTGATGAAAGATATTCCATCGTGTCCGGTGTCGGTATCACGATAAGCTGATTGTACACCATACTGTTCTCCTAGTTGAAAGCAAAGCCCCACCGCTGGATAGCCACATGACTGCCAGGGCTGATCTTTGCCAAGAGATCGATATCACGGTCGGTCATCAACCAGAACCACGTGCCGCCTTTGTACGAATACGCTTTGGACGAAACGAAATGCAGATTCGTTTTCGTCGTCTTGCTCAACTTCTTGAGCAGGCGTTCGGCCTCATCGCGGATGGCTTTGGCTGCTTTCTCACCCTTAACTTCGCCACTGTGTTCACCCAGCAAGTGACGCGGATTGATACCGATCACCATCTGGTTATTCAGAACTGGGTAGCCACCCAATGATTCAGCATCGAAGCCGACCTTGGCCAACTTCTCCGAAGAGAACTTACCGTCAGCTGGTACGATTGGCAATCGCACGATGACGAAGGCCTTGTCCTTGATCGCCTGAAGCTGGTTCGCTTTATCAGCGTGCTTCAGAATCACATCGGAAGCGTTCTTGAAAAAATCCTCAAGATCGGAGGTCGAAGACGAATCAGCTACCAAGCGCTCGACACGGTTCTCCGAAGAGACAGCGAGTGCCAGTATTTGCTTGCGCGCTTCGGTGGCCGCCATCATGGTGAGCGTCTTTTTATCTACTGCGTTGGCAGACGAGTAGATGCCTTCACGAATGCTGACCAGTTCGTTGATGCAGGTCGCTACATGCTGCTTTGCACCGATCGGCAGACCCGATGCTTGCAGTTTCTTAACGGCGGTCAAAACCGCACTCAGGCGTTTGAGTTGCTGCGGCTTTTCCATCAGGTAGGCTTCGGCAACACCTGCTTCGATGCGTACAAACTTCTCTGCGAGTTCGCGCAGACCTTTGATGCGCGCCTGGAGCTTTTCTTTCTTCACCTGCCCATCGTCACCTTCGACGGAGACCAAACCTGCAGCCTCCAGTCGGTCGAAGTTGTTCTTACCAAAATTCGATTTAGCCATTTATTTCTCCGGTACCACATCAGTCAAGATAGCATAGTAGGGAGCGCAGATGCGATGAGCGGTTGCCCGCTTTGCTGCAATGTCCGCCTCTTCCCATGTAGTAAAATTATGGGCCTTCCTGGGATTAGGAGTGAAGACAGGACGATCGTCGGTGTAATCTTTTTCAAGGAAGCCGCGATTGAAAGCGATGTAAAACATGATTTCCCCTAGAGGGTGGCGTGGTTCATAACGCGCAGAAACGACGAAAGAGAAGCCAGATGCAGGACCTGGCTTCTCTCGTCACATTACCGACTTCAGCTTACAGCAGGAAGTCATCGTCTTTCTTCGACTTCTTGCCACCTTTTTCGGCCTTGTCAGCCTTCTTGGCTTTCTTGCCACCCTTTTCTTTCTTGTCGGCTTTCACTTTCTTGCCAGCCTTCTTGTCGCCCTTTTCAGCTTTGTCGGCTTTCTTGGCTTTCTTTTCCTTCTTCTCGGATTTTTCGGCTTTGTCAGCTTTGACTTTTTTGCCGGCTTTCTTTTCTTTCTTTTCCGACTTCTCGGCTTTCACTTTCTTGCCGGCTTTCTTTTCTTTCTTGTCGGCTTTCTCAGCCTTGTCGGCTTTCTTGGCTTTCTTTGGCTTGGCGCCGCCTTCCAGTTTGGCCTCCAGCTTTTCGTTGTCCTTGGTCAGCTTTGCGTTTGCACGTTCCAGCGTGGTGATGTGTTTGGCGGCAGCTTTCAGGGTTGCTGCGATGTCGGTCTTGGCCATTTCGATTTCCTTAGATTTAAGAAGGGTTAGGTTTGTGCATTGCACATTGTTTATTTACTGCACTCCGATTCCAGATAACTGGGCTCGGTTTAAAATTGCTGGCCGTGAACAATGTGCAAACCACGGCCAGCAACTTGAAACTTATTTCGGGCGCATTGCGTCTAATACATCCTCAGTATCACGCACTGTACCCTCCCAGTAACCTAGCAAGGTTGGTCGCGCTCTGTCTAAGACAACCTTCACACGCTGCATAGCAGCCTTATTAAGGTCTGGGCCTTTTATGACGCGAGGTTTATTTATGCTGACGACTGAGGTGTTTTTCTTGTCGTCCTCAAACCGCGAATCTTTGAGACGAACCTTGACGCTTGGTTCTTTGTGTTTCGCATCCGGTTTCATACGAACTTGAAACCACATGTCCTCACCCGTTGTTTTCGGACCAACGCGCGCCATGCCTTCGATCAAATACTCTGCCTCACGAATTCCAAGGCGCGCAAAAATTCTGTCTATCATCTCTCTCATGCTGTCACCTCTTTCGTTTGCTTCGGACATACAATTGCGACTTGCGTATCCTTACGAAGACGCTCTTTGGTTGAGTCATGACGCGCTCGCATCAGAACCATACCATCGTAGTGATGGATTTCGATGTTGATGAGTGCGGTAGAGCGACCGACTTTGATCGCATGCGTAAGTTTTGGGTGACCAGCCGCGTACTTGAAAATCTGCCCGAGTTCCAATTCGTCAAACACGGTTTGTTCACCAACGTCGATGGCATGCTCGACCGCGATGCCGCCGGTTTCCGTGGCCGGAAGATTGTGACCTGGTGTAACTGGCCGCTCAGAGATTTTGATCGACCAAAATGTTGCGTTCGCCCGAGCCAGTGCGTTGGTCTCTTCAAAGTATGCAGCGCGCAAGTCATCGAAAGTGCCATCAGGTCCTCTCAGGTTTACGACGGCCGTAACGTAGTGAGGGTCGCGCTTGAACCGTTTTTTCAAGTCTTTGCTTACGTCAGTACTGATTGGTCGGCCGCTGAGTTCAATTGCACCGTCGTCACGACAGGTTCCGAACAGCAGGTGACCGGATTGGGATTCGATGTGGATACTACGTGCCATGATGCCTCCAATTGCAGGGACGTTCAAAGGGAGCCCCTGCTAAGCCCTAATTGATTACCAGTCGTTGTTGATTTCTTCGTCGATGGCGAGGTCGACTTCTTGCTGCGTCATGCCTTCGGCCATCATGATTGCTTTCCGTTCGGCATCGTATTTGTTCGACATTGCCGCAGCGTGTTCGACACCGTGCTGCAACATGATTTTGCTGACGCTCAGCATGATGATTGCATCCCGCTTGATACGCTCTGCCAATTTGGCAGCACGCTCTGCCAATTTGGCAGCCCGACCGTTCTTGCTCTCTGCTGCGAATTCATACTTTGCAGCGATGAAGTTATCGCAAAGGTAGTCGATAACATCTGGCGAATTATCGTTGTCACTACCAACGAATTTGGTGAACACGAACCAACCGTCACCGTATTCAGAATAATTCCAGACGCCGTGAGCCTTGCAGAATGCGGTTCCGCTAAGAACATCGTTAACCTCATCGCGGAGTTGTCGGAGCTGAAGTTTTGAGAACCTGCAGACCTCATACAGACGTCGGTTATCGGCAAAAATAAACTGCCGAGCCGGGTGTGCGCTGATGATCTGACCGATTTGCATTTGCAATTTCTTGCTGTCGTCTTGAGTTGCGTGCAACATGGTATTTCCTTTTCCCGTCTAAGAATAGGTCCAGACGAAAGCGACGGGTGAACCATCACCTGAACCGTTGAAACTTGTTAAACAGTATAAATCGTTTATATGGTTCTGGTCGATTAATACGGTTCTTACGCTTCTATTATATCATGAAACATTTCAATTCAGCAAGGTCTATAGCTGCTCAAAAATTAATCAGAGTAGCAAATTTACAACAGCACTGGTGCCGACTAGCACGCAGGTAAGCTGCTCAAAAATTAAGCAACCTTCAGGACCTGTGTCGCTGCTTTTTTCGCGTAGTCACGATCCGCTTTGATCGCCTCCATCGCTAGATCAATATCCGCAGCGACCTTCCGCTTGGGCTTCGCCAGCCACTCTTTCAATTGCTTGAGATGCTTGATCTGTTCTTTGCGACGCGCCTCAATTTCGTCTTGGTCCAACCGCGTCAGCTTGCGCAGCGTTAGATCGAGAATTTGATCGGCCTGCTGCTCGGTGATCTTGAGCTTCGCCGCCAAGTCAACGCGCGGCTGTTTCGACTTCTTGATGATCGGTATGATGACATCGAGTTTCGACGCAGCATAGATCAGCAATTCACTGTAGGCGATCAGTTCGTCCTGCTTTGCAATCCGATATGTGAGGCTCTTGGTTTCGACCTCAATGCGATAGCGCAACCACGCCAGCACAAGCTGCGGTACGGATAGACTCAACAAAGCTACCTCATAATCAACCACACCGTCATTGACGATGGCCTTGCGCGAAGTAACGTTAATGTTGAACGAGGTTCGGCAGCGTGTCTTGAGTTGGACCTTCTTGACCAACGAATCGAATTGGACCGAGTTGTAGCCTTTTTTCAGCGTGATAGTGAACTCGGTTGTGCCTTTCGTAGGATGCGCGCTCTGCACTTCTGGGAGAGCCTTGCACCAGTCGATGAACTTCAGCACGTTCAAACCGTTCACCCACTCGTTGATGACGATAGTACGCTTTGCAGTATCGACCATCAATGGGCTTTGGAACTGAACGGAGGCTTTGTTCGAGGTGAACATCTCAAGCCACGCAGCCTTATTCTCTTTCGTGTTGACAAATTCACCGCCCCACTTGTAGACCGGCTTCAACGTCTTTGCGAAGTCGGCTACCTTCAACTTCTCACCCTTGAGCATTCGTTTCAGAATCTCTACCACCGAATCAGGCGTGAATGCCGGCAGATTGGATGCCGTAGCATAGCCGATGCCTTCACCACCATTGAACAACACGACGGGCAATGGGAACGGGATGCTGACAGGTTCCAGAGTCTTGTCATCGTAGTTCGGTACCATCGATGTGACAGCCGGATTGATGTAGTTCGGATCGAAGCCAGTTCTGCCGAAGTGCGAAAGACGCGCATTGGTGTAGCGCATGGCGCCTGCACCGTCCAGCATCGATCCCCAGTTACCGTCACCATGCATCAGTGGCGTGCATGAGTTGACCATCGTAATCATTGCGCCGTAGATCGAGCTATCGCCGTGAGGATGATAGACACCCATCACGTGACCAACGATCTGTGCAGACTTGGCGAATTTCTCTTTCGCTACTTGCGATGAGCCGTAGGCAATGCGACGCGCAACTGGCTTCAAGCCATCGCCGATATCCAACGTCGCTCGGTCCAAGTTCACCTCATCGCCGTAGAGCTTGAGGGCCCGCATGCCAAATGCGGTGATGCTTTGTCGAATGGTACGAGCCTTCAGACCACTATTCACTTTCTCTTTCTTGCTCATTGTACCCCCATCAGTTGCTTGCGCTCTTCGGTGTCGTCAGCCATCAGCTTGCGGAACTTCTCGTCCGCGTCCGTCAGTGATTCGATCTGAATCAAGGTTCTGGTTGATGCATCCATTGCCAGAATACGCATCAGCACTGGGTTGATTTCACCCCAGCCTTTGATGTGATTCACGACAGCGGTCTTCGGTACCTTGGCTGCTGCGAGTTTCTTACGCAGCGCCTGCGCGCCATTATCCAGATATAGGTTCCCGCCGTGGATTGCATAGAACTCCGGCGTGCGAGCCACGTAAATCATGCCACGTGCAAATGCCTCAGGCATAAACTTGTAGTACAAAGCCAACAGAAGACTGTTAATGTGCCAGCCGTCCGGGTCTGGATCGGCTAACAGTATTATTTTACTGACCGTCATTTTTGCATAAGGGTCAGCGGCTTTCGGATCGAAGCCCGATGCCGCCAGTATATGGAGGATGTCTTCGGAGTCCAGTCCTTTGTCACCCTTCATCTTGATGACGTTGCTGATCTTGCCCTTGATGGGCAATACAGCCTGCCACGGGAAGCGCGCTTGCTTAGCTGGGCCGCCTGCCGAATCACCTTCGACGATGAACAGTTCGCGGTCTTTTACCTTCGTGTCGCTCAACGCTGGCATGAACTTCGTAGGCATACCCTTGCGCTTGAGCTGATTGAGTGATGCCACCAGCTTCTTGGAGTTCGCAAAGTTGAACTTTAGGGCCGCCAATTTGGCAGCGCGTTCGGCCAAGGTAGCCGCTAGCTTCGGATTCTTCGCAAAGAACTCGGTGGCTGCTTTGGTGGCCAACGCAAGAAAGTCTTTCGCCATCCGCGCATCAGTCAGCTTGCCCTTATCTTGCGATGAGAATTCTGCTTTGTGCAATTTCGCATTGATGAGGCCTACGAGGCCCTCTTTGAAGTCGGCTGTCTTGAATACCGTGCGTTTGCCCTTCTCGCCTTTCTTTGGCTTCGCAAACACCAGTTTCTCTTTGCCTGCAGCCTTGAGTGCAATACATAGCCCGTCGTATAGCGCATCGACAATCGATGTAACGTGCGTACCGCCCTCTTTGTTCGACAGACCATTCGTAAAGCCTCGTATATCAGCCGAATCATGGATCGTGAACGCGACGACCACATCAGCTAAATCGGATTTGTACTCAAAAACTTTGCCCTTGCCGATCATCTCGGTTTTTAATTCTGCAATACGCTTCTCAACGTATTCGATCGGTCCTTTCTTGGACAAGAAGACCAGACGACCGCCTTTCGTTTTCTGGCCTTTCAGATTGCCTGACAACACGATGGCGAGCCCAGGATTCAGATACGACGTAACCTTCGCCCATTCGACAAGCATGGAAGTTGGGAACGATGTGACTGAGAATATCTTCGCATCAGGTTTGAAGTGAATACACGTACCGCTCTTCAGGCTTCCGTCTGGTCCCTTCGGTGCCTTCTTGAGTTTCTGGACCTTCGACGTAAGCTTGCCACGTTTGAATCCAATCGAGTACCACTCGTTCTTGTAGAACGTATTGACATCAAAGTATTCAGCGGTGGCGTTGGTGCCCTTTGATCCGATACCGTGCGTACCAATCGAAGTCTTGTAGGCGTCAGAGCGATACTTGCCCGAGGTGTGTAGCTCACCGAACACTGCCTGCATCGTGGGCAGCTTGTTGACGATATCTTTTCCATTGACATGCATATGCACCTCTTTGGTTCCTTGCGGAATACCGTTACCCTGATCCAGCACCCAGTACGAACCGTCCGCATCGATGTGTACACGAATCGCTTTGTTGCGGCCAGCGAGGTACTCATCGACGCCGTTGTCCGTCAGTTCGCCCAGCGACTTGTAGACGCCATCGACGCCGGTACTACCGAGGTACATTGACGGGTTGACTCGAATCCCATCAAGTCCGCTGTGTGTAGTTATGTGACTGCTATTATAATCAGCAGCTTTATCAGTCTTCTTCATAAGGCTCCAGATTTATCTTATTTGCCATTACGCGTAATTCTTTGCGGCGATTAATGGGTTTGAGTTGAATTGAAGAGGCTTCTACTTTCTTTATAAGTTGTGCTAAGGTGTGGTTTGATCTTTCACCTTTCAAGAGATTTACTTGGCGTGTGACGATATGCATGTTCTCTGGGTGAACCATATATTTAAATGGAACAACCTCATCGCGCTTTATGCGCTTACCGCCTTTGCGGGTGTAGTACCCATCACTCAAAGAGAAAATATGGTCTACGTGGACATCATAGTTTCTTTCCTTATGAGCCTCATTGAAGAATCTTCGGTACACCACATCAGTCAGTCTTCTAATAGCTGCTTTGTACTCAGCTACAGTCAAATCGTTTGGGTCGGTTCTAAGAATTCTATTCCATGTATTTCTGGGAACTATATGCAGTTCTTTACTATTGATGGCACGATCCTTAATCGGACGCATACCTGTGGTATCTCTATTAAGACCAAGATCGTCAGAAATGAATTCAGACAAAAATGGTATTCTAACATTTGTAACAAATCCTAGCTCCCGAACTGTAAGGGCATGTTTGGTAAATAAGATGGCTATCTTCTTCTTATTCCTCTTGAGATAAGCCAAAGCAGCCTCACGCCGACCGTAGTGTGAACGTATCCAACCTTCTTGATTGCATATTCTCTGCACTAGGCTGTGGCTTATGTTTGGATGGCCTGGCAAAACCAGAAGTTCAGCTACTTCACGCAAGTTCATACCTTGAACGACATACAGGCGTTTGATTTGAGCTATCAAACGCCTGTCTATCACGAGACCCCATCTACCATTACCGGCTTTCAAGTAAGCACGCGGTCCAAGTCGGACCGCGTCACCTACGTTGCCAATATCTCCAGTTGGAACTGATTTCCATTTCTTCATAGCAGTCACCTAGATACATTTAATGACGATGCCATTAAATTGCGTACTTAGGATTTTGTACGTTGGTAAATTGCATTGGTTAATCCCGTTTTGATACCTTCCAGACCACCTTGCACTTCGATGTGGCTTGAATTATATTCCGCCGTCTTTTCCGCTTTCTTTACCATCGTATTCCCCATTTATGATTGATCTACCCAGTTGCATTTTGCATCTGCGGCAAGTACACGGTCCACTGTGGTTGGAAGAGTAGACAATGAACTTGTCGCCACTCAGACCACAGAGTGTGTTCTTGCCGTCCGTAGATAGATGAAACTGATGATCGCGCTGTAGGCGATATTTGGGGGCGTTCATAACTTGTTGTCGCCGTTGTGTTCGTCTTTCGACACGATGCCTGCAAGCGCACCGATCATGGCACGCACATCACTGATCTGCGAATACAGACAGCGTGAGGTGTGAATGGAATTCCAATCAGTGCCTGCTGCGAGCGCAATGTTGGTCTCAACCTCTTTCGAGCCGAGTGTGAGCGTAAGGCGTACGTAACCGAGGTTCAAACGTATCTGCGGCAGACTCTCAGGTTCTTCCACCAGTGGAATGATGGGCATTTTGTTTGAGTCGAATTTGTATGAGACATGGAACTTGATCTTGCCTCGATGTTCGGAAGTCTGAAACTCAGCAACGAAGCCCCACCGTTGGAAGAAGCGGCGCAGGGAAGTCTCCAGTTTCGGAATGGCTTCGCGTGCTAGCTCTGCGGCTGATGCATGTTCGGTTTCAAACTTTAAGACGGACGACGTAATCGTTGCCTTGCGGTGTGGTTTCTTCTGCCAACGCCTGCCCAATTCATCGAGATACGGATTGAGTAGCGCTTCGTTGAAGTCTATTGCCTTGGCACGCAGCTTGCGCGACTTCAGCAGCATCAGTAGTGTGGGCATCATGTTCTCATGAACACGGGTCAATGGTGCATCAGCCGCTTTCATAAGCTTATAGGTCTCTGCGTCGACCGGCATATACCACGCTTTGATCTTGGTGAATGTGCAGATTTTATTATTGGATGTTGAGTTGTTCATTACTCGGGCCTCATTTAGATTTGCCGCCTCTGTCTAGGAAGTCGTAGAACTGAGACTTAAAAGCCTGGGATTGCGCGCCGACATATTTCATCAAACGCGCCTCTTTTTTAGCGTGACGTTTATCACGCGCTTCAATCACCTGCTGAGCATACGATAGTGCTTCGCCTACTATGACCAGGCGAACTTCAGACGCTGGGCATTCTGTGTTTCCTTTACTGTAGTGGCAATCTCGGTTGTCTACCTTACCGATCTCCACCAAATGCTTGCATGTCAAACACTTCTCAGAATACAGAGCAAAGTATTCTAGTCGTTTAGTAGCCAAAATTCGCACCTCACAAATGAAGAGAGGAGGCCCTGCTAGATGGCCTCCTCCCTTGGTTACTTAGATGTCGAACTCTTCGTCGCCGTCTTCGGACTCGCCGTCGTCGTCTTCGTCGTCCTCATCGTCTTCTTCCTCTTCCTCTTCGTCCTCGTCTTTCTTGGACTTTTTGCCTTTCTTGCCTTTGGCAGCTTTCTTGCCCTTCTTGCCTTTCTTCTGCTTTTCCTCCTCTTCCTCTTCTTCGTCGTCTTCCTCCTCGTCGTCTTCGTCGTCCTCTTCTTCCTCTTCGTCGTCGTCTTCGGACTCTTCTTCGCCGTCCTCGTCTTCCTCTTCGTCGTCCTCATCGACTTCCAGGTCGTCATCGTCGCCGTCTTCGTCGTCGCTGTCTGCGGCGGCTACGGGTTGACCGTCAGCCGAGATGAACACGCGACTCTGATCGAAGGCGACCACGTTTTGCTCGTCGTCCAGCACGTAGCAAGTGATGCCCTTTTTCTCGGTCATGTCGGCGATGCCGCCGAGGTTGATGATGACGTTGTGGTAGATCGTCAGACCGACGACAGCGATGACGCTGGCGCGTGGAATGATCCGGCCGTTGACTTCGTAGTGCGTTGCCGAGACTTTGACATCCTTGGTCGATGCGGCAGTCGTTGCAGCGGTGATGCTCAGGAACAGATTGCCGTTGCTTGCGGCTGGCGCTTCAGGAGCCTTGGCTTTCTTGCCTTTGGCGGCTTTGTCTTTCTTGCCCTTGCCTTTTTTCTTCGCTGCCTTCGCTTCGGCCGCCGCAGCCTGCGCTTTCAGCTCTTTCTTGCTCAGCTTCGGAGCCTTGTCCTTGGCTTTCTTTTTGGTGTCTTTGGCTTTCGACTTCGATTTTTTGATAGGCATTTCAGTTTCCTTGATATGAGATTTAACTACGAACCCGGGTTAGTACACTACCATTTACTACACCTTCAAATATTTTCCTGTCCAGCCTTTATGATGTGCTGCTTTCCCCATACAAACACGGGACATAGCTGACATCGTTAGATCATTTGCCGTACAAAACTCATTAAGATTTATTCCGCGGTAATAAACACCGGAAGGTGACTTAACCTTAAATGATTTACTTCTCTTTACTGCTGATCGATTCAGATACTCGTGAGTCTGTTTAGTTCTACCAGATAATGCGTCAGCGCGATTAGCTATATAGCTATGTGTCTCTGCTGATCTTCCCTTTTGTTTAGTGGAACTAGCTTGAGTTCCGCCATTTAAGCATGACTCCCTTCTGTTTTGAACCACTGTAATAAATCTACAGTTTGCTTTTGTATAGTTACCTTTGTCGCCAAACCTCCCTAGATTATATTGATGTTTTCGTATCCCTATTTCATCAGGATTTTTAATTCCCGCTGATACTGCCTTTTTAAGGTACTGAGCAAAACTAAGATGACAAGATAATCCACGTCTCTTTGAGCTATTACGGAGGCGTATCCATTTTAAGTACCATACGTCAGTATGATCTTTATTTAAACCTGCCTCGGAAACAGCGATAAGTTGTTCGGCTCTGACCATTATTGGAAGACTCAAAAGCACCTCCTTTTATGGTTGAGAGTTTTCGACACTCACAAACGTCCCTGCAACCTTAATTTACTACCCTGCAAAAACTTGGTGGACCTCCCGTGAGTCGAACACGGCACCAACGGATTATGAGTCCGCTGCTCTAACCAAGCATGAGCTAGAGGTCCATAAACTGCACACTACTTATTTACTAGGCGAGAGTGGGAGAATCGAACTACCTTCTATACATCGGATTGCTGCTAGCGGTGACTCGGTCTTTATTGCCGCGCTCGACGAGCTGCAGGCCGGCGGATCGTATCGGTGCAAGACTTATGCTGCCGTAGTATCGCTTTATCCAATAAGCTAACTCTCATGACTTATTTACTAGGCACGGTTTACGGAGGTAAAGAAAAAGACGTATCGTTTGCTTCTTGATCCGTATTTACTACCTTCGGTTCCTTCGCCTTTTGTTTGGCGACGATTCGCTGCGCCTCCATGTAAACCTGAGCCAGTTCCCAATTCATTCTGAGCAGGCGAATGGTCATGAACTCAGGTACGGTGACAAGTACAGAGTACGGCAGAACCTCGTCGTTCTGCGGCCACGGGCACATGAGCTTGCCGACGATTCGCGTGTTGTACAGGTATTCGACGACACTGCGTTCCAAATCAACGCCGTCGAATTCGTACTCTGGAAACTCGGAGATAGTGTACTTACCCTCAGGGGTACGCAGCGCCTGATAGCGAAGTTCCAGTTTGTGCTGAATCGGACGCTCGAAGGCGTTCAGGATCGATGCATAGGTGCCACGCAGATTAGGCCAATATGCTGATCTGATCAGTGCCCCAGGCCCGTACACGTTGCCTGCGGCGAACCGCGCATCGAGTGACTTGGACAGTGCTGGGTCAATTTCGCCACGCACGAACTCCCGAGGAGTCGAAGTGTGGCTCATGCTTTGATTATTATTCATCGTCTTCTGCCTCTTTCTTGACCTTGGTGCCGCGCACCCGCTTTGGCGGCATCAGAACGTTCTTGAACGCCGCTGGCAGGATGCGGCTGGCCTTGCGAATCTTGCGGTACTCAGGGTCTTTCTTGTCCATCTCAACAGCCTTGACGCGGCCAGTTTTCTTGGACTTCTCGGCGACCGAGATCGTTTTGATCGCAACCGAGATCGAATCGTCGGCCGATTTCTTGTTGACGCGCATCAGGATTTTGTACGTCTTGTTCGCTGGCAGACGTTTGGTGACGTTGGTCACGAATGTCGTCATCGACAGGCGGCTCAGGATGCCCAGTAGCGTTGCTGGATCGTAGGAGCCGAGGTCTGCTTTCTTCTTGTCGTCAGCCTGCGGATCGTAGCGACCTTGGTAGCGAGTCGCCTTGATTGCGTTCGACAGCAGACCGTCCTTGTCGGTCTTGATGAGAACCTCGAGGAAGTGTGGCTTGAAGTCTTCCGGTGCTTTGAAGATCGGCAGCGCGTTTTTCTTTTTGGATTTGGCCTTGCCTTTGCCGGATGCGCGAGCGAGACGCGCCTTCTCCAGTGGAGTCAGGTCTTTGCCGTCAGCCTTCTTCTTGCTGATTGCTTTCTCGATTGGAATCACCTTGGCTTTCTTCTTGGTGTCCTTCGATTTGGATGCTTTCGTTTCTTTCTTTTGTGCCTTGGCCATGATTGTTCCTTAGGTAGTTGAGTTCGTTCATCAAAGTTTGAATCTGAGACAATAGAATTGAGCGCATAGAATCTTGCGCACGATCCGGCCAGCCAGCTATGTGATACTGTACGACACGGTACTGCGGTGAAGCGCGCATGCCTGCCATCTGAACCTGCGTTCTATTTAATTGGGTAGACGCGAATTCTACCCCCTCGTCCGTTGACTGCCAGAAGAGGTTACGCTTCTTTGACAGCAAAAGATAAAGTTCGGTGATGCGCTGTAAATCGTATGCAGCGTAAGCCTCCTTCAGTTCTTGAAAGTCTTCCAAATCCCCGCCACGGTCTGGGTGACAGATCATAGCACACTTGCGATAAGCCTTTTTCAGTATCTCCCCAATAGCGACTTTCTGTTGTTCGCTAAGACCCTGCGCGGCATCCAAACCTATCGCATTGCAATCAGCTACCGACATTGGTTCAGTGACTGGCGTACCGCGTGTGAGCAAACGTATCTCAAGTTGAAGCTCGGTCTTCTTATCGATCAAGTCAGGGAACCGTTTCTGGTACATCGTCAGCAATGTATTTAATTGATCGATTAGTTTCCGCACCTTGGGCTTCTCAGTGCGGAAACTCGTCATCAGTATGCTATGTAGCCAGAGATTCGCTATGTCGATGCGAGCCTCCGTGTAGAGAACCAGATCGTTCATATCAGATCAGCGTAGCAGCCGGCCCGCGATGGAATGACGGAGGTCACGCGGAATTGCGAATGCATCACCTCCGGTTCATTGTTAAAGAACACGTACATGCCAGCCTGGTTCTGCGGTACCTGTTTCCATTCGCCGGCGATGAAACGAATCTTTGTCATCGCCGTCGATGCTCTGCCAGGCTGTGCTTCGTCCTGCCTGATATAAGCCATGTTGCAGTCAATCAGTTGACCAATTTCTGGTACAACTTGCGTATCTTTGTATCGTCGGACGGCCGCAGCCAGTTCGGTGTGGTTGTTCATAGAGTTCATGCAGCCTCCTAGTGAGCGAATTTGGCGGCCAAGCGCTGGAGCATGTGCGGTTCCGCCGGCTTGGGTGGTTGTTGGTTCTTGAGGTACACGCGATCTTCCGGCGAATGGAACGTCGAGAAGGCCACGAGTTTAGTGTTGTGGATGACCTGCGGTATAAGAGCCTTGATTGCGGCCACTGTAGCCTCTTCTTTGTCGCGCAGGAAGCGGTGGATGACGGTACAGACAAAGCGGATGTTTTCAACCGCCTTATAAGAATTGTCGATTACTGCGCGGTACCAGCCCCGGCCGCGAACTACGATGTATGCACCGTAAGGGAACCGGATCGTATCGCCTTTCGTGTGCATGTAGGCATGCAGTTCTTTGTACTCGGCGGCCGTCATACGGATGGTGGCGTGAACGGTGTCGGCATCGCCTGCATTGCGCATGGTGCATTTCATGATTTTTCCTTTACATAGGGAATGGGATAATACGTTACGTATTTACTAGGCTGTAAATACCTCAGTGAAACATATTATGATAGTTTGCGTATAGGCTCAGTAGCAAGGCGGAGGCGCTACACACGGTGCGGCAAACCTCCATCAAAGTCTTGGTTCTAGCCGCTTTTTGCTTCTTAATCTTTTTCTCTTCTTTGGTCATGATTATTCCTCATAAACAAAATCAACACTGATCGTATTCCAGGTGGATTTTACGTATGGCGTTTTATTGCGCAGTAATTTCAGAACCTTTGCTTGGTCCAAAATCATGCGTGAGTTGTGCCTTATTTTCACGATCTTGCGGTACTTTACGCCGTCGTATTCAAACGATTTACCTTTGGACACACGCAGCAGATAGCGGCACAATGCGTCTTTCTCTTCTTCCAAGGCCGCGAGTTCCGCCTTCTTTACAGAGAGCACCTGCTGAATCTCATGCAGGCGATCTGCATACTCTGCAGGTTTGACTGCCGATACAAAACGATTTTTCATCACAACCTCCTAATCAAAGTTATCTTCTCGCACGAGGTCGTACCGCTTAGGCTTACCACCAGAAACAGGAGCGTCACGTGGGTCATCGCTAATCAGATCGACTACATAAATCTTATGTGATGCGTTGTACGGTAGGCTCAACGCCGTTTGAATGCGTGCCAGCAGTTTGGGTGAAACCTGCATAGTATGCACTAACTCAAGTTCGCTGATAAGTCCATCGGTGTACTGCTTTACTAAGTCTTTGATGTTCATGGTATTCCTTTACATAGGGAAATAAAATTTATGTAACTAGTTCCGTCAGCCTCGTTCAGGCGACTTTTGCCTACAAATAGTAGTCTTCACCTTGCGATTCACTACGTTCTGAAGTAAGAATCTTAGTCAGGCGTGCGAGCAACGCGGCTTGTTCATCCGCCGAATGCGTGAATTGCGTGCTATGCGCCAACCTTGTAATGGTTGTGGTGAACTGCGCTTTGCTCATACCATCAGCATTGTTATTTATAATGCTCATGAGTTGCTTGCCACTGATTTCGAGACAGAGGTATGCCATTTTGGTTTCCTTTACATAGGGAAAGTGACGGGGCCGAAGCCCCAGGTTTAGTTAATCGTCCCAGTCGTCGCAGTCGTTATCGCCGTCAAGCCACCCTATTGGCTTTTTGACTGTACCCCAAGCGGCCACGACTTGACTGCACAGCGGACGGTTATGTTTGCGGCTGCTAGAGTTGATCGGATCAAAACAGTCAAGCGGAACGTCGCCGAGTTCGTCACGCGATAGATGACACAGCAAGAGTACCAAAGTATCAGGGCCATCAGGCCACGCGATTTGAATCCACGTGCCAGCTTTCAGCATAGAGATTTTTCGCTTCGTCAGGCGCTTGGCCTTCGCGGCTTTGCGCTCAGCCTCTGCGCGCTCATATTCAGATTTGACAAGGTGAGCGAATTCTTTCGGAACTACTATACCAGTGGGCGTAAATTTACGCATTGCCGCAACAGACAAGTAGCTTTCGATCTTACGCTGGCCGGCCAACATGCCGTCCATCCAAGTATTGAGAGCAGGCTGTCTCTCCAGCTCCTCCCATTCTGGGACATGGCAGACACTAGCCACTGTACCGTCTGGTAGAATACAGCATACGTGATTCATATCACGCTGCACCCACAGTGCTAAGACTTTGATTTTCATGTTAGTTCCTAGATCGAAATTACTTCAAGTGGTTTGATACAGTGAGGGTGTAGTCATTTCACTTCCCCTTGGCCGCTCTGAAACCCATGATACCTGCACATAATGCTAAATAATTCCGGTGATGCATGGCATCCTTAGCTAAACTATTGCGCTTGCGTGTTGGCAGTTCTTTCCAACCCTCACCATATTCCCTCTCCGCCGTTTCATAGTCGATAACCTGCGGTTTTGGAGTTTCTTCTCTGGCCTGTGGTTTTTCTGCTGCTACTTTTTTACTCATTTGAGGCTCCTTTACATAGGGAGATTTATCGGGTATTACGCTTCTATTATAACACGATTTCATGCTGAATTGAAATAATGTCGTAAAAACACTACATTTGCTTAATTTTTAAGCATCTGGCACCTTGTGGTGCAAACAATGGTATAAACGATTTATACGATTTGCTGGTCTTCGGTTATGCGTTGAAGTTCATAAGGACCTGGCGATAGCATACCGACGTAGGCAGTTTTGAAGCGGAAGCCGCCGACTATTTTCCAGTAGTGCGTAGCCGGTCCCTCATTGCGATGAGGTTTACGCTCAAACGCATGCACCGATCCGTCGCCGTCTGCTGCAATGTATAGAGCCCAGTCTGGGCAGGTGAAAGATACGCCTTCGTATGTGACTGTCATTCGTCGTCCTCTTCGGCTTCATCGGTTTCTTGTTCCTGCTCTTGAACAGGTTCATTCACGATCTTAAGGTAGTCCATCATCTCACTCAACGCAAACGAAGGCAGGGCCGACCACAGGAACCGCTTGGTAGCAAACTCAGCTACCGGAATACGCCACACATAATCTGGATCGATATTACCGACAGTGACGTAGTGGATTTGTTCTGCCTGTTCCATTGGAACGTTGTAGCCGCCCAGTGTGCTGTAGGTCACGAAGTGACGCGGTACCCGACCAAAGAAATGACAGACGTTGACCGGTTCGCATGCTGGCTGCCAGATAATTACTGGTACGTTCAGTGGTACTTGCTGCTCGGTGTTCTTGCGCAAGCGCAGGTTTAGGGTAATCATCGATCTGTCCTTGTAGAGATGAGGTAGGTTAGAAATCATCAGTCTCTCCTGAAAATACTAAGTAGGTGATACATACCGAAGCCTTGACATTTGTGCTGATTAGCAAGGCGGCGCTGTTCGCTGCGTGCTGCTTCCCAGTCGTAGTGAACAAAAGGAGTTTCGGAGAACTGAGGGTTCCAGTCAACCATCCGGGCGATAATGAAATGTCGTTTACCGTCAATCGGTTGGTCACCACTGACCACCGTCAACTCATCGCGCTCTGCCGCAGTCTGAATCATGCACGCCTCAAGCTGAGGCGTAGAACAGCCCATATGCCGGTACATAGCAATCTCGGCAGTACATTTCCTGCCGATATCTGGATACTGCTTTATCACATCAATGATTGTACCAATTGGTATTTCCATATTACCTCCTCATTTTGGCCACTTCCTGCGCGGCTTCTTCGTTAAAGATCGGCTGCAGGCAGCTTTTGTGGAGAACCGCCACGCCGATTACTTTGTTGCCAGAATACTGCTTGGCTTCTGGTAAAGCGGTACTACCTTTACCGCTGTCTAACGACTTGAATGCCCGACTATCACGCTCCGGTGGAATGAACAGCGTGGGCATCTTGCGGCGTACTGTAGAGCCTTTGACCGACTTCGCTATGGCACCTCGCTCAAGAGGCTTAGCTTGAGCTACCTTCAGCGCCTCCCACGCAGCTACCAACTCACGTTTCTGTGCGTTCAGCTTCGTCTTTTTCATGACACACCTTGAAGAAAGAATTTTCTTTATAACTACCGTCAGCGCGGCATTGCGTGAAGCCGCGACGCTCATAGATACCGAAATGTTCTTCTGTTATCACGCCTTCCACAAAGAGCGTGCGCTCGGTGATCTTGGCGAGTAGTTCCAAATGCGATAGTAGGGTCGCATACACGCCCTGCATACGATATTCCTCTGCTACCGATACGTTGGCCAAGTCGATGCACGTATGCGACTCACCGCGTATCGAATGCTTGGACTTGCGTAGGTAAACCTTCAGACCACAGGCGCAATCGAACCACTGGTTGCGCGTGAATACTTCATCTGGATTGCTGAGAAACCAATCGTTGATTTTAGCGAAGCCATATTTTCGGTAAACATTGGAGTACGCAACAGCACGGACAATCTCTTCCGTGCTGAGTGTGGCATCTATGCTTCTTGCGTATAGACCTGCTCTGACCAAATCCTGCCATGGAATGGCCGATGCGTATATAGCGGTATTGGCTTTATCGAGTGCTGCGCATGCATAGCATAGTCGCGGATGTACTTGTGTTCATTCATCTTCAGCCTCCAGTAGTTTATGCGAACGTTCTTCCACTCGCTTTTGAAAAGCAGCCTCGTCTTCCTCTTTAAGCTGTTGGGTGACACGCCTGGTAAAAGCTTTTTCGACCGCATGAAACACAGCAGCAATAGCAAACCAGTCGCCGGTGAAAATATAGGTCTCACGCTTCTTTGTAGGGTGGCCGACGTAGCTATCACCATTCCACACAGTCATGTGAACCCGAGCTTGTTTGTCTATGCTCAATTCGATACAACCGTCGTAAGTTAATGTGGCATCTTTATGCTCATATGCGATATGATGCCACCGCGAATGGTGTACAGTCTCAACCAGTTCCAAAACTTTGAGATCAAAGAGCTTGCGAATTGCTGCTACATCAGACCAACTCGCCTTGGTATCGATCCTGCAATAATTTGGGACTGCTGCTAGCACCTCGTGCATGCGTTGTACGTTCATTTTACCTCCCTGAATGTAATGAGACCAGACACCGAGTGAGTGTCTGGTCTGTGGTTTATACAGCCTGCGGGTAAGAAAGCGACATCAATTCATTCGCCGGCAAAAGTCCAGATGCTTGGCCGTTCGGGAAGTCACAGCGATAAAACACGCCGTCCACCGTCCAGATGCATTCCCGCACAACGACGGTAAGGTTTTCAGCCAACCTGTAACCCGCCTTCTCGTTTGGTTCAAAAGCGAAGGCACCACGCAGCAGGTTTTGAGTATCCATATTTTCCTCTAAAGTTTGTGTAAGCTATTTACTGCACCGTCGCCGGCTGTTGATCCAGTGCCCGCCAGAAGCCAGTGAGGTCCTCTGGCCAATTCTTGGCATTGGCATACAGAGCGTGATCGTTGTGACCCTTGCTTTCCTCGATCATCAACGTAACCCGCGGATGAGAGAAAGATTTGACTGCGCATTCAAAACGCGCCAGCGATTGGCTTGAGAATTCGCAGATGAAACGTTTGGACATTTTATGCTCCTTGCAGTTGGTTAGGGAAAGATGCACCACGGTAAAATTCAGCTATTTTTGCAACCAGCTGTGGTTGTGTAAAGCGTGACCAGAAGATGTCTTTGCATTTCCTCTGCATCATCTTCCTGTCCTCCATGTGTTGATTGGAGCCACAGAAAGTTTTGATTGGTGCCCAATTGATTTCCAAGAAATGGAAAGGACCAGTGTCCAGATGATTACGGGCATATTTGATGAAGTGTAGTGGGCTGGTCATCAAGGCCTCAGCCGATATATTATGGGGACCAATGTGCGCTTGTATCATGGACCAGTACCAGACACCGCGCAGCACATCGGATTTGATCGTCCTGAAGCCAGCGAACAGAGGATTGTATGTGCATCCGACCTTCGACAAGAGGATACCTGTCTTGGTCTCTGGCTTGGTTCCCATCTTCCAAGCTGCATCAAGCTTGAAAGTCCAGTAGCGATATGTGTTGGTAGCGGTCACCAACTCGTGATGCTCCGCTACCAAAACGAATTGCCGATCAGGCAAGTAGAAAGACAAATGAACTGCACGGGCTTCAACTTCAGAAATACAGTACGGCACATCGGCAGATGAGACTGCAACCTGCGAAAGCAGATGCAGACCACCTTTGTAAGCGTGGCTAATGATATCGTCGTAATACTGTTGGGCCGTGAAGTTCATTTACTTTCCTTTGTAGAAGGTTATTACATCGCGGATGGTCACGCTACCCAGGCTGATGACACAAGGGTAGCCGAACATGAGTTCAAGTGCGTCGAAGGCCAACTTCAATTCGTCGAGTTTGAGACCAAGACCAACAAGTTTGCAATCGATGGTTACGTTGCTGGGGTCGTCGAGCAGGTCAGTGAAAATCTCCAGAATGCGTGAGTCAATGGATTGTTTGCGCATGTTGCCCTTTCAGTTAAACGCCGTCAGGCCTAGATAATATTGTTTCAGAGTCGCACGGTTCAGCATTAACGGTGCTTTGTCGTCATAATTTAGGCGCTCAGCCCATACCTGACAGCGCTCTGATTCTAACTCACAGCGAAGTTGTTTAGCTTTCTCTTCGATCAACGAATACCGAAGTTGATCCTCGGCCAGTCCCGTGCGCAATTGAGAACTCAGTTGATCGTTATCCGTGGTTACCTCTGATGTAACCACATCGCCTCCACGCTGTCGCCATCCATTGAAAAATAAATACCACAAGTTACCTTCGGTATCCGCGCAGATAGTGACAACACGCTTTGGCTCTTCTGCTAAAGTCTTATTGGTAAGGTGTAGCATATTACCTCCCGAAAAATGGAACGATTTGTTTGATGACTGCGCATTCATAGTCTTGATGACCCAGACGCTGAACTAACTCGCCGCCATGCAAGAGGCAGTCTGTCTTGAGATTGTGGTCGACTGCTACTTGTTTGCTCGGTGTCATAAATACCGTGACGAGGAATATTATGGCAACCGCGGCTAGAATGGCGTTCATTTCTCCATCCTTTTGAATTGCTCTTGGAACCGCAGATGCATGCGGATCAATTGATAGACGATGATCGTGGCGAGCAGAGTCATCACGATAGCGAATGCCAGGAAATACAGATGGGCCACATCATGGTCCTTTCTGTATGTCAGGATTTGCACAGAGAGCAGGCAGCCGATGCCGAAGCTACCCAGCAAGACTGCGATTATAGGTACAATATACTTTTTCATTTCAACCTCACTGTAAATATTTGGGGATTTCGTTAGCGATGATCTGCTGGGCGATTTTGTATTGCAAGACAACCAGCTTAGTCTTTGAGGGCTGCGGTATATCGGAGGCCAAGGCCGTGCGTATATTTGCCAAGACCACCGTCGCAGCCGACGGGCCTTTACGTTTGATGTTCATCGTTTGGCCCGTCAGTATCGCTTATCTCCATAAGCTGATCGAAGGCTTTCTTGATGTCGGCCCGTCGTTCGGCTTTGGCGATTTCGTTGTTTGCACACCACCACGCGACACCAGCGATCAACCCGATGGTTACGCCGTCGTATAGTATAGTAATACGCGCGTCGGCCATATCGCTAACGACGAGGTGCGCTATGACAGCAGCAATTACTATCACAGCTATCAGTAGCTTTTTCATGGTCGCACCTCGTCGGTGGGTCGATATTTGCCGAGGTACACATGAGGTTCGCAAGAGATCATTGCAATCTCTGCGAGACCGTAGTGAGTCAGCACTTCAGCAGTCCGGTATTGCACGCCATTCCGTGCGCAGACTTTCACACCACGCAGGCTATCTTGCGCTGCACCGAATAGCTTGACCTCAGTGCGGTATGCTCGATCCGCTTCGATCAGACGCTTGAGCAAGGCGATTTGTACTTTGGTCATTTGTTGCTCCTAAGTTGATACTGATTAATGTGCAGGTATTTATTTCTTACGTTTGAACCAAGCGCGGACTTCAATGAAGACCACACCGGTCAACAGCGAAGACAACAGAGCCCATTTCGACAGGCCCTTCTCTATCACGCCGAAGGCTTCAAGCAACATAACTGTTGAACTAAAAATTATGCAGAGTAGCATAATGGTTTTTGGTTGGTTCATTTCCAGCTCCTGTGCTTGGTGAGATGCGCGTGCATCATGCCGAAGACCGTATGTGCGTAAGTATCGCGGCCCTTGATCTTCTTGCGAGCCGCCTGCACATGATCGATCAACTCAGTTTCTTTGCGAGTGAGTGCAGCGACTGCCCAGGCGTAAATACTACCTGGCCATTCCGGCCGCACATCATCGTAGAACAGCGTCAGCAGGCGATACAGGTCGGCGGCTTCCACATTTTCTTGCTGAGCGATTTTGGGATTGGGCGTAAGACTGTTACGGAAGGCAGCCACGTGGTCCATGAAAGTCAGTAGCTCGATATTCAAGCCGGAAGTAAATCCCAGCTTGAACCTTAGCATCTGATCGATGCGGACTTGCGACTCAGCAGTCTTGTACAGTGTGTCGCCCAAATAGAGCCGAACTGCGGCATCGAATGCCTTCGCTTGCGACTCCAAGCAATCTTGCGGACGGTACGTCAACGTTATCCACGAGGTGTAGTCAAAATCGGCGAATTTGTTATTGGTCGCATCGTTGAATGCGACGACGATAGGATTTGCGTTCATTTCGTCACCTCATCTTTCGGGTTGTTGTTGGTATCCAGGTCCTTGAGGATATCCGCCTGTGCCTCCGGCGTGAGGACCTTGCGCAGTTCGCCCATGCTCATTTTGGCAAGACGATGTTGAATGCGATGGTAGACCAACATATCTGTCTCGAACTTAGATAGTTCATCGGCTCGGGTTGAGGCGGCATCGATGCTTTGCTCCATCAGAGTAGTACCGATTTTGAAGACCTCGTTGATCTCTCCTAGGAGACGTATTTCCTTTACCGCACTGCTGATCTGCGTGAACAAATTTCGCAAGCATTGGCGACGGTAGCTATGAGCCTGACGAGCCACGAACTCCAGGCTCTCTTGGAGAATTTTGTCTTGCGCTATGCCCTTTTGTTGCTGTTCCTCGCCGACCTTGACCACGATGTCGATTTCAGGAATCGAACCATAGACATTATGGAGACGGCTGAAAACATACGCGCCGTTGACGCGCTCGATATCGTAGTAGTTGACCTCAACTACCTTCGGTTCCGAAAGCACGCTGTCTCCCAGCATGCCGACCTCGGCTTCAACTTTGCGATCAGCCAGAACTTGCAGCACTGTACCGTGGCCACGTTGTTCATGCTCTGGGTTGAAAACGATGAGGTCACCGGCTTTGATGTTTGCGAGTAAGTGGTTCATTTTGTTCTCCAGTTAGAAAGGGTCAGTCATGTAATCAGATTCGAGGTCACACTCATAGAAGCCGAAACCTCGGTTGCAGATGCCCATGCATTCGTCCATGTAGTCCATCTCCGCGCCGTATTCACGCGCGGCAGAGATGATACTCGGGTGCAGCCCGTCAAGAATTTCTTGCACGAAGGCTTCGGCTTGTTTCTTCGTTGTGAAGTAGCCGCCGTAGGTTCCGTTGAGAAGCTGCCCCAGACTCTTTGGACCGGGCCAGTCCTCGTGGTGCGTGCGCTTCCCCTTGAAGTACTGAGCGTCGGCATAGGCCTCAATCCGCTCCGTATATGGTGTGACAAACCGGTTGACGTGAACGTGGACCATCACACGCCAGATCATTTGACCCGACCGCAAGTTGCGGGCTTTTTCGTAAGAGATACGCATCCTATGCTCCTTCGGATTGGTCGTAGATTTCAGCAAATCTGTCGCACTCGGAATTCTCCCAGTCGCGATCTGCGGCTATGGCGTCTTCTGTGTCTTGCCGACGTTGCTCATGCTTGTGGTTGAGCAGGCATTTATTTACCAATTGCCTGATTGCTTTGCGCAGTTGTTTCTTTTTGAAGATGCAGCTTGTGCGATGCCACTCATCTTGCGGCGCGCTAAATGCGGCTTGCATAATGCCGCGCTCATACAGCGCAGCGATAAGCCGATCCATGCTCAGTTGTTGGTCGTCAGTCAGATATTCTGACGCGATTGCATAACACAGACCACGTGGTACGTAAGTACCGTAATGATTCTTATGTTTGACGAGGTGTTCTTGCGAGTAGTTTGTCCAGAATTTTCTGAGGATTGACTGTGTGCATCGATTAAGGTGGCGATGCCGGGACCTCGTTTCGTTATCTCCGCTACGTGGTCTATGTTGCAGGTGAAAAACTCGGTGACGGTACCGGGGGTATCCGTATCAATGCAATAGCTGTTAGGACCATTGCGGCTCACACCTGTGACCGTTACAGTGAATGGTGGTTTAACTTGCTGACCGTGGTCAAGATGAATGACACAAGTAGTACCCACAGGGAAATGACCCCAGCCAAATTTGGTAATAGACATGGTGACTCCTTTTAGTTGAGTGGATCGAGGCTTGGATCGTAGAACGCCGTATCTGGCGCGCGGCGATCTTCGGGAATTTGATCGTAGGTGACGATCTGCATTTCTGCATCTAGATTAGCGGTGTGCGCACCGTAGTACAGCACGGGCGTAGCGCGCTGGATTTCAGCAAGACTCAGCTTGCGTTGCAAGTAAGCCGCGTACTGATCGCCGGTAATCTGCGCTGCTACAAAGTAGTTGACAACCGGCGATCCCCAATCAATGTCCACCCACGTTTGTATGTAGTGCGCGCCCTGGTAGCTGAATACTTCTATCGATATTCCTTCGCAGTACAGCACCGTGCGAATGTGTTTTTGTTCTGAGAACTTCATGGTATCTCCTTTTGTGCGTAATAGTAGCGGTGTGGACCACTGACGGTGATCGTGTTCGGTTTAGTTTGCCGACGACGATCCAACTCGCGTTTATGCTCGCGTGCTGCGTGCCGCGACGCAAAGATGAATATGTGCGCGTCACCGTTTTCTGGATCATCGTAATTGCCGTTGACGGTGTCAAACAGAATCCAAACGCCGCGTTTGTCTTCGTGTTCGTAGTTGGTAAAACGAGTAGCCACAACCAACTGTGCAATGTCTTTTGTTTTGCTGGTGAGTCCAGTTCTGGACAAAAACTCTTTCAGACCCTCGCGCTTGAAATATGCACGGTTGATTTGGCACGGTACTGGATCGTAATCAACGGATACATCATAGTTGATCGACAGCGACCGCAAGATATAAATCAGATCGAGGTGTTTCATTTCTTCCCCTTGACTAAGCGTGATGACGGCGGATTGAGCAGATCGCGGTTCTGGTTCCAGAAGTGGATGGACCGCACGCTGTAGAATCCGTTCTCGTGGGAACGGGGAACCAGGTAGTAGCGCGTGGACCTGTACTTGTTCAGTCCGATACCACGCAATTTGGTATAGGGAATCTGCCCAGCATCATTGCGTTGAATACGCGCACTCCGTTTCTTTATCATATTCCCTCACCATTATAGATAGTGATACCGAAGCTAGTGTCATTGCGAGTCGTCGCAACGATACTACCGAAGCCTGGTACCAAGAATTCATAATACTTCAGCCTGTTGCCAGGGTTGCATGACAAATCTGGCAGCCCGAAACTCTTAAAGATTTTTAACCACATCCGCATGTGTGGTAGACACGTTCACGGTATTAGGTTTCCTCCACCGCTGTTTCGTGGCAATGCCGAATTGCGCGAAGTATGCAACAGCGCTCGGAATCGTGTTGGCCTCCTTGGAATCCGCGAGGATACCGAATTCGCGAGCCGTGATCTTAACGATCTTGGTGCCTTGAAGTTGAACGCAGACGATACGATCAGTGTCCCAATCGTTGGAAGTTACTTGCGTGGCGAATAACCACGTGTTGTCTACATACAGCACAGTAAGCGGCAATGAGAAATCCTTACCGTCTTTTTCTGCAAAATTCTGGTTGAACCATTTCAGGGCCTGGTTCGTTGCTTTAGCTGTGTTCATGATTTGCTCCGAGAGTGGATGCTGATTATTAGTGAATGCTAAGATTATGCTGCGTATGCTCTTACCGTACCGTCCGGCCATGCGTGGTACTCTTTGCTATCAATTAGTTTGATAGGGTCTTCATTAAACATAAAGCAGGCATGTGTAAAAAATTCCAATGACGGATAGAAGCGTTCCATTTGGTTCTTCGATTGAATGCAAAAAGAGCGGCTCAATTGAGCCGCTCTGGTTTACTGCACATTGCTTATTCGTCGAAGTCGATTGCGACACCGGCCAGTGTCACGCTGCTGACATCGCCGACTTTCAGCGTGATCGTGCCGCCGCCGAGGGACTTCGGCATCGTGAACACCGTGGTGTTGCCTTTTTCGGCGAACGATTTCGCTTGTTCTTCCAGACTCGCTGCGACAGTGCGCGGATTCGTGATGCCGCAGCGTGCTTTGTTGCCGGTCATCGTGAAGTCGAAGGTCTTGTCTTCGTTGTGACGCAGACGAGCCGAGAACTGGGCACGGATGAATTGACGGACGGTACGTTCGATGTTTGCGGTTGCCATGATATTACTCCTAGTGAGATTGAACTACGTTAGAAAACAGTGTAAATCGTTTAGATCGTTTAGATCGTTTAAATCGTTTAAATCGTTTCGATTACGTGCGGGACTTCCGCTGCAATCAGTTCGCCGAGTTTCCAGTAACTGCGGCTCAGCGTATTGTACGGCGTCGTCACAGTCATTTCGGTTCCGCACAGATCGAGTGCGAACGTGTATTCCCAGCTTGCTGTTTTTGCGAGAATCAGCCGTTGCTCGGTCGTATCAGTCAGGGGCACGATCATCTGTTGCAGAGTCAGGCCATCGACGTTGAGCAGATCAAGCATTCTGAATCGAATTTGTTTCATTTGGTTCCTTTCGTTTGTTTGCTGCTGTGCCTCCATTTTAGCATGATTTTCAGCGTGGAAGTGGTAAAAATCGTAAAGAATGTGGTAAATATCACTCTGGCAGAGCAAAATGTAGCTTTTTAGCAACATCCTGCACGTACAGAGCGTCATAGAGTCGATTTTCAGCGTGCCAGAGCATGGAAAACGCAGTAAAAACCACCTGTGGCGACGTAAAAAAGCGCTGCTTTGCGAGAGCAGCGCATGCGGTTATTTCTTTGCTTTAGTGGAGGTTGGTTTGCCTGCTTTTTCAAATGCTGCATTGACCTGAGCATTGGACCAACTTGGCTTAGCAGGCTTCGGCGTATTGGGTTGCTGGGGTTTGGCCGACGGTACGCGGCTGGTCTTAGTTTCTTTTGACATGACGAACTTCGGTTGCTTGCCCGATTCGCTGTAGTGGCCCTCGCGTCTGATGTTGGTCTGTACGCTTTGCTTTCCTGGTTCTTTCATCTTAGCGGATTTTGGTATATGTCCAGCGTCGTCAACCTGAAACATCGAGCTAAGCATACCGCGAGATACAGCTTTATTGGCCGAGACGGTCACACCAAGAGATGCCACGCTCAGCTTGCCGATGACCTCAAAGCGATCGGTAGCTAATCGACGCGATTCCGACCACCGCTTGCCAAAACTGCTGAGAGTTAAAACCATCACATTCCACTCGTCACCCGTTTTGGATGTGGTGCTACAGTGAGTGACGAAGCAGTCGAAGGTCACCTCACTATCTTGTCGGTACACACGAAGTACATCACCGACGCGAAGCGCGCGTATCTCTTTGAGATTTCGGCGAGTAGCCTGATCGTACACTTTGGACATATGAGTCTCCTAGAAAAATGGGAGACCACAAAGGGCCTCCCTGGTAATTACTTGCCGAGCGCTTTTGCGATCAGCTTGTGGGCCAGCGTCAGAGCGCGTGGCAATTCGCGTTGCAGGAACCGTAGTTCCGCTTTCTTGTAGGAAGACCGGCTCTTGAGCTGGTTGCGAACATCCATGTCGTTTTGCGTCTTCAGGCGGTCGACCCACATTTTGAACTGCGGGGTGATACCAGGTTCGACATCCTCCACGCCGTCGAGTGCGGCCTGCGCCACTGTCTTCTTGCGATTGGTATCGATGATGACCGTTTGATTACGGCCAGAACCGTCATCATCGTCGTCATCGGTGATGCCGTCCAGACGACTGATCTCTGCGCCCGAGTCAGCGATGGTACGTGGCGCACCGGCTTTGCGGATGTGTTGTTCTTGCGAACGCAGCAGCGCTTTCTCTTCTTTGGCGCCGTTCTGGCGCAACAGACGTTCGGCATCTTCCTCGGAGATCAGGCCGATCAGGTCACCGTTGACGGCGCGGCGGAACTCCGGCGAATTCAGCAGACGCAGGCGCGGAATGTCACGAGTCAATTCTTGCGGCAGCCAGGTTTTCGGCAACTTCAGCAAATCGCGCTGGTCACCGTTGTCGCGCGGCACGGCGAGAATGACCTCACCGGCAACTGCGGTGACCGATTGATCCGAGATATTGATACCCCAGATCGGGTTAGTCGAATCACGACCTTCTTTGTCGTAGGCGGAGAGTGGTATAAAGTTCATCTTGGTCCTCGTTAGGATTAGGGAAGCTCAGGGCTATTTGGATACTGCGCTTTTAACTGCCTTGAAAAGGTCAGCTTTAATTCTTGGTTCATCTGTGGGAGAAGGGCGGTCCAGCAACTTGGCCAACTCTTGAGCGGTATACGATTCTGCTTGCGGAGAATAACGACACTGACCATTCTCTGCGCGCCAGGTACAGGTTCGGATTGGACAATTTTTTACGACAAGTTGCTTGTGGATTACAACACAGAATGTACCTACACTATTTACTGCCATCATTTATCTCCAAAATGTGTAGTCCGTTAGGCAAGATGATTAGGCAGTTCTTCGCCTTCAGTCGTGCATACCGCACTGTAATCCATGTGACACCTTTGGTATTCTCTTGAGTTGTATAGGGACAGGCGATCAACATGTCAGTCGCATCCACCATATTCTTTTTGCTGGTGATGTACCCTGCTTGCGGATAGAAATGGTCGGCGTTGCAGTAAGCTCGGTGAGATGTCGCTGGTGGATGTGCCGCTATCATGAGGTAACGGTCAGCACGGCGAAAGATATGATGCGCCTGTATATCGGAACCCTCACTATCACAGTGGTGTGCTTCGGTCATCTGTAATTCTTTACATACCTTGACCAGCGTCTCTCTTTGGCACTGAGTCATGCCTCGTTGCGAACCTGCAAAACCTACTTTCATTTTCCACCACCTAATATTTGTTTGCGAAGACGCGTCGCCCTTACCTTTAAAGCTTGCGGTATCGTTTGGGCTCCTAACCACTTGTTGAAGTAGTCAGAGGATCGGATGACCAACTCATGTCCGTTCAAAAGGTCTTCGGTGAGAATAGATACCAGATCATTCTTTGTTTTGAAAACTTTGGTTACAACAATGTTCGACCACTGTGGGACCACTACGTCGGCCCCATCTTTGACGACCAACTTTATGAGGTCAGTCTCGCTACGAGGCAGAGCCTTTATGTCATCCTCAGATTCGATGACACAGTTATGCAACTTGTACTTGGGATCGAAAGGCACATGGGTAATCTCGTGGTCATCCCTACTGGTCCATTCAACATAGTGAAAGCCTTTTGGTAGAGGTTCACCGAAATTCGTTTGGTACAGAGTGCCGGTGTAGTGAGTGTTGCGGACTTTGTGTGGTGTGTGCAAGTGTCCCATCAGGACCACTGCCTGCGACTTCGATAATTCCTCACCTTCCATCTTACGACCACTGTCGGTCTTTGAGCCACGCACCTCAACGTGGCCGATGTTCAACATCTTCGGGTCAAATGCAGTAGAAGGCCACGGGCACATCTTAACCTTCGTCCGACCGATTTGAACCACCTCATCGGTCAAACAGATTTTCAAATTCTTGATACGCATTTCTTTGATGATTTCCAGCGAGTGACCTTCCGCTGAGTCACGACCAACCTTATCGTGGTTACCTGGGATCAACCAGAACTGAAGGTCAGGATAGCGACGCAGGCATCGAGCGAATGCCAACTGTGCCTCATAACTCATGCGCGGGTTCTCGCAGATATCGCCCTCAAAAACGTAATCGAGAACATCATGCTTCAATCCCCATTTCACAACCCTTGAAACCTCGCTCATGACGTATTCGTCGGGCTTCTCCACATACTTAGCGAGACCACCGCTACCGTGCTGATCTGTGAGGTGGAGGTCCCCCAAAGCAATAAGCTTAGACATTCACAAGCCCTTCTGTAATCCGTTAATGTAGGTCCGGAACTCGGTCTTCGAGATCATGGTCTTTATCTGAATGTTATTTACTACACCTGGTAGGCGCTGCATCATGTGGTAACTCACTTGTGCCACAAACATATGGGGCCGCAGCGCCGACGGGCGTTCATCTTTTTCGTAGGTCCAGAAATTCTCCCGATAGTGAACCGTACCATGGTGAATGTTGTAGACGTCTGGTTCTGCGGTTGGTTCAAATAACTGCTTGTAGAATTCCATTTCTGCCTGCAACAGGTAACCGATTGCTTCGTCGTCGGTAACGTTGCTATGCAAACGCACCACTAAATCGAGTTCTGGTATTCTCATATCATCGTTGATGTGCGTTTGTGGCACGCGACCTGGCGCCAACCGCACGAAGGTAAGATGAGGCATAATGTCAGTCCGCCCGTAACTGACTGCACCTAGTATGTAGGCTAAATTCATTTGGCCAACTCCTGAATCAAAGCGATCGCCATGCCAACAGTGTAGACTTCATTACGAACACTGCCAAGCGATGCGTAGGTTACACCGCGTACTGTGTCATACACTACCTTCAAGGCAGCTGCTCGTTCATCTTGGGACAGTGGTTCAGAGTTGACTGGTATACCAGCTGCCTTGAAAGCCTCAATTACCCGAGTAGTGGCCGCCTCCACTCGCGCAACTCGGTTCAACTCAGTGCGGCGATCTACGATCAGGTCCTCAACGACAGACAAAAACTTGGCATCCGAGATATACTCATCGTTGGCCATATTGGTAATTTGCTGCCTCAGTTTCTCGTCGCTCATAATGCCTCCAATTTCGATAACTCGCTTAGTTTCAGGCCTGTGTACAGGTGGGCTTTCAAAATCCACGGTGCGGGTATGTTGGACAACCGACGCTGTTGACTCACTCGGTAAATCGAGAGGTCCAATTCGCCCATTATTATGTGCTTCGGTTCTTGACATACTGTGGTCAGCGCGCCTAAGAAGGCGTCAACATGGTCACGGTGATAGTTAGCGGGACCATCATTTACGGTTAGCCAGTAACCGCATACTGCATCAGGTACGCGTTCGACAACATCTTCTTGTAGTGCTATTGGGTTGCACTCTTGTAGGTCCAGCGCGTAGATGTCGGCAATCGGTAGACCACTCAAGCGGTGTACCTTCAGGATTTGGGATGCAGCCATATTCTTGTTCTGGGTCCGGCACCGACTCACTACCTCCGATGTCATGCCGACTAAAGGTTTTACAGCTTTGCAGTAACCACTGCGTTTGATTTTTCTTTGATGCTTCACTACCTCAATTATTGCCAACACACCACGTTGAACCACCATGGTTTTGTCATCTAGTACAACTTTAATCAGCCTGCCATCGATGTTCTCTATTTGCATGTTCCCATCTCCGTAAGTTGAGCGATTGGTATTCCGGTATAAAGATGTGCCTTGATAATCCACGACGCTGGTACCTGAGGTTTGCCGCGAGCGTGACCCAAAACAGGATGAGTTATACCAAGGTCTCCCATCGCTTGTGTCCGACGCTGCTTGGAGGCATAGGCACATACTTCGATAAAGTTGTCGGCTGGTGTAGCCAGATCGAATACAGCCTCTACTTCCATGTGGCGGATCACATGTACTGCTTTGCCTTGTATCTGTAGGCTGAGATCGTTGGTGACCTCTCTGATCTCTGGGTCTTCCAAGTTCAGCTCGTACATTTCGCGGATTGAGATTCGCGAACCTGCTAACGCGATTACCAACAACTGAGTTGCAACCAGTGGAGTACCAGGTACACTGCGGGTGATAGTCTCGTGACGTAGACCAATCAGATGGCGTATTGGTGTACCATAACCTCTGCATGTAATATGGTGGCGTCGTTTGGTCTCCTCGATGATCGCCCGCAGGCCACGCTTGTAGCTGACCCACCCACCAGCAATGATTTCGACCTCCACCTCAGTGGGGTCATTAGTTGGTCTGGTTTTCATGTTAGTAGGCCCATGGATGATCGATATAGATCGTGTCGGTATCGAAGGCTCGAATGACTACCGGTTCTGGGAAGTCATGCGTCCAGAATAAGAACTCAGTTAAGGTTTGTACCTCTCTATCAATAATTGCACTCATCTCTGGAGTAAGGATACCGAAGCCGTGGTCGTCAGCTAGTTTGATTTTCATTGTCAACTCCAAGAAGTATTGCACGTTCGACAGAGGTCAGGTGATGATTCAGGCCATCCACCCAAAGCAAACGACCACCAGCAGTGTAATAGGATCGCCAGTACTTGATTACCTCCTTCAGTTGGTAAGACCCCAACTTTATTACCACACCTTGTAGGTGGCTTTCGCATGCCTCCAAGCAAGCTTCATGTAGATCGATGCCCTTATGTTCGTCACTGACTTCCCGCATCTTCTGGGCTAGTGCTTGGATGCTCGTTGCATCCTCTTTGGTAGGTACCCACACACGCACTTCATACCACCCCAATCTCTTCCGCAACGCACGTTGCTTGCTGACTCTTTGGTTTGCTGTCATGGCTTTCATGATTACCTCATCACCACGGTAAATTTACGACGCATTGCAAGAGTTTCTTGCACCAGCTTATCGAATTCTGCGCTATCTTTTACTGGCTTCTCAAGCAAGACACGTATATTCTCAGGCAACTCCATTTTAGCAATTACCTCTTCTTGTGCGCGAGCTTGGGCTTCGGCACCTTCTCTGATTCCCCGTTGCACGGGTGTTTCGTTCTCTATTGCCCACAACCTGTCAGCTTCTTTTATGGCTAGGTTGCCCAGATGATCTAACTTGAGTTTTTCCAACTGAGCGCTCAGGTACTCGATGAATTGTTTCGTCAGTGCGTCGTAGGTTAGACGAGGTACCCAATCACCATCTTCCGCTGCTACCAGTTGCCCATCAATTAATTTATGGTATGTCATTTTACCACCACTAGAAGTTCAAACCAAATGTGGGTACCGGTCTTGATGACATCCAGATACACTACCTTCATCGGCCACGGCGAGCATCTTACCATTGTGGCAACGGCGTCATCAACATCTATGGACTCTGGCTCGTAGTAACCATCGACGGTAATATGATGGGGTTCCACACCCAACGGTGATACCGTGCGAGTCGTAACACCACCTAAGCTACCCAATTCATCTGGGTATGACATGATACCTTCGGTCGGCCACGATAGGGCAATATACTGGCTGATGGCGTTGTGCTTCAATACTTCTGGACTTAATTCACACATGTCTATCTCCTAGAGAAGGTTGTCTATAACAGGACTTATGTAGTCCAAGAATTTTTCTATCTTTGCTCTATTTACTTTCGCGTCGCCACGCAGTACCTCAACTGGATTCTGGTTGAATAATGCGGCCTGAACTATAGCAATGTCAGGCCTACTACGCGGCATGTAATCGCAAAGTGTTTGCCACTCAACCATCTCTCGTTTGAATACTTTTTGAATCTTGGGTAAGATTTCAAGTTCATGAAGTGCTTGCTCTACATCAGCAGCGTTACGGGCCTTTAACCACATATGATAAACGTCGAACCAGAATTCTGTACCCTTGAACTCACAACGCCATTGGACATTTCCACTTAGTATATGTGTTGTTACTGGCGGCCCTTTGAAGATGCGTGTAAAATACACCAACGCTAATGTGCCTCGTTTTGCGTCCACTGGTATTTTGAGACGCATTCCCTTCAACCCTTCGGTGGCCTCAAAGTAACCCTGTGTTCGCGAGTAGCCCAAGCCTACTACTGAGGTTTTCATAGGGCCACCTCTTTTCTATCAAAGGTCAACCCTGCTACAGCAAGTGCTTGATTATTCTTGAGTTTGTCCATTTGCTTGTAAGCCCTCAGAGCAGATTTAGCGTAGGCTTTCGGCGACTCCAATGCTTTCAATTTATCGTAGCCAGGTTGCTCACTCAAGCGTGCCCACACCATTGACACATGAGCCTTATAACTGATATCTGGATTTATCCCGCGCTGAAGCGCCCATTGCCTGACTTCGGCATCTACCACACCCCCGAACCACTGAGGTGGTATTTTGGCTTTCTCCGACAAAGTGAATATATTCGGAAACGTCCACATGTAGCGCAAGCATGCTTTTTCAATCAGGTCATTCAACTCGGTTCTAACGAACTTGGCCCAATCCCCATCGTAATTTATGCCAACGAATGTTTCCAGTTCCTTTACCGTCTTTATCTTCTTACGGTGCAGCCAGCGTGACCCGAATTCTATGTCAACCCGCAGGCGTTGGCGTACGTCGGCCAATATCTCAGCAGATACTTCGGTCTTGGTCTCTTCTATCTCTACGTCCTTTCTGTATAGGCGTAGACCCACCACGCGATACACCCTGCTTTGGTATTTCTCTATAGTGGCTAAGGCAAACGAGCTGGCATACTCCTCTGAATCAATGCGCGTAGATATACCAAGCATCCTATCCAAGCTTTCGGTCTTACCGTCTACTGTCCAGTTTGCCAATCGATACATTGCCTGCCACGAATTAATCAATTGATCTATATCACAGTCCAATTTCTTGGTATAAGAAGCGAATTCCAAACTGTGGATGTTTATCTCACCTTTCTCTATCTTTCCATATAGGCTTTCATTTATCACCACTTTACTGCGCTTTGATAACCACAATATGCATGCTTTAAACGTATTACGTATCTGACGACCTGCGTCTGCGTACCCATATACGTTCTGTTCTTTGAAGTGATTCATTGGATTACCATCTATATTTAGGTACCAATGGTCTCCGTTTGAATGGTGCTGCCGTAGTCCTATACGTATGCTAGACGTATTGCCTGGCTTTGATATCACATACTCCTTGTTCTGTTCGTAATACACTGCTTTCATTTTCTTGAATATCCTTCTCAAGACCTCCAATTCCTCCTTGTCCAAAGCTATGCCATTGTCTTGTATATTTAGACCCATCTTTATTCCGTCCAGCATGGTGTACTCGTATTTCATAGGTTACCTTATGTATTAAGCTCATCAGTAGTTGGGACTAACATGTAGCGCACCTTAGTCTTGATCGGATCAGTACATATTTACTGTGATGCCATTGTCTGACAACACTCTTTCAAAACATAATAGTATTCTTCTAAGCATTCTTTTGTCTATTGTCTGACAGCATTCTTCTGTATTTATTCTTCTGTTAATCAGAATCCTGGTCTAGTAAATATGCAGTAAGTGAACAACAGGAGAACGAAATGCATATTGACATGAAGGTAATGATACCCGCCTATATGATACCCGTAGGTTCTACCGTAGTGGTAGGTGACGAAACCTATCAGCTAGAAAAGTCGGTTAATATCAAAGGTCACATTTCGATGTTGACCCGACCGCCAGTGGAAGGCAAGTTGTACCTCGTGAATCGTGGGCATATGATGCTCATCGACGAGACCAAGGAAGTACTTTGGTCTGTACACAGTAGGGACCTATTGTCTTTCATCATAGACCCTCGCGACCTTCAGGTAAATCGTATTATTGACTACGCTATGCGTGAGGCATTCTTGAACGGTGCAGTTGAACATCAAACAGATGCCAATCTAGTCGTCATCTACCATGAGGGTAAAACTCCAGTCGGAGTGTGTTGGCCTTACACTGATTCCAGTGGGCACAATCGCATCGGTCCCTTGTTTGTCCTCAAAGAATTCCGCGGTCAAGGCATCGCAACTGCTTTCGTTATACGTCACTTTGCTTTGCGTACCGGGCGTGCTTACATCGATGACGCAAACTTGGCCTCCATCAAAGTCTTTACCAAAGCAGGCTTCGTAAAGAGCGGCAGGACGCACATAGATGAGCGCACTGGCGCACTACTCCACGAATATCTGAGGACACCAAAATGAAAATCGTGAACTTTGATCGCAACAGGAAAGACCATTTGGCCTACGCCACCAAGCATTACTTCACCGGCTTCTTACCACAGATTCCAGCTCTGCCAGATGGACCAATACCTAACCCAATTCCCTGGGCGTATATCGCAGAGGAAGAAGGTGTGGTAATCGGATCGGTTATAATTGAATACGAGCCAGACCCAGCATACTGGCCTCGTTTGAATTTGCCCTTATTGCAGATGCCGCATCTTTATGCTGTCCATGTGGACGCCGAACATCGCAACAAAGGTACTGGTAAGGCATTGGTTGCGAAAGCAATTCAGTATTGCCGTAGGCTGGGTTTCACGCATGTAGCGTTAGACACTCATTCGGCGGCACAGTGGTACATCAAGAATTGGAACTTCAAGTTCTCGCATACTGCACCTCCCTATGAGGGTCAGGTCAGCGATGTCTACGTGAAAGACCTGAACGCACGAGGCTTCGCGGCTATCAGTCCAGAGCGTCAACGTGAGATAGCATCCCAGGGCGGTAAGAAGGCACACGCCGACGGAACGGCTCATCGCTACACCAAAGAGGAAGCCGCCATTGCTGGTAAGCTAGGAGCAAAGAAGAGGTATGGAAAATGACCATACGAATTATTGCACGGCATATCAAGCCCTCTAACTTAGGCACGAAGTTGGCCTACGCCTACTTTGAGGACAATCCAGAATACAGGATTGCTGTTCTGTTCAATGATGCGAATGAAGTGGGTGGTATGTACTCGATGCCCAATGCTCCGTTCGCATCGATGACTACCATCATTGCTTTGATGAATGAGATTCACCGCGAGCTGCCCAACATCGTCTTTGAGGAGTGCTTGGAATGAATATCAAGCTCATTGCCCAAAGCCTTGTAATAGGCTCCAACGGTTCCACGCGGATGGTAACAGCCTCCTATGAGGATAATCCTGCGTGCTACATACGCGTATTTTATGACGCGCATTACACCATTCGGCAAATCTCTTGTTCACAACCTGGGGATGTGGTGGCAACACTGCTGGCAGAAATCAATAACAAAATTCAAAACCTAGTGTTCGAGGACTAAAATGACAATCAAAATCATCGCCAAGAATCTTGGCTACCAAAAGATGGTACATGCCTTCTACGACGACCAATCCGGTGTCAGCATAACCGTAACACTGAATGCTGATAACAAGTTCGTAAGTATGTTTAGCGGTCCTCAAACACCTTGTGAGGTCTCCCAAATATCTGAATTGTTGGCCTACGTGAACAGCCAGTTAAACACCTTGGTCTTTAAGGTACCAACATGAACTACACCGACGCCTCAACATATACGTACTTCACCAATGCGGAGGCCTCAGTAGTAGGCCTATTCTATAGTATGGTTGGCATGAGCCTAGTAATTCATAGTCATGATGGTCATATCAAAGGGCACACTATACCCGCAGACCTTACTGGTGATGACTGGTGTGAGGTTACTGTAGATAACTCTCAAGGATTTGTAATCTACACCTGTACAGATCATGTAGCAGGTAACGTAGGCAAGCCTAGCCCATCCTTGAAACTGGCATATGATCTTGCTACCGCTGTATCTGATGTGGCCGGCACACCAACTTTCTTTGAGCAGGACTTGGTGCGCCGTATTAACTATCTTAGGTTACATTCTTTGGGAAGTACTAAAGGCTCAGCTGCACTCAAGGCACTGCGCAGGCACATCGAAGACTTGATTAAGGAAGCACACCAGGCTGGACGCATGGAGGTCATCCGAGAACACAACGACAAGCTTATGAACCAGCTTGACAAAGGTATCGATCCTTTGAGCAATTTCCAAGAAGGTCAGTGGTGGGTTGATGAACTTGATCGCATGGCAGCGGCCGCCACTGAGCTAGATCAGAAACGCGCAGTCGCAGTAGTTCACCACATGTTGCGTTCTGCCTCCGCTACCATAGGTGCCGATAAAACAAAATTCACGCAAGGATTGGCAGAACAAGGTCTCATTTGCAAGTCAGTGGGTGACGACGGCAAGCCACTTACTCGTCAAGAATATTTCAGTCAGTTTGGTATCGATTACGAAAAAGAAGCAGATGCACTAGCTAACAGCAAAGGAGATAAAGATGAACCCGCTCGATAACATCATCGCCAACGTAAAGAAACTACGCGAGACTGATCCGACACCCAACGATGTCTACGTAGTATGTTTCAACATGCAGTGTGCGGTTCAATGGATCAGGTCCGTAGATGGTGATACGCAACAAACCCTGCGAGACCTCGAGATTCAACTAACACCTTGCAGCGCGGAAGACGGCCCTGCCAAATTTCGAGGCAGAACTCTGGTTGGTGTGATTCACGATTATTCAGTGTGGCGGATACGGGATTACGGGGAACGTTCTCTACGCAACTGTCTTTTCACCAAATCGCTGGCACTTAAGGTCGATGTCAATTCCCTCTTTTATAGGATAACAACATGAGGCTCATCATACCAGTGTCTCGAATCATCGATGCTGTGGAGCTAGATACGCATAGCCTACAAAGTTTCTGGTTTCGGTTGCGTAATCCAAAACCGGAACATGAGCCTACTACGGAGTTCCCTGGCCGTATGACCTTCAGTTTGGGCGTTGTTGAACTATCTGAACTTGAGGTTGGCTCGATTGGTCGTAGGTACCCACCTGTTCTTTTTGGAACTACTCTTTACCATGGCCTTCAACTACGGCGTGAGACATCACCACACCAGTGGGAAGTTTCCGTTGACCACATCGAAGACATCCTAATAGGAGATATATGATACCTCTCAATAATCAACCTGATATCAAGTGGATAGTCGATGATTCAGTAGCGGAGTTGAAACTACAGGAATACAAGAAGTACTCAGGTACTCGGGATCGGTCTGGCAACAAGGTGCCGGTCGACAAACTCAAAACCAAGAATCGTGCTAAGGCCAAGGCTGCACGTAAAGCGAGGAAGAAATGAATGCAATCAATGGTGTGAGGGAATTATTCGAGCAACAGGACTACGAGGCTATCCCAGCCTATTTGTGCAAGCAAGCGAATATCTACATGCTGAATAATTCTCTTACCTTTCAGCACCTCACGCTGCGCGATGATAACGGTCTTACTTTCAGACGCGGTATGCACACAACGTCACTTACACGAGCAGAGGCAGTTACCGAACCAATAGAGGCCAAACCACTCTACATCTGCGCTCGACCCAGTATAGACCAATCAATCACCGATGAGCGTATCATCGAAATCGTGACTGGCATCTCGAATGCAGTCGACCGTCTCTTTGCTACGACAACTAAACACCTACTGAAGCTTGAGACTGAGCCAACCGAATTAGACTACGCAGAAGTTGAAGGCTTCATTGCCGCAAGTCTTATTACTAACCAACGTCCGGAAGCAGAGGCCGACAAACCAGTCTTTAGAATCATTCGTGAACGCAATGGTAAGGAGCACACTACCATTGTGGTAGAATTTAGCATGCTTACTCATGTGGCAATCAACATCGATCTGGTTAGCCATGAGTGATATCAACGTAATCATCGGATTGCCATCTGATATCGATCCTACTACCTTCGTCGGTAAGCCAGTAACATCGGAAGGTGAAGTAGTTGGCAAGGTAGTGAACGCAACGGTAAACGAAAATGGCCGGGTAGTAGCAACTCTCCATTTGACGGAGCAGCAGGCCATGGTTCTTGGAGAACCCCTGAACTTCGATTCGTCTATCAGTTACACCTCTACTCTGAATTTCTCTACCATGAGTTGGTCACCTTGCAACCATTTTCAGTCGATAGGCCGACTGAATCGCAAACCACCTCCGCAACCCAAGATCGCACGCGTGGGCAAATACTATACCCTTGACGATATCAAGGAACAGAAATTGCCGGCGAGCTTGAAATTCCGAACCCGCCGGTTGGCAAAACGGTTCTTCAAATCTCCGATGATCGTCACCAACCCTCAGCACTGGGAAATCCTGTTCGGCAAACCACACTTCAAGAGGAAACAAAATGCAACTTCATGAAATCGTGCGGCACTTCTTTGACCAAACTGACAAACACGATTTGGTTGTGACCAATCCAACCTGGTTGTCTGATCGAGGCTGCGTCATACGTATGACCCGATCTCAGACTTACGAAAGAGCCCTTCGTCAGGTTTATGTTAAAGACCGACAGCAACCTTACGATGCAGAAGGTAACCTTTTCTTAGACTACTGCCCAACGGCATACGATATTATACGTGACGACTGGTACATTGTCGCCGAGCCTAGCGCTCTCTAGGAGAAACACATGAACGCAAAGGAATTGACACTATCGGAAGAGGCGCAGACGATGGATGTAGTGATGAGCAACGACACGCTTGATACAAATAAATACCCGACATTTGGCAGGTGGCATCACGGCAATGGTGTACTCTGCTGTGGTACTGTTCGCATAGCCCGAGCCGACTTCGACACTGAACCAACGCAGAAAATTCAGGATGAATACTTTGACCACATCTGTCAGGTCTTAAATACTTACCAAGAGGATAAAATATGAATTATCTTTGGACGTTTGTGTTGGCTATGATATCTGCTGGTATTGGTGCGTTTATACCGTTCTATGCAGTGGTACATCTCCGCGCTAGGTGGCTGATTTTGATTGTAGCGCTCATGGTTCCATTTGGAATTATTTGGGGTATGTTATTCGATCACCTAAGTACGCATTTGAGGCTCATCATTCTTGGTGATTCCCCGATCTACGCAGTTGGAGTAAGCTTAGGTATCTTATTTGGTAGCATTATTGGTTTAAGGAGAAGTAAATGACCATCGACAACGAAACTTTACACGACTGGTACGTTGATCTTCACGACGTAACCAAACCGGCTGGTAATCGCCTGCAAGAAGTCGCCAACAAAATTCATGCAGCGCTTGATGGCAAAACTGTTGGTGATTATAAAGAGTCATTCAGCGGTCGTGTACATCTTTGGGTACTCGCATGCTTCGGTATCGAAAAGACTACCAGCGCGCACGAACGCAATTTGCGGTTCATTGAAGAGGCACTAGAGTTGGTACAAGCCAACGGCATGACCGAGGAGAAGGCTCATGAGTTGGTAACATATGTATTTGCCCGTCCCATCGGCGTAGTGAACCAAGAGATTGGTGGCGTGATGACTACGCTGGCTGCCTTGGCCTCTGCTGCTGGCTTCGATATGATGGAAGAAGGTGAGCGTGAGTTGACGCGCGTACAGCCCTTGATCGATAAAATCCGTGAAAGAAATCTTACCAAGCCGAGGTAATTATGGACAAGCAGATATTGGAAGACGCCGCAATCGCGGCAGGTATAGAACTGTCATGGGCCAGTGTGGGTGATAGTCCTTGGATACCGTTCCACAATCATGAACCATGGACACCCGCAACCAATCTCACTCAGGCTGCTGAACTGGCGCTAGCACTGAACATGAGTGTTCAACACTTTCAACCTCATGGTATTCATCGTGTGGTGGCTTCGGTCAGTTACGTATCCGAAACAGAACTCCACGGTAACGACAAGAAGGCTGCTACCTGTCGTGCCATCGTCAAGTGTGCAGCCAAATGCAAACAATTCATAGGGAAATAAAATGAAAGACTACCATGCATCGCATGATGTTACCTGGAACTATTTCGGCATCGATATCGATCCTCCAGGTGGCAAGATTCAACTGTTGACCACGGGTGGCATCGCAATCTTTGGTGACCGCAATACCACAGAAGGCTGCGTGGCATGGGCACCATTGGTCAAACGCAATCAACGTAAAGAACTGTGGCTAAAGATATTTCCTGCTTACCATATCGACAGCAAGGAAGCACTGCGCAAGCTCGGTATGATGCAGCATAACAGCAATGCCATACACGAGTTTCACGAGGGTGAAAAGGACCTCAATGACATTACTAAACTAGCTCGGTTAGTTGACCATCTGTATGAACGCTATGGTGATAAGAAGCATGTGCCCGTGAATCTAGACCGTGTTGATGCAGCATTGGCTGCCTGCACCGATACGTTCAAGCGAGCGACTTGCTGCGACGTACCTGGTAAGTTCTGCGCCAACGATGAGTATAAGGGTGACTTGACTACCTTGGTCAAGGCATACGTGAACCTATGATCTCGGCCTACGTAGGAGTCTACCTCAGGTGCCTGCGTAAAACGAGACACCTAACACTAACTCGTGTGGCAGAACTATCGAAGATGCATGTTGGCATAGTTAGTCGCATAGAACGCGGGTCATACAAGCCAACGTTGGAGCAGTTATTGGAACTGTGCGCAGTCTACGGTTTCAAGGTCTCCGACTTAATTGCGTTGGCTACAGAGGCGATGGAAACCTCTGTGTATGAGGCACTAGCAAATTCTGGCCACACTGAGATGCTGGATTACATACGACCGTTCTCTGTAGTGGTCGACTTTGCCAATGCAGTAAATAAAGATTTTATCATACCTAACTAGGAGTCTCAAATGGAAATGCGAATCATCATCGGCGACACGAATAACAACGAACTGGAAATGCTGAACCTCGGTGCCGTTTGTGCCGAGTGGGAATTTGAAGACCTCGATGAAGATGACGACGATGAAGATGACCTGGTCATCCCGATGCCTCCTGATGAAGAATCCGAGGAAGACGAAGATGAGGACGAGAACGATGCAAAGATTAAAGGTACACTGCGCATGCAGCTGAATGAGGGCGCCAATCCTGCGCAGATGGCCGCAGCGATTCAGGAGTACATGCAGTACAACGCAGACCCGACGCACATGACGGTCATCATCGAGTATTCGCTCAACGGTGTTCCGGTCTACAGTCACATCTGCGAGGGCGGTTATCTCGATCTGATGCAGCTGGGTAGCACCGAACCTATGACGCTAGAAATGGAAGTCTACGACTTCGAGGCATTCGTACCACCAACTCAGAAAGTGAGCCACTAAATGGAAATCTCAGTCACAGCCGGTTGCCTGAAAGAGGTAGCGAAACGCCTGGGTGCAGATGCAATTCACCTGGGCTACAACTTCACGTTCAAGCGTAAGAAGGACAGGGAGAAGCTCGATATCGATCTGGACAATTTGGCGCTGGAGCATCTGGAAATTCTCCGAGCAGTCATGAAGGAAAAGGAAGAGGATGAGATTCGCCGCGTGAGTCGCCTCATCAACGTGCTGAAAGACCCGGCGCAGAAGAAAATCGAAAGTGTGGAGGAATTCGCTACCAAGCTGATCGCTTATTTGAAAGAGAACGATTGGCCATTACTGCATTCTGTACTGAGTGACCAACGTGGTGTCGCGTATGTCCCTTACAACGTCACCTTCGTGCCAGAGGTGAAACGTGACCGTAATGGTTATGGTCGCGAAGAATATGCCACCCTCAACTTAGCTTACAACATCCGCATGAGCCATTCGCATGAAACTCACAACTTCAGTCGGCGTCAGGTTATCGGCATGACTCTGCCACAGATTCTGCGAGCCCGCAATCTGCTGGTGCCTGATAAAGACATGACCGAGGATTACGAGAAGGTCATGTCCCGCTTTGCTGACTTCGGTTCGCAGCAAGGTGAGCAGTTCCTCTGCCGTGGTCATGCGTACAAAACGAATGGTCATCGCTGGTGGTCGTCTTCGACTGTTTCGATGATGAATGGTACGACAACCACGCGGGCTATCATCGATTTCGGACGCGATGAAGACAACGAAGAGGACAACGAGAACGATCGCTCGATGCCAGTCATCAAATCTGACCTCACTGGCAAAATGGTCATCGTCCCAACGCACCCGATGCTGCCTGTCTTCTCGATGGCGCACCACTGCATGGTGTGGATCAACGTCATCAATATGCGGGTATACAAGTACGAAGAAGACCTGATGGACAAGTTGATTCTGCCGAAGAGTCACACTCGCCTGATCGGCGCACTGATCTCCAACTTGGACGCCCTTCGCGACGAGAACGACGCAGAAAACAAGTCGAAGACAATCAAGGCTAAGGCCTCCGCATCGGTCATCTTAGCCAAAGGCAAACCAGGTACTGGTAAGACACTGACGGCAGAAGTCTATGCCAACGAGATGCGCCGTCCTCTGTACGAAATTCAGAGTGGTCAGATCGGCTCGCGGCCTGAGCAGATCGAAGAGAACCTGAGCCGTATCTTGCAACGCTCTGCACGTTTGCGCATGCCCCTGCTCATAAACGAGGCGGATGTGTTCATCAAAGAACGTGGCGACGATCCAGTGCAAAATGCAATCGTGGCCGTCTTCTTGCGTTTGCTTGAGTACCACAACGGTCTGGTCTTTCTTACCTCCAATCGCGGCGATCAGATCGATGATGCATTCTTGAGCCGTTGCTTGGCTGTAATCCAGTTCGATACGCCAAAGCCGGCTGAACGTCTGCGCCTGTGGAAGCTGATGCTGAAGGAATTCAACGTCGAACTCAGTGTCGAAGAGACCAAGAAAGCGGTTCTCTACTTCCCGGAGGTCGCAGGTCGTGACATCCAGAACCTGATTCGTTTGACGCACCGGGTGTGTAAGGCCGTTGAGGATAAATTCACTCTGACGGCGCTGTGCGAAAACGCCATCTTCAAGGACATCAAGGTCCTAACCGAAAAAGAATTGGAGGCCGAAATTGCCAAACACAGAGAAGCCCGAGCAGCCACTGCTTGAGGTTACGGAAGACGATACCTGGCATGAACAGATTCACTCAACAATGAATCCTGATTTCTTTGCGAGCATCGCAACCATCGAAAATCACCTACTTACTAACGTACCTGTTGGTACTATGGACTGCGTTGACATGAGCGAGGCTGAATCACACCTTGGCGCATTTCAAAAATCTATTCTGGATTCCCTTGCCAGTAAGGTTGGTGTCAGTCCATATTTTCTTACGAGTGCGTTCGCGGCAGAGGCTTCTTCTCTAACCGAGTACCTTAAGCAGCAACGGGCAGACCTCACTGCACGTATGGCTTCTACTCACAATTCTCTTATAGAGAATTTCGTTCACCCACTCATGATGAAAACGATGGTCTGCTTCGAGATACAGGTAGCTAAGATTGAATCTGACCGTATACTCAAACGCTTGCAACTGAAGGCATTCAACAAACGCAAGAAGCAACGCCGGGCTTTATGCGGCAGGAGACGCAAATGAACGATGCACAGATGACTGACATCATCAATCGCCTCAGCGGTATGACGGGCCTGCATACTGGCATCATGCACAATGCACTGAGCGAGGACTTCATTGGTTTGGCTCAGATGCAAGACCGCAGGCGCAACAGCAATATGCTGTTGTTCTTGCAGCGTGCCCACAAAGCCAACTCGATGCTGCATTGGATGTTCGCGGTTCTGGTCTTCATAGAAGGTATGGACTACGGCTACCAAGACGTTTTGCAAATGGTGAACCATATACAGACGTATAAGAACAACCAACCCGCTCTGATAAAAAGCTACATGCAAGATGCCCGAGGTGCTCGCATTGAAATGGAAAGCTCTGACAGACCACGCCTGGGCTTCATGGCAGGACATTGCATGATGCCTATGTTACGACCCATGCTGTTCCCTAAATGGCTACACGGGAGGTTGAAATGAAAACTGACGAGGTACAAGCCCGCATAGACGATATGATGAAGAGTAGCCCAGGCCTGCAACTTGACCTGACTCCTTATTGTCGGGCCGAGGACCAGAAGATCAGGCTCACGGTTACGCTTGGTGATACTACCGTGGTGCAAGATCACATCAAGCCTAATGTCGATTGGCATATTCTTTACCTGATGGAGCAAGCCATCAAGGATGCTTTTGCCAAAGGTGTGGTGGTTGGTGAGACTAGTGCCTTGAACGCAATTAATATCGCCAACCGTAATATCGTGTTAGGTAACAGGCGTTGAAACAAGTGAGTTGCTTCAGGGCAACTCACTTTAATTTTATTCTCATTATATCGACGCGCTCTCTGTGCGTCACACACTACAGGCCATAAATAGGCTTCTACCTCCTCTCAAATATCTACAGGTCGACAACGACCGTCTGCAATTCTCCCATAATACTCAGATTTACCCGCGACACCTTCTCCGCTATACCAGAGCCATAAATAGGCCTCCACCTTCTCCTATACCTATAGGCTAAAAACAGCCTCAGTGTTTCCCTACACACTCCTCTCTTCACCAAGAACAAGAATATACAACTCCCTTCTCCATCGATTCGTTTTGCCGCACTACGCGGCGAAGCTAACGGTGGCTCTCACCGTTGACAAAAGGTGGCGATGCCTTTTCATCGCTAGACGTAATCAATAGGACACAAGGAGGAACTTATGGACCCTATTGACGGGATAGATTTGCCCACGCATGAGCGCCATAGCCAGGCGCGTGCCGACGCAATCCTTTCTAAACTCAACCAAATGGGTGATAACATGAGCGAAGGTACCAGCATCAAAGACAAAGTTGACGTGAACATTTTCGGTGATACCGGCAAAGGAGGCAACATGGACGGCATATGGGCATCGGTTCTGCCAGCACTGGCAGCAGAAGGTCGTCGAGGCGGCAGTGATTGCCGTGATGGTGGTTTCGGCATGCTGGGTGCTGCTGCACTCGGCTTCTTCGCAGGTGAATTCATGAACGGTCGTCGCGGTGGTCGTGGTGGTGAGGGTGGTGAAGGCGGTCGCGCAGAAACTCGCATCGAAGACACGATCTTCGACACACAAATTCTGGCCAAACTGGGTTCGATTGAAGCATCGATCCCTGCGTCCGAGTGCCGTACCCAGGCTGCTGTAGCATCCGCCGCTGCTGGCCTGACCAACGTCACGCTGCAACAAACCATCGCTCTGGAACGTGACTTGGCCTCTTTGGCTCTGGGCACGCAGCAAGCATTCGCAAATACCAAAGACACGGTGCAGAACGTCGGCGCTCTGTTGGGTACTGCGATCTGCAACCTGAACCAGAACGTATCGGCCCAGGGTTGCCAAACCCGCGAAGCAATCCAGAACGATGGCGACAAGACGCGCGGCATGCTGTTCTCGCGCTTCCAGTTGGAGGATTCGACCCGTATCAACGAGTTGAATGCTCGCGTCATCGAACTGCAATCGGAAGGTCGCCGTGCCGCCGATGGCGCAGAAATGCGTCTGAGCATCAACAATACGGCCAATGCAGTTCAGGCACAAGCACAAGGTCAGGCTCAACAGCAACAGCAACAACAGGGCTTCCTGTTGGCTCAGATCGCCCAGACTCTGGGTGGCCTGGTGCAGGTTGCTCACGCTACTAACAGCAACGTTATCGCCGGTAACAGCGGCGCTGTCGTTACTGGCCCGCAGACTGCCAATCCTACCAACGTAGCATAACGTAACACGAAGGAGTGGGGCCCCACTCCTTTCCTTACAACGGAGGTAATCATGGCTTACGATGCTAATCACATACAGCAAATGCTGTCCAGTATTCAATCACAGTTGGCCAATGTATCGAACATGGCAGGTCAACTCAACAACACCGCTCTTGGTCAAGTCGGCACAACCGACATGACTGCTACGATGAAGGCCATGATCGCGTCTGAGATGCAGAGGTTCGCTCCCCTCACTGCACAAGTCGCGCAACCCCTGGCCATTGCAGCACCGCCGTCTCCTTTTCCAGATGCGGTTGCCCCTGCGCCTGCGGCTGTCACTGAGCCATCGCCGTTCCCAGAAGCGACCGCTACTCTTCCAGAGGAAACTCCAATGAAAGCTTTCTTCGATCAACTACGTTCTGCCATAGGCGATAATTTGACGCCGGATCAACAAGTATGGCTGTCCAACAACATCATACATCTTCCGGCGTTCATACGTACCGAGGAAGGCAAAGCGATAGTGCAGTCTTCGCTGAAGAAGATGTACGAACACTTGCAAAAGAAATGAAGGCAACGGGCTCTCATCGATTGGGAGCCCTTTTCTTCGGCTAGTAAATACTAGAACACAGTTAATCCACTCACATCAGGAATTAATATGGACCTAGTAACAAGAACGGCAGTAGTAACCCGTGTGTGGTCCACGGAACAGGATGGGCCTAACGACAGGTGCATAGAAATTTGGTACAACAATAATTGGGTACCAGCATATTTCAAGGACTTGAAGAAAGGTGACTTCTTTCTGAATCAGAATTCGCATCTGAATGTAGACCAATGCTTTCTAGCAAAGTCGGATTGCAGGCGGTCGGTCTATCGTAGTGTGGTGTCTTTCTTAATCGAAGGCATCGAAGTAGTTCAAGCACCTGCATTTGTTGAACCAAATATCTATATCGAAAGCAATAACCCTCTCAAAGGAATATCATGAGCTTACCCGAAACCGTCTCCAACGCAATCAAAGCAAACCTCAACGGTATGGTCACAGCCGAACTGACAGTGATAGAAACGAAGACCGAGGAATAACATGGATGATTGGATAACCCTTGATCCATATGAGTTGGCACGTAGCAAGGTAGAGCCTGCGCTTATGAAGCAGGTTCCAAACCTGTTCGCTATCAATACAGCATGGGACTTGAGCGCTGCACCAATGATCGGTGGACCAAAGAAATTCATAATACTACCTGCTTACAGAGAGCAGCATGTGTTTACCATACACGATCTGACGCAAGACCACATCACCACGCGCTTGGTCAAGGCAACTCTTGACCGCATTGCAGACTGTATCCATGCTCATGCTGAGGCCAAAATGCATAACCCCTCAGTGTGGTTCTACTCACGCTTACCAATGTTCTATATATCCCCTGCGGGTCATCTGCGCATCGAGATCGAGAGTTATCTCGGCGTAATCTGAGAGGTCACTATGAGTAAATGTTATCTGGAGGCAGAGGCTTTCGGCCGCTTGCTTGCCCAACGTTTGGGCATCGAATACGAGAACGTCGTCATCAAGATGGCACCGCCTCATGATCCGGCACAAGACGAATACTTCAACAAACAATCGATCACCAATTGGTTTGACGTTGATGTCCCTTTCGCTGAAGGTATGTACGAGAATCAGATACTGGACGCAATGGTGAATGCAATTCTACTCGATATGCAAACTAATGGTGATAGGTTCATCAAGCATCGGCACTATATCGGCAAACCAGAACGTTTGATACATGTAGAGTTGTGCCTGCAGTACCCACGTTTCTATTTTTCACATGACCATGTCGGCGCTGAAATAAATGTCGGCATCATCTATAAGGAGGTATCATGACTACCCGTAAATCCAAAGCAAAAGAACGTGTCGCAGAATTGCCCGAAGTTGTCCCAGGAGACAGTGGTCCGCTTACTCCCCTGCAAGCAGACTTCAACCACCTGATCGAAGCTGTCGATAACTTACGAGCAGAATCCGAACTGCTGACTGCCACGGTTAAGCCGTTGGTGAATCCAGATTTATTCGATGAGTCAGAAGAGTGCAAAGAGGAAGAATCGAAAATACCACCTACGTCATCGTCGGCCACCGGATATCAGAACCAACTGCGCAACATGAGCCGCGAAGTCGAGCGTCGCACGCGCTGGCTGGCACAAATTCGCCGTAACTTCATCGGCTAACTCAGGAGAATACTATGGCATCTAAAAAGACAATGATCGTCGGCACTTCAATCCGTTCTGCTATGACTGGCTCCCAAAATACTGGGGTTGGCACTGGCACGCTGACCAAGGTTCCTGAGGCGGCGCGTATCTCACCTACGAAAGAGTTCATCGAGGAGATCGGCGTAGCGTTGTACAATGCTGAACAGGTCCTGATCGAACACGTCAACCGACTGGCACCGATCTCGCTGATGGACAGCAGAGACGCAGTAGGTGGTAACGAAGAACCTTCACGTGCGATGACTCCAATCGAGCAAGACCTTGAGCACCTTCTGTGTCGCGTCAAGAATATCACCGAACGCCTCAGTGACGCTACGGCGATGCTGCGTATCTAAGTTCAGGTCCAAGGCTATCGACCGAAACTGTAGCCACTTACCACTACTAGGAGAACTATATGTTATACCTGAAACTCATGGCCGACGAGGACTTGCCTGACACCGATCCTGTAAAAGGATTCCGTATCATCCAAATTCCTGATGCAGCACAAATCAAGTTCAACATGGAGGCGCAAGACCCTGACCTCGGAGATTTTCATACCAAGTATCCACGAACGCTGACCATCGATTACAACAGTGAACGCCGGGAGAAGTTGGTTCTCTACGGGAATGCGTATGTGATGAATGAGGCCGGCAAGACTATCGCTACGTATTGGGGAGGTCCTGCAACCTCAAGCTAGATTCTAACCAAGAAGCGACTGACTCTACCAAGAGCAGTCGCTTTTTCCTATTGTGGCCTAGTAAATAGATATATCGATCACACAGAGGTGCATATGCTTGAGACCACATTCAAGTTTCCATATGAGGACGAGGACGCATACAATCTGCATATGCCTCGTTGCTCTGACTGGAAGCAAAGTAAGAAGCGCGTACTGGTATGCCTACAAACGGTTGACGGCCGCGATCTCAAAGCACGAGGGTTGCTTCAAGACCGCAATGTCAACACAGCATTCAAGAACGCGATCAAGTATACCAGGGGTATTGTGCGCTCCTACAAAGAAGGTGCAGCCGAGGCTTCTTACGCAGTAGCGAACTTCAATCAGAAACGGCACCTTCACCTGAAGGGCAAAGCCCGCAAGCAAGCAGAACTTGAGTTCGCTGCCCACATGCACAAGCTTATTGAGAAACTACAGCCGACGCATGTACTGGTCTCCGGTGACGAAGCCATGAACGCTATGTGGCCGCAGGTAGAGAAGCATACCTACAAGCGCGGATGGGTCCATGACCTCAAGTCGCATGATCTGAAGTTGAAAGTCGTATCGACGTTGGACTTCAGCCGATTGTTGGAGAAAGACGGTAAGTATGCCAATCTGCTGGGCTTCTGGTGCAGACACTTGAACAATCTATTGCTGGGTAAACATCCGCATGACATTGGTCACGTGGAACCTAAACCTAAGTACATCGGCACCATAGAATTATTCGACAAGCTGATGGTACGCCTGCGCAAGTCGAAGACTATTGCATTGGATACGGAGACTAAAGACCTCTCAGTCCACTTCAATAAAATCTACACGATGCAGTTCGCCACCGAATTGAATCCCGACGTCGGGTACGTGCTTCCATTGAGCCACCCAATGACACCGTGGACCAAAGAGGAACTTGCATACATACGCCGTGAACTGAAGGCATTTTTCAGTGAGGCAGAAAAGAAGGGTCTTAAAGAGTTTGTGTTCTTTAACGGTCCCTACGATCTGCGAGTCATACGTCGCTATTTCAAGATACCAATCATTCTACACCGCGCATGGGATATCATCGCGGGTGAGCATGACCTCGATGAAAATATCGTCGAGCTGTCGAACTTCGGATCAAAGCCAGGTAACTTGGCTGCTGTGCTATGCAGCTATCGCAACGACTTCTACTACCGCGAGACTACGAAGTTCAGCAAGGAAGATCGCAACACTTGCGGTAACATCAAGCCCAACGACAAGCACTTCTTGCGCTATGCCGCCATGGACGTAGTATCGATTCTCGCAATGCGCCAAGAACAGATCAAGATGGCAGATCACCAGCTGATCGATGGTAAGCCTTATGGTGAGTATTTCGTACGTCATATGCAGTACCAAATGTCCGATACCGTCCATCAACTGAGTCACCTGCGCGAAGATGGGTCCTTGATAGATGCGAAGTACCTGAAGTATCTCACCTCCACAGAAAGTCCGCTTCGTACTGAGATGAAAAATCTCAGCAATGCATTCCGTGTGTTCCCGGAGGCGGTGAAGGCAAACGATATCATACTTGCTAAGAGCGGTTTGAAAACCAAAGGACTGTTCGGCAAAGCGAGAGCCAAGGCATTGAATTGGGCATTGAGTCTTAGCAAGGGTAATCACTTGCGTACTCTATTCTTCGATGTCATGGGTTACGAGCCGGTCAACACGACCAAGCAGGGTGAATCGTCGGTCGACAAAGCCTTTGTTGCCGCCAACAAGGATAAGAATCAGGTCGTAGCAGCCTACGGTGATTACTCGAAACTCTCTAAGCTGCTGGGCACCTATGCTAAGGGTTGGCTGAAAAAACTCCGCTCTAATGCGGACAGTATTGAAGACCATCATCTGCGACCCGACTATTCGTATTTCGATGTCGCTACAGGGCGACTGGCATCGAAGAACCCAAGCTTGCAAACGATTCCATCTCGTGGTAAATTGGCCAAGATCATCAAGCACATGTTCATTACGCCTAAGGGCTATCTGCTCATGCGTTACGATTATTCCGCGCATGAGGTACGTGTGTGGTCTTACGTTGGACTTGACGATGTGCTGGCTGGTATTTTCCGCATTGGTCAGAAATTGCGGCAGGCATATATAGCTATCCCTGGTATTCCGCAAGAAGATAAAGACCTAAAAAAACTCATGGATGAGTGGTTTATTTACGACCCAGATAGTGGAAAATTCACCTGGAAACAAGCTCGCAGCCGCAATACACCTATAGGAAGTGTGGCAGGCTCCAAACGTAAAGATTCGTGGTACCTATCCCTAAATGGTGAGTTGTATAGAGCACATAGAATAGCCTTTTTGCTGGTTTACGGGTACCTTCCAGTTGAAGTAGACCACAAAGACAACAATCCGTTTAACAATCGCATTAATAATCTACGACCAGCAACTAGGTTGGAGAATTCAAGAAACCGCAGAACTGATTCCACAAAAACTAGCTCTGGTTACAAAGGTGTTTATCCTGGGCCGAAAGCAGGCAGTTGGGTAGCACAGATAAAACCGAGTCCACGTAAAAAGGTAAAGCACTTAGGTGTCTTTGGCTCACAAGAATTGGCACATAAGGCCTACGTCAAAGCTGCGAAGAAGTATCATGCAGAATTCGCAAATGATGGTATGTATTCAATGGCCGAAGATGATGGTGATTACCGCCATCCAAGTGTAAAGGCTTTAGCTGATATAAAGTTGCGCGGTGATATCCATATCCTGAACGTGAAGCGGTTGCTAAACAAGATCGTGGATAAAGACCATCCCCTTCGTGATGCGATTAAGGCTATTATCTTCGGTCTGATTTACGGTAAGTCTGCGGCCACCTTGGGCGAAGACACGAAGACTGGTGATAAGCTGGAACTGATGTCAACGATTGGCAACAAAGAGACACCTGCTAAGGTGGCTGCTGAGGCCGAGAAGAAGTTAAAGGACTTGCTGGCGGAGGATCGCACACCGTTCGCTCAAGGTCTTATCGACAAAATCTTTGCTGAGTTCAAGAAGGCTGGTGCTTGGACCAACAAGACGAAAAAGATGGCGGAAGAACTGTACATCGTATTCTCGCCAATCGGTCGTATTCGTCACCTATTCGCTGCAATGACGGGCGATAAGAAGATCATTGCGCAGCAAGTGCGTAGAGGTTCCAATGCCCCAATCCAAGGTTGGGCATCCGAGATTGGCGTCAAAGCTGGTCGCATCATTATGGAACACTATTACAAACGTTTGCCTCAGATTTGCGAACTGCTGGGTATTGAATATGACGCATGGTCGTTACGTGTGCCGTACAATCGAGCCGTTCACGATGCGAACTACTATTCGGTGCCGTATGCTATGGTTATTCCATATGCACATATTCTCCAGTGGTGTGCAACTTACGGTGTAACTGAGGCCTACGAACGTGAATTCAACTTCAAGTTTCCGGTAGAGCCTGAGATCGAGTTGGAGTTTGGGGCGCGTGATGACATTACTCATAAGTGGGATTGGTCTTTACCTAGTATTGTTTCTGGCATACAGGCTTCTATAAAAGAAGCGGCAGAGCTTGGCCTGTTGGCTGATGGTAGAACCGAACAGGATGTGCTACAAGAAATCTTCAAACCTTGGGCTAATAAAAAATGCCGTCATTGGCTACAAAAACATTATCCTCTACTGAATGTGAGCGACCTGGACAAGCAGATTGTAGAAGCTATCCGGCCAATCTACATTCATAAGGGCAAGGAGTCTAAATGCAAGGAAGCCGCTACAGCATAGAACAGGTAGAGGTAGACAGGATTTATATATCGGACCATTTGAACCAACAGATTTACATGCTGTTCGTTGACGAGTTGGTTAGCCCGTGGGCTAATACTCGTATTACCGTTGCACTTGCTGCGGGTGCCTCTAGCCCGCGGTTCGTTATTTTTGAACATGAAGTCCTAAATTTCATATTCTGGGCTGCCAGCGAAATCCAAGTTCAAGACGTTGTTAGGGAAATGCTCACCATGCTTTATGAGGGCGACTGCGATCTGACAAATCCAGTCGCCTGGGCGTTGACTTACGGCTCTGAACTTAGTGGTATGCGGCTAAACTATAACAGGTCAACCAATGAACTACACTGATACTCTGTATGGAAGTCTTGTTCTATACTCCAATGGAAAAATAAACCCGTTTGCCCTCAACCTAAGTGTACCGTACATGCGTACGGGTATCCACATAGTGGACAGGAACAAAGGATCATGGCAAGAGGCAACAACGGCCAAACCAATCGACATATATCTGCCACAAAGATTCAAACGGATGGTTGTATCATGCATCGGTGAGCATGAGGCATTGGTGAAAGGGTTGGAAGAACTTGATTCTCTTTGGCCAGGCTGTCGTCAACTTTATAAGTTGGGGCAACTACAGGCTCAACTACCAGATTTGACTGCGGTAGTAAATATAGCTAGTGTAGAGTCGGAAGTCGAACCAGTGAGCGGTAGCTTTTATCTGTTTGCGGGTTCGCGACCACTTTACGTAAATCTGATTTTTGACGCGGAGGATCAGTCAGTGCGCCTAACGTGGTCCACCTTCGATCTGAAGGCGACTCTGGTGGCTCAAAAGCACCAACGCTATATTCTGTTCCCCCTTCCGCTTTTGTTGAACCGATCGTTGTTCATTCACTCGCAAAATATTTGTGCGCGCTGGTGGAATTTGCGTCGGAAATTTCCGAGTGATTACCTCAATGTTCTGAGGTCTGCTAACGCACTGGAGCAGATTCTTTACAAAGACCCAAACGTTCCAAACTACTCATGAACGATTATGTTGGTACAGACAGCAAGCGGCAGTTCGTACTCGATCAGCTTGCGCAGTACAGCGGCGAGACAAAGAAGATACCCGATTCGACATTCGTGCTTTGTCCCTTCCACGCAGAGAAGACCCCAAGTGGTCGTATCTACCACGGACCTCATTTGGTCAGTCCTTATTTCAAATGTTACGGGTGTGGCGAAACTGCAACTTGGAATAAGGTATCTCCCTTGCTTGGTCTGAAACCCTTCGGTCCATCGAAGCCGCAGGATGAGTTTGCCAATACGGCCGTCATGTCATTAGCAAACGAAGACGAAATCCAAGACGAAGAGATTGTTTATAGCAAGCTGCCGGCAAATAAACGGTGGAGAGAGATACCTACGAATCTGTTGATTGCGTTGGGCGCCAAGTTTTGTAAGGTCAACCATCCAGACTACGGGTGGCAGGTCAAGAAGATTTGGCTACCAGTTTATGTCAATGGTAATCTCAAGGGTTACATAAAAGCACGCTTGAAAAAGCATGCTGAGTATTCGTCTTACATCAATTCCAAGGGCGTATGGTCCAAGACACATGGGCTGTTCCCGTATGACTATTCCGTCCAGATGATGCGCAAAATGAAGTCGCGTACTATAGTCTTGGTAGAAGGTCCCCGCGATGCGCTGCGTTTGTTGGCCTACGGAATACCTGCGATGTGTATCTTGGGTACTCAAAGTTGGACCGCAACGAAGACAAAAATACTTGAGCTTAGTGGTGCCAAGATAGTTGTGTTGCTCATGGACGGCGATTGCGCAGGTATAGCTTGTACCACGAAACTGAACGAGTCGCTGAAGCAAATGTTCGATGTCAAGGTCCTGCGCTTGTGGAAGATAAAGGGTAGCCCCTACATTCCATTCGCTGACGAAGCAGAACCGAGCAAGGCAGCAAAAGAAGCAGGCGTTAGTTTGTGGGACCCAGGTAGCTGTCCAGAATGGATTCTCGCCAAAATTAAATCGAAGTACTTCTAAGGACCTATCATGTTCACAGCAATAAAGCTATTTTTCGGTACGCCGCTAGGTAAGGACCTCATTGTGGGCTTCGCTCTGCTGCTACTTGTGACTGCCATATATTCTGCAGGGCATCACACTGGTTATTCCAGTGGACACAAGGATGGTGTCACAGACGAGGTGGCGGTTCAGAAACCAATCGTCGATGCTCTACAGTTAAAGGTCGATACTCTGACAAAAAAGATCAACGATGATACTGCTGCCCGCAACGACAGGTTGCATGAGTTGGAAGGTCAGGTTTCGGAGCAGGCTATCGCCACAGCACAGGCAGAGACTGCAAAAGAGACACAGCGCAATACAGTAATCGATCAATACATCAAGAACACGGCGCCACCACAGACCGCTACCTGCGCACTGGATGAGAAGACGGTTGGGGCAATCAACAACCTGATCAAAACTCAAGGGGAACCGAAATGAAAGCTTTCTTCGCCTCGCTTCTTCTGCTGAGTGCATGCACTCAGGTGCCGGTACGCAAACCTTTAGACGACGTAGTGCTTGTTCCGCCTACGACAAAAGGAAATATTCCACAAAGTGTGGTAGCTGAGTGCCCTTTCATTCCGCTGATGGAAGACAAACCATACTCTCAACTTGAGACACTGAATTACCTCAACACTATCATCACTTTGTACGACAAATGCAGGACCAAAGACCTGATACTCATCAACACCGTCAAGTCTTCTTTCAATATCGACAGTAGTAAATAAAGCACGTATCACACAAACCTGGTCGGCCGACCATTACTCTAACAAGGATTCTTGAAATGAAAAAACCTGACATCGCAGACCTCGAAATGATGACGCCTGGTTCCATCTGGACCCGCGACAACGGCAAACAACGTCGCTTCCTCTTCGTCGCAAACGAATCTCTGCCTACCACGTATCACAAAGAGTATCCTCCGGTCGTCGTCTACGCGGACGAGAACGACAACATCATGGCAGTGAGCATCGAGGCATTCCTTGCCAAGTGCAAATTCTTCAATGTCGATCCAGAACTGGAAACCCGTCTGCAAAATCTGTTGCAGTTGCCGAAAGAAGAAACCTTCGATCTGGGTGGCGGCGGCGAAGACGACGGCGATGATTTGCTGGTTGCTGACGATGACGCACCGGACGAGATGAAAGAGACGATCCTCTCCGATGACGACAGCCCCTTCGCTACGGGTCTGCAAGAAGATACTGGCACCGGCAACATGATCGACTTCTACTCGGAAGCTACAGGTCTGCCAGTCGTCATCTCGGCACACGCTCTTTCGGCGGCTATCGAAGGCTACGTGCAGGCACCCCTGGTTTCCGAAAAGAAAATCCAGCACACGCTGTTGTTCCGCCCTGCATTCGGCATCACGATGGACAGCCTGACTGCATCGTTCACGCCGGCCAACATCGAGACCAACGTGGTCTACGCCTTCCGGGTCAATTCGAAAGACGGCACGTTGGACATCGACTGGGATACGTTCTTGGGTGTATACCCGATGGTTCGCGGTGGTCAAACGTTCTACCAGGTCATCTTCACAACCGACGCACAAATCGCGATGGCAAAAGCCGACAACGCGGTCGAAGCTGTCGCAGTGCACGATGTGCAGGCCGCTCAGATCATTGGTAGCGTGGGTGGTATCCCGCTGTTTAATACCACTGCTGCCACTTACGTACCTGCAGTGACTACCGCTGTCGATGCAGTGGTATCTCAGAGCGTACCCATCGTAATCAACGCTACGGTAGCGCCGCCAATACCAGCAGTGCAGGATACGACTGTCGTGATGGCATCGCAGCAAGTACAACCTGCCACGGTGGTAGTGGCTCAACAGTAAAAAGAAGCCCGACTGGAGCGTTGCTTCTGTCGGGCTTTCCCTTAGGGAGATCGGTATGAAACTAGCAAAGGGCGATTACTTTGTGGCAGCTCGGGAACAGGGCAAAGACTACCTTGCCAAGGCACTGAGCAACCAGCACGGTAATACAGTAGAAGCTGTATTGGAAGACAAGTGCCACATCCAGGGTCTGCGTCATACGATGACTGTTGATGTGAAGGACGTGGTGGTTGTGCTGGGACCAACGCCGCACCCGGGCAAAGTCTACGGTGCAGACGTCACCAATCTGTTCCGCGCTCGTAAGGACCATGATGACTTCGGTCCGATCCATTTCTTCTACAAGCCGGAAAAGGAGATTGTTAAAGACCTGTGGATCAGCATGAGCAAGGTATCGAAGCGGCTCGACAAACACGGTCTTGGCTTTCTGCTGCAAGACATCATGTGGGAAGTGCAGCGCTTCAACGGCGAGAAATATGCAGGGTGCTATATCTCTTCGAGAAACGAAAAGGTGCCTGTTCGTATTCAATTCCGACCTGAGTCAGTTCCGGCTACCGAGTACGCATACGTGTTGCTGCATGAACTCGGGCATCATCTACATTTAGAATTTATCAAATCCAAAAAGTTGAATGCATACTGGTTAAAATTATTTAATACCTCGATTAAGGTTGTATCCGTCAGGAAGGATTTATCCAAACAATTGTTGGAACGTCTGTTGGACCAAGATGCAGTACCTTCTGACTTCAAGCGCGACCTCGATGAAGAAGAAGCACTCGCCTTCAAGTGGATTATTCGCACTATCTCTACAGTTAGTGCTCTATCCATCAAGGACCTCGATACCCTTTTTGAAGCTGGCTTCAAAGATGAAGTCGCGAAGGTTTGGCCAGTTCGTAATATCCCCCGCAAAGAACTTGCTCCGGTTATATCTGAGTATAGTACTAAAAACGTTAAGGAATTATTCGCAGAAGTATTTGCCTTCCACATGACTGGCAAGAAATTACCCGATGCAGTCGTGCGCCTACTTGAAAAATCAATAAGCTATGCCAAAACTCAAAAAGAAAAATGAGTTGTCTCGCCGAGAGCTTATGTCGCTTTTACGTTATGACAAACTTACGGGCTCTTTTACGTGGCGAATAACGATAGCTACCAGAGCTAAACAAGGTACTACGGCGGGTACTTTGGCTAAAGGCTATGTCGTTATTCGTATTCATGGATTGGCGTATAAAGCTCATAGGTTAGCCTATTTATTCGTCAGAGGTTGCTACCCTGAAAATATGGTAGACCATAAAGACAGAAATAAGCAAAATAATAGTTGGTCCAACCTTAGGGCAACTACTAATTCTGTGAATCAACAGAATCAGGTAATTGCCCATAGGCGTAATAAGACAGGTCTGCTTGGTGTAACGAAACTGAATGGGGTATTCATGTCACGAATCGGTCTCAACGGTAAATATTACTATCTTGGTAGGTTTGACACTGCCAAAGCTGCAAGCGCAGCGTATTTTGCTGCAAAAACTATCTTTCATAAGAAGGGATATTTACCTAAACCTGCAGGGAGAAATCATGATTGACTGGACCAACCTAGACCAATACCCAGAATACACCGTCGAATGCAAATGCGGTCACATATATCGCAGTCATGCAAAATTCGACATCACGATTCTTCAGATCGTTGCACGGATACCTTGCGCGAACTGCGGCGACACCCATATGCGCGCAGCACGTAGTGACCCAGAGTCACATACGCTCGGGTAGTAAATACTGATTTTAAGGAGCAAACATGTTTCGATCTACCAAGAAATGGGGCCATGAGCGAGGCCTCAGTTGCGCATTCAGGCAATGGCGGGCAGCATCGCATTGTGCCCGTGTACATGGTTACGCTATCGCCATTGAGTTGGTCTTCGAGGCCACCGAATTGGACGAACGCAATTGGGTTGTCGATTTCGGCGCACTGAAGGAAGTGGAGGCTATCTATCGTAGTCACTTCGATCACAAGACGCTGGTCGCAAAGGACGATCCTAAGCTTGACCAATTTAAGGCTATGTGCCAAGAGGGCATCTTGGACCTGCTGGTAGTCGAGGCAGTCGGCTGCGAGGCATTCGCTCGTATGGCCTACGACATAGCCAACCAGTGGTTACAAGGCAGTGGTCATGCGCCGCGAGTGCGTCTCGTATCGGCACAGGTTTCGGAACACGGCAGCAACAGCGCAATCTACCTCGGAGAATAGAATGTTCAAACCAAATCAAAAGACCTCCATACCCGATAGCAAAGGTGTGGACTTTGTAAGCCAGCCGCTTATGAAACGATGGATTCATGTTGAGTTCGTCAAGGAAGGCGTACACTGCTATCCTGCTGCGGCTACCGATCCAAATCTGGCAACCGGAGAATGGGATGACGTTTCTTTCTTGGCGTCACCTCACTTCCACTACTTCACGTTCAAGGTCACTGTCGAAGTTTTCCAAAATGACCGCGATATCGAATTTATCCAATTCAGCCGTTGGTGCCAGCGCCTCTACGATCAAGGCGTCATGAAGTTGAACAGTCAATCGTGCGAGATGCTTGCTGAGTCGTTGATTGGCCGCATCGCCGACAAATACAAGGGGCGTGATATCAAAGTCTCGGTACTGGAGGACAACATCAACGGTGCGACGCTGGAGTATGTCAAGGCAATACCAGTTCAAACTATTTAAACCACGAGCCTTGGCCTGCACCATCAGGTCAGGGCTTTTGCCTTGGACGCATAATGAAGCCTACTCTGAATATATTCGGCATTGAGGAAACGAATGCCAACAAGAACAAATTCGTTCCTCACTACCGCGTTCTCGCCAACAAACTATACGACAACACACGGCTGACGTTGTTTAATCCGCGTTCGGTTATGAACACGCGACAGGCATACGAAACCATAGACTTCTGGAACTGCGATTCGGATTTCTTCTACGCCGAAGATGCATTGAGCTTCAACGAGCTACTGAACTTCTCTGGTAACCATGGTGCTTATTTCCAAGACTTCTTGAAGGTGATGCGTATAGCGCACGGGCACTACGGGATGGATTTGCTGGACACGCGGTGGCAAAAGAATAAAGCCCATATGCTGGATATATTTGCCTCAATGCTTGTTTCTGATGTTATCATGGTGTCGCCTGTACTGCGCGATACTCTGATGAATATCGAATTGCCGAAGCTGTGGTCTAAGAATGCCCTCAAGGTAGTGGAATCTAAAATGTTGGTCTTGCCTCCTCCAGACCTGTACAAGTTTGAGCCGCCCAAGGACATCAAGAAGAATTTCAAAACCTTGACATTCTTGTGGAATCACCGCCTGAATGCTGCAAAGAATCCAAAGGCGTTCTTTGGCATAATAGAAGACTTCCACACACGGTACCCAAAGGTGCCAATTAAGATCATTTTGCTGTCGTCCTTGACATCCGACGAGATCAAGAAAATAGTACCAAAGAGCCTGGCTGCGGTCACCGAGCAGCGTCCCTTTGCCTATGACGACGCAGCTTATGAGCAATCGCTAATGGACGCAAATGTCACCATTGGCACGTCAACGGCAGAGAGTTACGGCATCTCCATTCTAGAAAGCGCACGTTATGGTTTGGCGATATTCAATCTGCCTTGCAACGAAGCCTATACGAAAATCATAGGTGATAAGACTACGCTGAAGGCAAAAGAAGTACCCGAGCGTTTGCATCGCTTGGTAACCGAAAAAGGTTACGCCGATAAGGTCCTTAAATACACAGCACAAGGTCTGGCGAAAATCACCAATACCGAGCAGTACAAAAAGAAACTAAGTGCCCGGTTAGTCGATGTATTCGGTCAGCGCCTTGAGCGTGCATCTACAAAGAGCCCAAAGATCGCGCTCGTCATGAAGGCGCTCGACAAGAAGGCGCTGACGAAGCAAGAAGTCTACGCAGTAATGGGATGGTCTGCCACCGGACGTCAGCCAGTAAATACATTCTGGAGTGACTACTATCACGGTCTTCGTAAGCTAGGTGTAGAGACCACGGTAGTAAAGGGCACGCTTTACTATCACACCGGTGTAAAGCCTGTTAAGAATCAGCAGCCGAAGACCACTACCCGCAAACTATTCAAAGGAAAATAACATGGATTCCAGAATTCAAAATATCATCATCGAACGTCAGGCACTGGATCGTAATAAACTGTGTGACGCCACAGCGAGTATCCATACGCTAGTGGAAGAGGCCGGTCAGCGTATCTTCGGTATGCCATTTCGTATTATTGGAAGCGTCGTCTACGTTGGCCACAGCGGCGGCAAAGACTCGGTCCTCGTGCGCTGGCTCACTGACCGCGCACTTGGTCCCGGCGTGATGACTATCCACACTCCGAAGCCTAGCGGTATTCGCAATGAGGTCCATCCGCTGACTAAAGAATTTCTGTACAGCCTGAATCGTCCAATTCTGTACGTACCGGATGGTGAGAACTTACCTCGACTTGGTTACAAAGTGCAAATCGATGGTACTCGCGTCGCTGAGGCTGATCGTCGTGATGGCCGCGACATTGGCCTGATCGTCGAAGGTAGAGAAGTCTCACGCACGGAGACCCCGCTGTATCTAACTAGTGGTTTATTTGGTCAGAATTTCTGCTACCCGATCTACGACTGGTCCGACGAAGAAGTATGGGCTGCGATTTTCCACTACGACATCCCAGTATCGCCGGAGTACTATCATGATTAGGCGCCAGCCGGTATTGATCTTAGCACCGCACGCAGACGATGAGGTCATCGGCTGCTGGTCGGTCTTACTGGACCCTGAAGTAACTGTGTCGGTCGTCTACTTTTTTGAGTTGACCGATGAACGCAAGGCAGAAGCCCTGGTGTGCTGTGCATCCTTTGGTTTCGATTTGGAGTTCGCTGACTTCAATACTTACGAAATTCCTGATGGGTACCACGAGGTCTATGTCCCGAGTCGCAAAGATTGGCATGCGGACCACAAGATGGTCAACGCAAAATATCGTAATAAGGCCACCAAGTTCTATAGCGTTGATATGGCATGCGGTAAGTTGGTACAGGTACCAAGAGCCAAACAAAAACTACTTAACGATATTTATCCTAGTCAGGCATCGCTATGGGAGAACAACGACAAATACTGGCTGTTTGAGGACATACAGGAAACTGACTACGACGAGTACCGCACGCTGGCATGGACGCAGCCGAGCGGCCGTACGCTAGCCGTCACTGTGCCAGTGAACGATGTCGATAAGGTACTCGGTTGGCATTTGACAAATAACCGAGGTGGTCAATTTGGTCACAACCGCAGGGAATTTATGAATGACTTGCTGGCTATCTGCACCGGTAAGGTGACAGTCACCTACGACAATATTACTGTGGAGGCTTAAATGGCTAAGATCGGGGTAGAATGCGAAGGGCGCTTGCGTGGCGTAAAGACGCTGTTCGTTAGCGCTGTGGAATTGATCACCAACAAACATATCATCCAAGACCTACTGAAAGAAAATTGCACCAACCACCTCTACGTTAGCGATCACGGTAACACGCTGAACTATGAGGCTGTCGGTAACATGTTTGAGAACAAGCAGGTTACCATCGAAGTGACGAAGGTCTGCGGTAAGCAAAACATGCGAAGACCTAGCAACGTGAGCCTGATGCTGACGTTGCCGCAGGAGTACTTCAATTCAGTGGCAAACTTGTGGGAGGACGATCAGGTCAAGTTCCATTCACCAGAGCGTGAGGTACTGTGTGTTGCGGCTAGAAACTTTATCGCTACCACCCCAGACGAATTTGAAGGAGATACCGAGCTATGAAACGTCGAATCATAATGGTCCCTATCGAGCCTATCACCGAGCGCTATACGGAGCAATGGTACCGCAACTTTCCACTCGCCTTCGAGCGATTCGGCTTTGAGGTTCTTACCATAGAGGGTAAGCCGCTACTGGACAACGAAATTAAGGTCGGCGCCTTCTTGGATATCAACTCGACCGTCCACTACAAGATGACGCAGTTGCAGGAAGTCGCGCGCATGTTCCATTGTGGCGAAGTCCGCAATGACGACATTTTCTTCTTCGGTGATATCGAATTCTGGGGCTTGGAATCGGTAAAGCTGATGGCTCAAATGAATGGCCTAAAAGATGTGAAGCTGACGGGCTTCCTGCATGCAGCATCCTATACCAAAGAGGATGCGTTCTCTATCGCAGAGGAGTACCAGCAGTACACCGAGGTTGGCTGGTTAAGTGCGTTGGATAAGGTCTTCGTGGGCTCCAAATATCATCAACAAGTCGTTATTACTCGGCGTGGTTTAACCGGTTCTGCCTGGCCGGCTAAAATCGTGGTCACGAAGAATCCTCTGTTCCTTGATGAATACCATGATTTCGGTGCCGTAAAAAAGCAGAAAAAGGTCGTGCTGACCAATCGCTTTGACCACGAGAAGCGACCAAGTTTGACACTCAAACTTTTCAGGGAGTTGAAGCATAAATTCCCTGATTGGGAATTTGTGGTCTGCACCGGGCGACCGGGCTTCCGCGGTCGCGTTGAGGACAACCTTCTGCTCAATAACATGGTTGCTGCCGGCATCATTACCATCAAACCCGGTCTCACCAAAGAGCAGTATCACCGCGAATTGGCTGAAGCTTACATGATGGTCTCGCACTCAATTGAAGAGAACTATGGCTACTGCATAGCCGAAGCAGTCCACTACGGCTGTGTACCATTGCTATCAACAGGCCTAAGTCACGATGAGTTTGTAACTCGGCAGTACCAGTTCAACATGCGCTTGAACGGTGATGATTTCGAGCAGGCGTGCAAGTGGATAAGCCGATTCGATACACCGCGTCCGAAGTTGCCGCTCGATACCTCCGGCATGGACAACATCATCAACGAACTACTCGACCTGTGAGACAACTGGGCACTGACTCCTAACAAGAGCAGTGCCTTTTGTCGCAGTAAATAGTAGTATCTAATCACGAAAGACTATATGACTCTCTGCTACGTTCCTGCCGGTGGTGAGGGCTACTCTGATCGCACAACTCAAATACAGATTACCAACAAACCAAATGAAGCGGAGACATCCGAACACGGTAAGCTGTACAAGAGATGGCGAGCGAAGGAGAAGACCATCGTTGTCGTCAATACTTCTACACGCGGTGGCGTCACATCGAAGGACCAAGCCGACGTCATCGTACCAACATTGAGTTCGTCCTTCCTAAAGAACTGCGGCATCACGAAGGTTCTGGCCAATCCTATCCACGGTGGATTCATCAAAGAACCATTCGAGCAGCAAGGCATCGAATCGATTGTTGATAGCGGCGGCTTTCAAATGCTGAAAGGTACGGTCGACTTTGTTGACCCAACCAATCTCGTCAAGCTTTACAACGTGAAGGCGAACATCGCAATGCCCCTTGACTTGCCGGTGCCGTCGGCTGCTGAGCATATGTTCTGGGACCCAGTGTCGAAGATGATTAAAGCCAACGATGACTTCATGTTGAAGCATCTGAAGCCAGGTATCGATCTCGCAATCATCAGTCACGGATCAACGTTAGCTCGGCGCAAATCGCGCTTGGATGTTCTAGACCGTAAGGCTAGGGTTATAGCCATCGCAGGTCTGGGTATCAAACCTGCTCCTGGCGTCGATCACGTGACCACTGCTCTAGAGAGCTTGATGTATGTGGTTCAACGCTACCACAAATCCGCTCGCTACTTCCATGTGCTTGGTATCACCTCCAAGTTCTGGCTGTTTATATACGCATTGCTCGATTCGTCAGGCTACGTCAAATCGATTGGTGCCGACTCGGTTAGCCATCGCCTTGGTGCTTTGGTTGGCATGTACGACACTTACGACTTCCAGACGATAAGCCTACACAAGAAACAGACTTACCACCAAGCGATGCCCTGTAACTGTCCGGTTTGCTTTGCGCTGGATGACATCCGCATCGTCAACAACACCTACGTACTGGAGGCCCACAACCTGTGGGTGCGCGCACAGTGGGCTAAGCTGATGAGTGACATGGCCTACCAGTACGTTAAAGGCACAGTGAAGCTGGAAGAGATTTACAAGACACTGAACCTGACGCTCAAGTACAACGAATTCCACAAGTTTGTTAAGTATGCTGAGTCTATTATCGAGAAAGATAAATTCACTACCCTGCGACAATCCAATACGACCAAGTCGTTGTTTCGGTCAACGGGTAAGGTCCCCAATCAAGAACTTTATACCAAGATACTGAGGAGCTATGAAAAATTCCATAGTCGCAAATTCCTGTAAGGTCAAACGCCGAGTAGGTGGCCTGATCTTTGGCAGGATCGACAAGGAGACCTACAAGTCAGTGTATGCTTGGGTCAAAGCTGGCAAACCGAACGATGTATATATCTACGATCACGTTGACACTCTGAAGGTCTGTGGTATCCCGATCTGCGATGCTGTTTATGCGCGAGGTCTATACATGCGGTCAACAGTACGTCCGAAGCGCGATGCAGAGGTTATGCTCATAAAGGGCTTCATACGCGAACTTAAACCTGCAGTCGTCAAATCAAAATCCGATGGTATCCAGTTGGCCGAGACCAAGGACCATCACAAAATGATCTACTGAGGAATTACCATGATCCCAATTATTCCCCAAAACGCAGATCGCAATGTATCTGCGCGAGATTACAAGGCGCTGGATGGTCGCCTGTTGGTTTCGTCTGTCTTCGCAACGCATCAAGGTGAGGGTCCTTTGGTGGGCCGTCCAGCTATGTTCGTGCGCCTAGCTGGCTGCAACTACGGATCGAAGACTGATTTCTGCCACTTCTGCGATACCAGTTTCCAGTTCGATACTGCTAATGCCTACACTCCGCAGGAGTTGCTAGACTTCATCATGACCCAGGGCTACAACAAGAAACAGATACTGGTCATCACAGGCGGAGAACCAACGTTGCAACTGGCGTTACTCGATCTGATCGTTTTGGCAGAGCCGATGTTCGAGACGATCCAACTGGAAACCAACGGTACGCAGCCCAAGTTCTACTTGGAGGCAGTGCGTCGCAAGATGACCAAACGTTTCGTATCGGTTGTTTCGCCTAAAGCAAATGTCAATACTGGCAAGTATCCGAAAATCAACAACGACGTCCTCTGGTGGGCTAACTGCCTTAAGTTTGTTATATCTGCTGATCCAGACAACCCGCATCATGAGGTTCCTGATTGGGCGCTAGAAAGCCACAAGCCTATATACGTGTCACCTATGGTGATCTATCAGAAGGCGTACATGGGCGAAGTTTCTTCCATCTGGGAAGACGGCTTGGTGGACAAAGTACAGACCGCAGCAAACTTCCAATACGCGGCAGCCTACGCACTGAAGCACTCTATCAACGTCAGTATTCAAGCACATATTTTTCTGGGGATCGCATGAAAATCAAACCAATCAGTGATGTTATTCGTGACCGACTCGCAGCAGGTAAAATGCGGTTCTTCAGCAACGACAACATCTCGTCGGCAATCGATGAGAAAGACATACCACTGTTGGTCGATGAGGTTGCTACCAAAATGCAGGCAGTGCTAAAGTCGCTGGTCATCGACACGAAGAACGATCATAACTCGGCAGATACCGCTCGTCGCTTTGCCAAGATGCTGGTATTGGAGACCTTCAACGGTCGGTATGTTCCGATGCCCGATGTCACTGAATTCCCTAACGTGAATAAGGTCGATGAGCTATACGTCGTTGGCCCCATTAATATGCGTAGCTCATGTGCCCACCATCTGGTACCTATTACCGGACAGGCCTACATCGGTGTCTTACCTCAAGACAAACTGATCGGCCTCTCCAAGTTCCATCGCATCGTGGCTCATATAGCAAGCCGCCCGCAAATTCAGGAGGAACTTACAGATCAGATAGCTAATGAGCTGGAGGCGTTGACCGAACCATTAGGTCTGGCCGTTATGGTCGTGGGCAATCATTTGTGCTGCGGCCACCGCGGTGTGAAGGATCAAGGTAGTCGTATGGTCACCTCCGTGATGCGTGGTGAAATGCGCACCGACAAATCCCTAAAAGAAGAATTCTACCGTATGGTGGAGCAAACCAAAGGAGCAACGTGATGGTCTTGGACTGGAAGGCATGCAAAGATAAACCTCAGATTGTAGCACAGTGTTTGTGCGGCAATTGGTACCCTGCACATATCCAAACTGTGGACAACATTCACTACACGCAGGACGGTTGTCCCATGTGTGGAGAAACGCAGACCCAAACCCCACCACCATACGATGGAGACGACAATGCAACTGATCGATGACCGCTACTTGGCTGCTCAAGGCCATACTCCTGAATACCTGGCATTCATGACCGGCACTGTACCAGGTATGATCGAAGAAACCATCAAGCGATTGAAGGCAATCCCGTTTGACCGTGATAGCCTCTACGTTGCACACAGCGGTGGCCGCTCATCGACTCTTATAATGGAACTGCTTGGTGAGGCCAGCATCGGATGCCCGGTTGTATTCAACATCGAACCTGGTGTTACTGCGCCTGAGCTTACCAAGACGCTGACGCAGTATTACTACTCGGCGCCTGCGGCTGCTGACGCTAAAGAAATGGGTCTTATTACGTGCATCAGTGGTTTGCGTATGGATCGCCATCCAGGTAAGACGCTTGACGTCAGGGGTGTACAGTGGCCAATCGAACAAATGCCCATGTACCTCGAACTGGGTGAACATGGTCAGCAATACGTGTACCCGCTTTTCGATTGGTCCACTCTGCAGGTTGAGTTGGCTCTGAAGCACTTCCACATACCATTCATGGTGCAATGATGATTAACGCTCAGGTTGGTGACAAAGTTCTGGTGACCGTAGACAGCTGGTTCTATGGTGCTGACGGCAAACAGTACCGAGCTATCTTCGGCACCCTAAATGGTGTCTGCACAGCCGAGGATACGTTGGGTATCAGGCCAAACGGTAAGTCCGCCAATTGGTACATGCAGGTCGGCAACACAACGATTGCTGGTTGTCAGGTTCACTATGTGTTGAAGACCGATACAGTCAACGATGGCCCAGTCGAAGACTTCAATGTCTACGACGGCGACTACAGGATCAGCATGCGTCCGTCAGCTATCTATATGGCGGACCTATGACCAAGAACTGCGGTACCTGCGTGCATGCGTATCCAAACTGTAGTGCGGTTGGTGTGCGCCTCGGCTGCTGGAAGGACAAGACAGCTAGCGGGTTCAAGTACACGTTCAATCTTGCCAATGACGGCCAAGATTGCGATTCGTTCAAGCCGAAGATCTTGGAGGCAACAATGAAGGGTATCACTGCGGATAAAGTGGGCGAAGGTGCTTACATATGGCAAAATCAAGGCATGCGACATCTGGGTTTCATTCAACGCGACAAGCGTGGTTACCTGAGCGGTAGTTTCGTGGCAGCAGACGGTAGCGTGCGTGCCATTATCTTGGACTACGGTGACGGTACGTTTGCGGAAGGTCTGTTCTTTCATATCAGTATGACGGAGTTTTTCAATGAAACGTAAGCACCAACGCTACCTGTCGAAAGCCTACTGGGCGTATCGTAACCGCGTTCACATGCATCACTATGGTGTGCCGTATTCGTTAGGCTATGCTTCGTTGAATGCGTTAGGTTGTGGTCTAGCAGATAGCCTGTATCTTGCTAACACACGTATGGGCATCGCGCGACGCATGCTGGCAACACCCGAAGCAAAGGCTGCTGCTGACGCTCAGTATAACGAACTTGTGGTTAAGCAAGAAAAAGAAGCTGCCGAACGCAAAGCCGTGTGGGCAGCATATAAGGCTGACCTGCAGCCGTACAATCGTAAGTTTGACTGGACAACTCGTGGTATCTACAAAAAAGAAGGTGAGTCATGGACAGGGCGAAGGCAAGGCAGTTGCTACTTGCGGGCAAGACTCTTGAGTATAACAGTTGGCATTTTACGGCGAAGTATATGGGCTGTGCTGAAGGATATGGTTGCTGTTTTGATGACCGTATGTCGTTGGAAGAAATTTTGGATTACATCGAAGACGCCTGTCGTTCCAAATGGGACGAGGTAACAATTCAAGGAGAATAAAATGGTCGGTCTTAAAGGTTCGGAAGTAACTGGTGTGGGTGCATACGAATGGCATGCCAACAACGTGCGTCATGTGGGCTTCATTCGCCGGGATGAGCAGGGCAATCTTTACGGCTATTTCACTGGTGCGGATGGCACGCAACATGGTGTCGCAGTTGAGATTGCCGATGGCCTGTTTTACCCAAGTGCGCTGATTCCCCTGGAGGGCGTAGGCGACGGTCTGTAACAGAAAGCGGAGGTGGAATACCACAAGATTCCACCTCCGTATTTTTCGATATTCATTAATAGGAAGCAAAAATGAAAAACTACCAAGATTTGATGAAGCACGTTTTGACCGTCGGCCAGCGTGAACCCAACCGTACTGGCATCGACACGATCACTACACCAGGTGAGATGCTGCGCTACGATCTGCGCGACGGCTTCCCAGCAACCACAACCAAGAAGCTGGCCTTCGATTCAGTCAAGGGTGAATACATCAGCTTCCTGAATGGCGCCACATCAGCAGCCGAGTTCAGGGCAAACGGGTGTAAGGTCTGGGATCAGAACGCCAACGAGAACGCTGCGTGGTTGGCCAATCCGAACCGTAAAGGCGTAGACGATCTGGGACCAGTCTACGGCAGTCAGTGGCGTAACTGGGCAGGTCAGCCACAAATTCTAACTGAGGCACCTTTCTTGCCGGACCACCTGATGCCCATATTTGATTTTGTCTGGGAAGGCAAAACCGGCATTGTGGCCCAGCAACGTATCGACCAATTGGCTAACGCCTTGAATGACATTCGGAACAATAGCCAGAGCCGCCGCATCATCGTCACTGCGTGGAATCCGGCGGTAATCGATAAGATCGCTTTGCCTGCGTGCCACATGAGTTTCCAATTCCTGCCGCGCTCAGATGGCACTTTGCATATGACAATGCTCATGCGTTCGATACACTGAGCGCCTTGATAGGGCAACCTATCTAGCAAACCTTTCTAAACGGGGAACGGTCACAGACCCAATCCCGTGCTAAATATCTACATTCTAGACATCGCTTTTAGCTACACAATTTAATGATGCTACCAAATGGGAGGTGTCATGAAAATACTATGCGGTGTTTACAAAATAACGAGTGCAGCAACTGGAAAATTCTATCACGGTAGTTCAAAAAACATGCGAGCGCGGAAGAGAGGCCACCTTAAGGCATTGGCAAGTGGTGACCATATAAATCAGAAGTTACAAAAACTGTATGATAAATATGGTGCGTCTGATCTGACTTTTACCGTGGTAAAACTACTTGATAGGGGAGATGCTTATAAACTTGAAGATAAATTAATACGAAAAAATCTTCAAAATAAAAAAGCATTGACTATTGGAATGCGCGCTGTCGGTGGTGATAATCTTACGCGTAATGGTAGGCGCACTGAAATAATAGCGCAGATCAAAACCACAATGCATAAGAACATCGCTGCAATGACTCAAGACGAACGAGATGAAACGTGGGGCAGACCTGGTGAGCTTAACGGTATGTATGGAAACACGCATACTAAAAAAGTTAGAAAGATTCTTTCAGATGCCATGTTAGGTAATCAAAAGGCTGTCGGGCGCATCACTACACCTGAAGCCAGAGAAAATTATCGAAAATCAGCATTGGCACGAGTGGCTGCCGATGATTACGTGAATTCGTTCGCTGGTAAAGTACATACCAAGAAAACAAAACAGCTTTTGTCAGAGCTTAACAAAGGTAAACTTCCTCCCAACACGCGGAGGGTTCGAATTGGTAAAAAAACCTACGTAAGCATGACAGCAGCAGCAAGAAAACTTGGTGTAGTTACCGCAACCATCCTAAATCGTATTCGTTCCAAGAATTATCCAGATTACTCGTATGTAGATTAAATGCCTAACGACTATCGAAAGCCCGCATGTGCGGAAGCAAGTAGAGTAGGGTGCAAGCGCACTCGAAAAGAAAGGGCTCCTTGTAGGAGCGTGATATAGTCTGCTCTGCATGGTAACATGCAGCAGTTAGCTGAGGCCCAAAGCTAGCGGGTGTGGTATCGCGAACCACATCGAACATAATGTCAGTAGATTTATTTTTGGGCGCACCATTCAACATCGCCGGCTATGCACTGCTGCTGGGACTATTCGCTGCCTGGACTGGCCGCACCGCAGCAACGCTGACGATGTTCCTATCGGATACCCACATCTACGTGAACCATTTGGATCAGGTGGAAGAACAGTTGAGCCGGAAGCCATTCGATCCGCCCGAACTCGATATAGTGGTTCCTGTTGGGGCTACAATCTTGTCGCTCGATGAATTAGTCAGCGGACTTGCTCCAAACGATATCCATCTACTGAACTATAAACATCATGCGGCTATCAAAGCGCCTATGGCGGTCTAATGAAAACCGAAGACATCAAATCAATCCTTAGCTTGGTCGATCAATCTACTGGAACTGAGCCGAAGTTCGATTTACCATTTTCGATTCAGTTGTTGGCATCCATGCACCAGTCGCTAACCAAGAAAACAAAAGGCGATATTGTGGTTGCCTTTGGCTCCAAGACCTACGGGTCAGTAATGGGTAGCGATGGATTCATAGTGGCTATCGAGCCCCGAAGCCGTGAGGAAGTTCTTACCGGGTATGTAGCTACCATGTTTGGCATGCACCTCATCACTGATGCGTATTTCACTTCGGATGAACTTTTGCTCCCAGCCAATTGTCTCTACGTGTTGAAATGGGATGGTGAGCGTATCATCGATCAAGTAAGTTGTTTCCTACTCTGAGGTAACCATGAAAGTCATAGTCGAAGGTATCGCCGGTGAAGGCAAACATATTTTGGTTGAACTGATAAATAAAGCGCTTACTGACGCAGGCTTCACCACCCAGTATGTCGGCTTGAATCGGTTCCAACTTATCTCTGCCGAATACATGGCAACTGCGCTGCGCAACATCCAAGCACGCAATCCAATTATGGTAATTGAGGAGCGACAGCAGCCAATGCCACACATCCCATTCACTATCACAACGCGAGAATAACATGCGGACGTTCATTCACATCACCATGGGTAAACCTGGTGACATACCCACAGCAGAAGATATGCAGGCGGTCCATCACCTGTATGCAGAAGACTACCTTCAGTACAAAGTGTCTGAGATGGGTGCAATCTCGGGTGGTCGTATTCATATGGAGAAAATCAGCGTACCGAACCAGGCGCTGGTTTCTATATTCAATCCGATGCCTCCTGCACTGTGGCCTTTGGACCCTGAACAACTCGATAAGGTGAAGATAGTGGTCAACCATGTGCTTGCTGTTCTCGATCAAGATAGAGCAGATGGTATGCTGCGGTCACGCCCACCGTGCATCATCACACATGCCAATATCGGCATTCGGGTAGTTAGCCTCGAAGATCAAACCGTCATCCACAGGAGCGAATAATGGAAGCCTACCAAGAACGAGTTGTAAAAGAACGTGACGAGTTGCATACCAAGCTTACGGCGTTGACCGCATTCCTCGCTGGCGATTCAGCTAAGGCTTTGAGCGCACGCGATCTGTCGCACCTGGTACATCAACGACGAGCGATGCTCGAATATTGTGACATCCTCGACACTCGGATACACTGCTTTACGTCGGATATCATACCAGTACCGATCATAGACGTACCAGACAGTCAGCCAGTGATTCCTAAGTGGAAGGACGCAAAATGAGCCAGGTATCTATCTTGCGAGTAGTTAATCCCAAGTCAGTGGGCGCACGCGCAGAGTTGGTCAAACGAATTCTGGATAGTTGCTTCGTCGTAGCTGAGGTTATCGAAGAACTTACTGAGATGGGATTCAGTTACCGTATTACGGTCGACGAGCGCGTTGTTGAACACGAAAGGAAGAAGGTAGCTATAGTCGCCCGTAAATTCGGTGAAGTAGAATTATACCCTGATGCCTTTTCGGATGATCTCTCTATTCTCGACATAGGTCCCGGCGTCGGTGCATCTTGCGCGGTTACACAGGATGAGTTCAGGCGCGCCATTCCGTCGGAGATAGAACCAGAAAATAGTGGAGGTGACGTCAATTACTATCTTGCCGATATTCACCACCCGAAACGTCTGGAGCCTTACAAAGCTGAGTGCGAGGATATTATTGCGCACCTAGAAATGGACTTCTTTGAAGGTGAAGCCTTCAAGGCAATCTGGCGTAAGGCGGCTGCACGAATGGGTAAGCGTAAAGCTGGTAACAGCGGCCAGCGTGATGCTGATAAGGTGAAACATTACGGTACGCGCATGTCAGAAATCGAAGCCTGGCGATCCAAATAGGAGCTTACCATGACCTTAATACGAAGAAACAGAGCAGTCACCCGAGAGGTGATGCTGGAGAATTCGGCAGAGTATATGAGAACCCACTGCGCTACGTCCGCTGATCTCGCCAATCACTTCGTTATATCAGACAGCACCGCGCGCAATCACTTGCAGACGATGCGCGATTACGGAGCAATCATAGTGGTACGAAATCGAGGCAGCTACAATGGCAAGCGACAGGCAGTTTGCTATGGGCCAGGTACCAAAGAGAAGATCGACGCATTCATTGTTGATGCGCGGCGTGGTATGTTTCCGGCTCCTATATCGGAGGGCCGTAACGCTGCTGGTCCTGTGGTACGCCGTAATGAAGCCACACCAATCTCCTTCCGTCATGACAATATGACCCTTCTTCTTTTTGCCTACAGGTGGAATCCCTATGAAATTCATCAAGTGGTTTAGCATCGTCACGACCCTCATCTTCGCTGGATTAGCCATCCACGGTTTCTTTAGCGGTCACTGGCATGGTCTCATGATGACCTTTATGGGCTTCGCGTCTTGGGCCTCAGTTAGTCTCTACGGCAAGCTGAGCAAACCGATTCCGTGAATTTAATTCTTTCAAGGAGAATGCGATGCGCGCACTGAAATCTCTGATGGCGAGAACTGATGAACACCGCAAGCAACGTGCGGCCTACGTCAAGATCATCAAGACCAAGATAGGTCACAACAAGCTGGGTCAAGGCTACATTGCGGCTCAGACTTACTCCACCCATAAGGTAGGCGCAGACGGTCGTATGGTCCGCAACACTAACAAGCATCGGTATTTGACGATGCTGACCTTCGTTGATAAGAAACTACACGTTGTAGCAAGCTGCTCTTGCGGAGACCAGACCTTCCGGTGGGAGTGGGCCAATACACAAAAAGGTGCCGCAGAAATCGAGTACTCCAATGGAGAGCCTCCTACCACTACCAATCCGACCTTCAAGATCGGCTTGTGTAAGCATCAGGTAGCATTGGTCAACCTCATCAAACCAAAACTTCCGCAAGGGTACCTGTAATGGCTATGATGTTAGGGAATTGCGAAGATTGAACTGAAAGGAAACACCTTGGCCAGTTACGAACATAGTCAGGTATTTGACCAGATTAAAATTTCCAAAGAGTCGATTACCACAAACTACACCAGCCTACAATATCTGCAAACGCTGGACTCCTTCATTTGGAAGTCCTTGCATCCCATAGCCACCGAGTGTCCCTCTTTGTTCTACACCTACTTTGCTAAAGTGGTTGCACGACAGAGCTTGCGCTCCAGCGCTAAATTCACGTCCAACGATCGGCAGAAATTACCGATCCAATTGTTCAATGCACTGATCGCAGAAGATCAAGAGAAAGCCTTCACGAATATACGGGAGATGTACATTAACCGTGGCTTGCTGTTCGGTCTTGTGGGCTTTTTCTTGCGCTACCTAAAAACCTATACTGAGCTTCAGTTCGTTAAGCTGAAGCCAGAGATTCGTCGGTCGATCACGCATCGCATTGAAACCAACATAGGACTTCGACCTCAAGGTAATCTCTATCAAGCAATACAGGAGACGAAGTTCTGGGACACCAAAGCCATCGGATGGAAAAATAAGATCATCGAGAAGTATGCGCGCATGACGATCATGAACGCGCAGCGGACCTATAAAGACTTCAGCTACCTGGTCAAGCTGGACGACATCGTGCAGATATACATGGTAATCGTATCACGTTCGGTTGACCGATGCGATCCTCGGCAGGGTGTACTGACGACCTTCATCCAGAATTGGTACAAGTCAGCAAAGGGTGAGGTAGCGCAACTCGCGCAAGGCACATCGGATTCTTCTTACGAAGGTCTGATAGAAGAACATGGCGATGCGGTACACGACTTCATCGGTGTCACTAATCCAGACGTTGAAAGCGAGCTGTGGGCACACGTAGCCTACGTCGCGTATTGCACTGATCCACATGGCTTGGTCAGGACCTCGCTGGGCATCCCGCAATACGTATCACCGACTGATCGACAACTATTGGAGGCACTGGTATATGAGCCGTCTTGATACGCAACAGACAGGCCCTAACGTCGTGGTCCAGGCATACAAGAACCTGCTGCAAGATTACCAACTTCGCGCCAAACAGGCGGAAGGGACTACGGCCCAACTGCTTACCGAGAAGCTGGGCGAAGACGGTATTCGTGAGCTAGTAAATAATATCATGAAGCACATGGATGAACGTGGCATCCAAAAGTGCGATCAGTATGCTGGTCTTATTCAGACTACGCTGATGTCTCTGAACCAGTTAGCAAGGGAGACCACAGACGAGAAAACGAAAGCTGGTATGGTGCAGATCATACAAGCGCTAACACTATCGGAGTCAAGATGAACCTCGAACAATGCATAAGTTACATCGGAGCGGCAGCAGCAACTGAGGTGCCTGAATTCAGGATACCCATGTCGCCGAAGCTGATCGCGGAGATGTCACTTGCGGCGAATGCACACGCCAAGAATCGCGTTTTGATATGCGGAGGTAGTGTGTACGCTACCATGATCGCCGACTCGGACTTCTACAGTCTGATAGACCCTTATGGTGAAAAGGAAATAGTAGACAAAGGTGTCATGGCAGTTTTGTTTGGCATGGATATTTTGACGCCAGCCTTTTATCACCCAAACACTCAAACAGAATTGAATTTGCCGAGAGATTATCTCGGTGTGGTGTCCGTAGACAGTGAAGGCAAACTCGTGCATTCTACGGGCTGCTTAGTATCTGGCGTATAAATAACTCAACCGTAACAGGAGCATCAAATGGCACAAAAGGGCACGGACCTCAACGATGTACTAGCAGGCGGTGGCAACAAACGTGGCAAGATCAGTGACAAAATCCCGCAGTTCAAGTTCCCTGAAAAGAAGTGGGTTGAACTGCGTTTGATTGGTTCGATCTACACCTACGGTGGCTACTGGATCAAGACCAAGAACAAAGAGGGCAAAAAGACCACGTTCTACACGCCATGCCCCTCGTATGATGCGGCAACGCAGCAACGTGATGGCGCCATATACGATCCATGGCGCGATCTGATCGCTTCGCAGTCGGATATGGAGCAGAAGGACCAATGTGGTAACTTCTCCAAGCAAGGCTTCATCAATGCGATCCTGCGTAAGGCGCAGAAAGACGAACCACGTAAGAAACCGAAGCATACCAAAAGCGAACGCAAAGCCGGCTTCAAAGACAAAGACTCCGACTCGTGGACGCCAATCGTGCCGGTTCGCCTGACTACCTCAGCGCTGACCAAGATCAAAGAGCAAGGCGGCCTGAACATCGTCGAAAGCAAGAAGGGTGGCGCCAAAGCTTACCCGGTCACGCATGAGAAGTATGGTTGCGATATCCGCATCATGTACGACTCGACCAAAGAGCCGGCCAACCAGTATCAGGTAGTCATCGGTAAGCGCACTCCGTTGACCGAAGAGGAAATGGAATACCTGAAATACGATCTGAGCGATCTGGAAGAACCGATGAAAGCAGCTGAGGTAAAAGCCGACTTCGAAGGTTGGGCCAAACGCAACGGCATTAAGCTGAAGGGTAAAAAATCCAAGAAGGATGACGACGAGGACGAAGACGACCTGCCAGACGATGACCTGGATGACGACGACGAGCCAAAGAAGGGCAAGAAGTCCAAGGGCAAAGCCAAGAAATCCAAATCGCGCGATGACGATGACCTGGATGACGACGATGAAGATGAGGATGACGAACCCAAGAAGGGCAAGAAGTCCAAATCAAAATCGAAGGGCAAGAAGTCCAAAGATGAGGATGATGACCTCGACGACGATGACGACGATGAGGACGATGACGACGATGAGGACGATGACGACGATGAGGATGAGAAGCCCAAAAAGGGCAAATCGAAAGGTAAATCGAAATCGAAGAAATCCCGTGACGATGATGACGAGGACGATGATGATGACGATGACGATGATGAGGATGACGATGATGAGGATGAAGACGACGAGCCAAAGAAAGGCAAAGGAAAGTCCAAGGTAAAAGCGAAGTCGAAGGGCAAGTCGAAGAAAGATGATGAGGACGAAGACGAAGACGAGGAGGATGATGATGACCTCGACGATGAAGACGACGATGAGGACGAAGACGAGGAGGATGACGAACCCAAGAAGGGCAAGAAATCCAAAAGCAAGCCCAAGGTGAAGGCAAAAGGCAAGTCGAAGAAATCCAAAGACGATGACGAGGACGATGATGACCTCGACGACGACCTGGATGACGATGAGGATGATGAGGATGATGAGGATTACGATGACGAACCTCCAGCGAAGAAAAAGAAAAAGTCCAAGAAGAAGTAATTAAGAGTCGCCCCAGCCGGTAGAGGTAGCTCAGGCTGGGGCTTTTCTTTTGTCTATCACGGAGCTAACATGGCAAAAAAGAAACAGAAAGACGTAGAGGTTGATGTCGAAGCGGAAGAGCCGAAATCCAAGAAGAAAAAAGGATCAACCGAGAAGTTCGATTATGCCTCCATCTACGGGGATCAACTGGATGTAATCGCTCGCCGTCAAGGCGTAGAGGTCTCCAGCTTGGACATTGGTGACCCGATGTCTACCGGCATGCTGTGCCTTGATATCCAACTCGGTGGTGGTGTTCGCGCTGGCATGTACACTTCCTCGGGTTGGGAGCAGACAGCGAAGACAACTAATACGCTGACCGTCATGGCCAACGCTATTAAGGCGAAGATTCCCTTGTTGGAATTTTGGGATTATGAGGGGAGTACCCGAAACTCCAAGCGTTACGTAGAATCGATCATTCGTGGCGCTGGAGTTAAGTTGGAGAAAAATCAACTATTCGGCAAACGAGATGAAGATACGGGTAAGTGGGTAATACGCCCAATAGTTCGCTACCACTCTGAATCTGTTGGCGATAAATTCTTCGACTACATGTCGGAGGTTCTACGTAAGTTACCAGACAAGAAATTTATTGCCAAGAAATGGTGGTTGCGCTTCGATGAGACAAAGGAGAATAAGGCCAAATACGGGGATATGGCTGACTCGTCGATGACCAAGAAATACGGCAAAGGCTACTGGCTTCCGGCACCGGACGGCAATCTGCAGGGTATCTTCTTTGTTGACTCGTACCCAGCCATGAATCCAGCCGCCAATGATGAAGAGGATGCAAACAACAGCCTTGGCTTAGCCGCTCGGATGTTTGCCAAGCATTTGCCACGAGTCAAGGGTCGTTTGGCTGAAAAGATGGTAGCATTGCTGGGTGTAAATCAGTTGCGCGATATCCCGATGGCTATGTACGGTCCGAAAGAACAAGAACCAGGCGGGAAGGCTCTGCGTTTCAATTCTGACGTTCGCACTCGTAATACTGCGCGTGCTTCCGGTATGCCTTTGTGGCCAAAGAACTTCAATGATAACCGCAGCGAGGTTGAGAAGTCCGTCGAATTCGAAGGTAAGGATATCTATCGCTACATTCAGGTCAAGGCCATCAAGAACAAGCTGTGGACACCAGGTCGTAAAGTCTGGGTACGTATATGGGAGCAAGACGGTAGCGGTGTAGCCCGTGGTTTCGATCCGTTCTTCGATACCATACACTACCTACGCTTGACTGGTCAACTGGCTGGCAAAGGCCGAGAGAAACTGACGCTCAAGCTTGACGGGCTCGGTACTGCCAAGCCCCTAAGCTGGTACGACTACAAGGCCTGGGTGTTGGGTGATCGTGACCAAATGATTAAGATCAGTAAGAAAGCTGGCTTCAAATCGATGTCGTTGCGAGCATACTGCTTCAAGCAGATCGCTAGCGGCAAGGGTGAGGAACTTTACGTAGCATGCAACGAAGAACCTGACGGAGAGTAAATGAATAGCCTAGTCCTGACAGACACCAAAGAGGAGGATAAGGCCGACGGAATACTTAGTGCGCTGTCGGAACTAGCCTATGCAATGCCTTCACCGAAGGCGCAAGCAGAACCACAAAAGAAGCGGCGTAAAAGTCGCTTCTTTTTTGTGCTTTCCGATTCGATTTACACAGAGGTGCAGAAGAGAAGTAGTATTACCCGGCGTAAGGAACTGGTCCCCATAGACCACGAGATTGAGGCCCGATTGAAGGGTTACCGCAAAGAAGCACCAAGCAAGATAGAGGCTAACATAGAAGCAGTCAGGGAATTCTTCCTCAAGGAGGTAGGACCATTGACGATGGCCGGTTCGGCAGGTGCAACACAAGCACAGCAAGTTGTACAACGTCTGTTAAACACGGAAGTAGACGGAACCCTATTCGCTAAATTTGACCGTATGAGCGCCACTGCTGCCAACATCAAGATGTCGAAGTTTATAGCGCGCTACTACGGTCTGGAGCCTGATGAAGCTGCTGCCATTATGGCATCGGTAGCACCAAAGCAACCACAGATCATGCCAATACCGATACCAATGGGGAATCCAAATGAAAGACGTTCCAAAGAAAGTAAGGAAGATAGTTCTTCTTAATGACCTATTTCCTGATCTGACATCTGACTCCGATCTGGAGATGATAGCCAAATGGGATACGGCTAGCAAAGGTGAGGGCAAGAAGACGAAGATCATACTGCCAGACGACCAAGAGATCATTATGCCAGATAGTTACGGTGATGATTTCGATGTGCGGACGTTGATGAAGATGGCAGAAGACCCAGTTACTGGCACGATGCGTAACCTGCGCATTGATGACCGTGATCTGCCGCGTGCCAAAAATTACTACGATTACGCTTATCACATCATTGGGCGTGATGCCAATCCACCTTGGATGAAGCAGATGTGGACAGGTATCATGTTGTTCGGTGAAGTGTGTACTGCGTGTACCAAACCGGAATACCTTGACGTACATCGGTTACCCAAATCGATGCATAGTGAGGAGATCATTAAGCACATGACGCTATTGGAACACGGCGTCTGTCCTAAATGCAAGCGTCACAAGTACGACCTGATTAAGAACTTCAGGCTAAACGATTACCAGCAATTGGTGAACGTGCTGGGTCAACGTAGTGGTAAGTCCAGTTCGTTTGCAGCTGGTTACGCTACCTACGTTGCACACTGCTACCTGACGTTCCCTGACTTGGAATCGTTGGCTCGGTCAGAGATGCAGGCCTCCACTCTGTTGACGGGCACATTCGTGAGCCTGAATTTCGCCAAAGCAATTGGTGTTATGTGGACACCGTTCAAAAAACTGATTGAGAAGTCCAAGTGGTTCCAATCATACTTTGCGGTTCTTGACCAAGCCAAGGCCAAATATGGTAAGGACTTCTATAGGGTATCCAGCCTGTATATGGATATCTACCACAAGAACATTCGCTTCTACCCGACCGGTCCTCGCTCATCTACGCTTCGAGGTGATACGCGCATTCTAGCAGGTATCGATGAGTTGGGTCTGTTCCCATTACCGAAAGGTGATGAAGAGGAAGATTCGGAAAGCGAGCGCGCCAACGCAGACGAGGCCCACAAGTCGCTGTTGAATAGCTTGGCTACCGTACAGGCCATTCGCTGGCGCTTGTTGAAAGAGGGCATGAGTTCGGCACCACCATGCATCATGGGTTCGGTTTCTTCTCCTTACAGCCTACGCGATAAAATGATGCGCCTTCTGCGCGAGTCGCGCACTGAAGTTGGCTCCAAATTCATCCTAGGTGTGAATTTACCAACATGGGAGGTCAACCCTTCCATGGAACGTGACACACCTATGATCGCCTCGGCCTACGCCTCTAACTATGAAAAGGCAGAGCGTGACTGGGGCGCCAATCCACCGACGGTCCATAGCCGCTATGTACCCATCAAGGCGTACGAAGAGGGCACGTTTGTCAATGGTCAGAACTCGCACAACTTCCAATATGCATTCGACCGACCAGACGAAATTTACGGACGCATTGAACGTATTCGCACCACGCGCTGGCCTTCGGTGATTCTTCTTGACGCAGGCCATGTGAATAACTCGTTCGTGATTCTTTCCATGCACTATGATTTCGATACCGGCAAGACTGTAGCGCATACGATACTGGAATGCATGCCGCAAGAGGGTCGTCTCATCAACTTCAATCTGCTTTACACTCACGCCATATTACCTTTAGCCAAAGACACCAACGCTGTTGCGATGATCGCTGATCGCTGGCAAGGTATTGACCTGCTGTACCGTATCCAAGAGGATATGGGAAACAACCCCTTGCAAAAGGTGCGCTGCAAGGCAACACAATATTCGCCAAAGCGTAAAGACTTCGACACCACAGTTGCAATGCTGACCAATAAGAATCTGATATTACCCACCATTGATCCAAAAGAGAAACAGCGCATCTTGGATGGGCAGATCGATAACTACCGCACTGAAATGCTCGGTAAGCCAGTACCTCACTTGTTCCTACAACTAAATACCGTGCGCGATATTGGTGAGCACCGTTGTCCTGATAAAGGTGACGGCTTCACTGACGATATATGGCGTGCGTTGGTTCTGGGTGCTAGCAAAATCCACCACCCAAAATTGATGGATCGCTTGAAGGAAGCCCGAGATTTTAACTATGGTAACGGTAATTCGGCCAGGATGCCAATGCCAGCATTCGCAGGCAGATCAGGTGGTCTCTACAACAGGAGGTAGGATGTATTTAATCCTTGCAGGCATATTAGGAACTATCGGTGACGTGTTTTCAAAATACAGCGCGACGTATAGCGGTCTAATGGCAACCGTTTGCATGGTAACAACTGGCTTATGTTGGGGATCGACTGCCTACTTTTGGCAACAGGTTTACAAAACCAGAGGTATTGCCGAGGCAGTCATTCTCTACAGCCCTTTGCAGATGCTGTGTGCGGTATCAATTGGCATTTTGTTCTTTGGAGAACCTCTGACTTGGCGTATCATGGTAGCCTACCTACTTGCTGGTGTCATCGTTTGGTTGCTCGCCTGATCTCAATTTTACGAGATACATAAGGGACTGCTATGGCAAAGAAGAAAATACCAAAACCAAATAAGCCATACACGCTGGAACCTTGCAAACGAAAACACGATTGCCGGATACTCTCCCTTGATCCCGGTAGTCGTAATTTCGGCATCTCGGTTGTGGGTGTAAAAGATGGTGTAATCGATGTGGTGGCGAACTCGATGTTCACTAATCCAATTACCAGTCTGGTTGACCGTCACAAAACACAACGCCAGGTATTCTTGGATGAACTAGACTTGTGGTTGAACCTGTATAAGCCGAATGCGGTAATCGCCGAACGCTTTCAATCGCGTGGAGGTATGGGTCCCCTAATAGAGTTGGTCAGTACCATGAACGCGATCATCGGTATGCGGGCACTCGATCTACCTTGCAAGTTCATTACGGCAGCAACATGGAAGAACCAATGGCATCGTAGGTTCACCACACCTCTTGATTACATGTATAAGGTGTGTCGAACTGCACCCCACCCACTCGATGCGACCTTGATAGGTTGCTACGGTCTTGAAGTGGCGTTGCAGCGTGAGCTGAAATATGGACCAAGGAGTCTTGTTCGTATGGTTGAGGAATCTTCTCGCCTTCCTTTACGTAGGGTCCGTATCTAACCAAATGGAGTTGAAAATGAATTTACCAAAAGCATGGATTGAAGCAGGCACCAAGGCAAAAGCCGAAGAGAAGGCACGTGTGGCAGCCGCAAAGGTTGAAGCACGTATCGACATGAGTGCCGAAGTCGCTGGTCAAGGATTGTGCCCTGACTGCCGTGGTCAGATGGAACGTGGTGTCAGCAATGGCATCAACGTGTGGTACTGCAATCCAGACCGTATTGCTATCCCAATCGCTGACGACCAGGTGTAATCATGGGTAAGGTTCTCCAACTGGATGTGTCGCCAGTCAAAAAGAAAAAGAAGAAAAAGACACTGGAAGTCGCAGAGGTAAAGCTAAAGAAGGCAAAGAAATCGAGTTCACCATCTGAGGTTTCTTCGATAGTTGCTACCAACTCTGCGCAGATTATTCAGCTTTTGGAAGGCAAAGAGAACGACAAGGCCATCCCATTGGTCTATCGTTCTCTCTTGCAATCATTGGTCCAGATGTTTCCGATGGCTGAAGCCTACGTACATAAGACAGAAGGTACGAAGGGTATTTATCAGGTAAATACCCTTGTGTCTTCTATCCGTGAACTGCTGGTCGACATACAGGCAGCGCAAGATCGTGGTATGCTTGGGCACCAGTTGGTTGAAACGGTCGTCAAACCAGCGACCTCCGATTTGGCTCAAGAGATGGTCAAAGAATACTCGATCATTTCCGCTGATGCCAAAGAGTTGATGACCGCAGAGGATTATGCCAAGTTCAAGGTACTGCTCACTGATTCTCGCACACGCCTGGCCAACGCTGTTAACCGGCAGTACACTGAAACCAGGACGCAGCTCATTGAATTCTTGGAGAGCTAATGGATGCCAACCATATAAGGCAAGCGGTACTGGCAGTATGACCTAATTCAGTTACAGGCTTAAATCATGAAATCAGAAGATAGCAAGAATGTTTTTCGTGTCGGTGGTGTTTGGTATTCACGCAAAACCTTCATTACAGCTTCACGTAAGCTTCATGGTAATGGTTATAACTATTCTAAACTGATTCTTGAAAAAGCTGCTAGTTCTGTGACAATTACTTGCATTCAACATGGAGATTTTACTGTTACACCTACAAATCATTTAGGCAAGCGTGTGAAGGGCTGCAAATTCTGTGCTTATGAGCGTATGAGCCGTCATCAAACCAGAACACCGGACTGGTATATTAATGAACTTAAAACCTGTAAAATAAATGTCACACCTTTAGAGCCATACCTCAATGACCTTAAAAAGATTAAACATAGGTGTGAATGCGGAAATGTGTGGAATGTTTCACCAAATGGTATTTTAAATAGCAAATTCAAAAGGTGCCCAAAGTGTGTAACGGCATTAGGTGGCACTGGACGTCCTGTTTCTTACGACGAAGTTATAGCTCGTATTAAAGCAGTGCACGGAACAAAATATCAGCTAGTCGGAAATTATCTTGGAATGCTTAGAAAACACCGAATACGTTGCAATGAATGCCATACATCATGGAAGGTCGTAATTGCTAGCGTCATACACAAGGGTAGTGGATGCCCCAACTGCGCAAAAATAACACGTAACCGTAACAACAGTTATAAGTTTAAAGAGGTAGAAATCCAAGGTACTACGTTTAAGGTTCAGGGGTACGAACCCCAGGCTATAGAATGGCTGCTACTTAATAATCCAAAACTCAAAGCTACGGATATCAAAGTGGACTCTAGTGGGGAAGTTCCAGCAGTAAGGTATAAGATGGGGAAGCGAATGCACACGTATTTTCCTGATATTTTCATACCGAGACGAAATCATATAATCGAGGTAAAGTCTGATTATACACTTGGCATAAAAACAGGAAAGAATTGGCGAAAAAACCAAGCTAAGGCTAAAGCAGTGCTGGCTGCTGGCTATAAATTTTCAATGCTTGTTATGACAGGTAACGGTAAACGACTGTTCAAACTCCCAGAAGATTGGCACAGCATGACCCGATTAAAGGTTTTGACTTTCATAGCTATGAGCCGCTCTGACACAAACTACCCAGAAGTTCCGAAAGACAAACCAACGCGCATAACTGCAAAACGATTAGCTGAAATATGCGTTGATGCGATTCTGGCGATCCCACTCAAACAACGTAAGGGCCGCGACTTTGTAGCCCGAGAAGTAGCAAAGGCGATAGAGACCTATGTATAAGCCGACAGCGCAACCGATTGGTGTACAGCCGATATCAGACCACGGTGGCAATAAGCAGTGCAAATACTTTGAGGCGGAATTAAAAAGATATGTTGGTAAGTCGCTAGGCGTGAAAGATGGCATTGAGCTAGTATGGTTCACTTGGATTGGTCCAGTGTTCTGCCTACGTCTGGTTGAAACCAAAGAAGTCGTAGGCTACATGAACCTCGATGCTTGCGATCCTGACTGGGGCTTGCGCTTCAAGTACTACCAAAGCGGTGTGTTCATCCGCAAGGAGTACAGAGGCCGTAAGCTAGGTACTGTGCTTTACCTAGGTGCGCTACACGTTTTTCGGCATCTGGTTTCTGATCCGCATATCGGTATCGATGCAATTCACACCTGGGCATCACTTTCCAAATACGGCTACCATGTCAAGCTGTGGTCGATTGAATCACACATGAATATCGAATTCGATTTCACGCCGGAAGGCCCAAAGACGGCAGCGGGCTTGATGACCAATCTGGAAGACACGTTCCTCCTATATGTATAGAAAGCACATATGTTTCCACGTAACCGCGTAACAGGAGTCACTGGCTCCCGAATCAAGACTGAGAGTTATGCACCGAAGGTAGCACACGCTGTCAACAGTCCACATACCTATTCAGAGAAGAGTAAGATTCAAGCCTCAGTAGGTGGTAATGGTTGGGGACAACAAGGTGGCGGGAACTCGATGTCTGTGAACTCCTATTGGTCTTCGCAGTACCAGTATTACATGACGGGCTTGATTCCGTCTGAGCCTGGTTATGCGGATACCAGTCAGCTTGCACTGTTCTACCGCGACATATACTTGCACGATGCAACAGCGGGTTCCTGCGTTGACATCCAATCGACGTTCCCGTTCTCTGACTTCGATCTGCGTGGTCTGGACGAGAAAGACTTAAACATCTACCGCGATTCGGTGGATCAGTTGAACATAAATCAGATGCTGCCGATCATAAGTACAGCATACCTGACGGATGGTTTCTTCTGCGGCTCGTTGGTTTTCGATCAAACATCCCGCAGGTTCTTGGATACTTTAATACATGATGCCTTGCAGTGCCAGATAATGCCCAACTCGTTCTTCAACATGATGCCACAGATCAACGTGCATACGAGTCAGGCAACCAATGAACTGCTGAATTCGGATTCGCAGTACTCGCGGGAATATCTGAGCTATCTGCCGCAATCGTTCATTGAATTGCTGAAGACGGGCGCATTCACCTTGAATCCAGTGTCCACGCTCTACGTCGCACGCCGTAGCTTGACCGATCGTGCTTACGTATCGTTCTTGCACCGCATTCTTCCCATGTACCTGATCGAGAAAACGATGTTCAGAGGCACGTTGGTTGAGGCCAGCCGACGGCAACGTGCAACTACGCACTTGACGGCAGGTGATGATATCTGGACTCCGACGGGCGAAGAATTGCAAGCACTGGTGTCGCAGTTCCAACAAGCTGAGTTCGATCCCTTAGGTGGTTGGGTGTCGACACGTAATGCAGTGCAGGTCAACGACATTCGCCCTGGTGGTGACTTCTGGAAGTGGACGGATATGGCCGATATCCTAGTCGCCTACAAATTGCGCGCAATGGGCGTTTCGGAGTCATTCCTTTCCGGTGAAGCATCGTATGCGGCGGCGGAGTCTGCATATTCTACTTTCTTGGAATCGCAGGATACGTATCGTCGGCATCTGACCAATGCGATCTTTGACACCACGCTGTTCCCGCTGATTGCAGTTGCCAACAACCTGTACAAGGAAGGCACCGCCAATAGTGAGCGCGTACAACATAATCAGGTCACCAAGTATCTGATGCATGCGAAGAATCGTAGTCGCTTGTTGACACCTCAACTGGTGTGGCACAAATCGTTGGAAGCAAAGGGCGAAGAGAACACGTTTGAGATGTTGGAGCAAGCCTCGGAGAAAGGTGTACCTATCCCTATTCGTATGTGGATGGCTGCTGCTGGCCTCGATGTCGAATCGCTTATAAAGGATTTGGACGGCGACGTTAAGCTGCGTAAGAAACTGGAATCGTTCACTGGTAAAGATACTTCGCACGAAGGTGAGGAGCAAGTTGAAGCCTCTGCTGTACATGCTGCACTCAAGCGGTTACTAGGTATCCCAACTACCTCAAGCTCGAAGAATAGCATGTATCCAAAGCGTTCGATTTTGGGTCGTAGTTGGGGTGAGCCAGAGGACTTCTCGATTACGAAGACTGGTCAGAAACGTCACATTGTCCACAATGCTCAAGGCAAACGGCGTGACTATAATGCGGCGATTGCTACGATGTCGCACAAGATGGCTACCGATCCAGAATATCGTGTCAAGATGGCTAAGGCCAATATCAGCAAATTGGGCTACTCGCGTATTCCACTCGCTGGTGATGTCAAAGGGAGATAAGAATGTGGTCTCAACTGGTTGTACAGGCAGCGATCAAGGGTGAAGAGCATTACCAGTTCTTTACTTACCATGGACCAACTATAAAGTTGCCCTACAGAGGCATAGAAGTCCCCTTAGAGAAGGGTCAAAAGTTCGGAGTCCGCAAATCGGCAGACGGTAAGAAGATACGCCTGATTTTTGACGATGAGGTCAATCGCGTGTTTACCTTGCCGTTGGAGGTAGCACAGAAGATTGCAAAGAAAGTGAAGGTGGTGAAATGACTACCACTGTTGGCTTGAAGTGGAATACTTACACACCTCAGGTGGAGGGCCAGGTCACACGCGATCTATTGGCCCTACAATCGAGCTTCGGTGACTTCCTTGTGGTCACCGAGAACTCCGATGCTGATGCTGTCATCAACGCATTGGGCCTAGAACACGGTATTGGTGCTGAGCTGGCGACGCTGTGGATTCTGTATAAGACCGAGGCAATCGGTCCTGAGAGTCCGAACCCAGAGGTGCAGACTATCGAACGCGATCTTTACGCGCCGACGACACGGCCAAATCTAGACACAGACCAGAAGCATGGTTACTACCTGAAACCTCAGGGCCGCGTTGGGTCACCACGCATCTCCCAGAACCCTATGCCTACGCACCACGGGCCAACCGACCCGATGGTCATCCTCTTATGGGGGTGATAGAAATAGTAACATGCTCATAATGACAACATTACTGTTTCCACTGGGCAACTGAAGATAATTTCATTTCGTATATCCTGATACAGCAATTACCTTGGGTGGCCATGCCGCCTAAACCGTGAGAAGGGTGCAAGGTTATTGTGTTGAGGGAGGAAGACAGGAATTGTCCTCCCTCTTTTTTCATGCCCGTGGGTGTTGCTGGCCCATAGAGGATCAAACGCCAGCTATTCCCACGAGTCCTTTCTAAAGGTCTCGCTATGCCATCCTTATCCGACATCATATCATCTGCAATGTCGCAGGTAAAACAATCCACAGCTTCAAGCGGTAACAGTGTCAAACAAACGTTCTCCGGCGGTATGTCGTCTGCCGGCAGTTCCGTAGCCAACGTTGTACCCAACTACATCAAGAATCAAGTTGGCGGCGTCACTGGCGGTGTAAGTCAAGCCATCAACCTAGGTCTCAAAGACCTGTCGGGTGCAGCCAATGCTGCGGCTCACGGTGACTTCAGCGGAGGTCTCTCCCAATTGTCCAAAGGACCAAGTGATATCTTGGGTCAACTAGGTAAAACCTTTGGTATCAGTAGCGGTTCCACCATGAGTGGTCCAGGTGCTGGTGGCGCTGCTCAACCTGGTAACAGTTTGGCAGGTGCTATGGCCCGTACTGATCCGATGATGAGCTACCTATGGTACGCAATAATGCCTGACGTCACACCTATAGGTGGTTCACCAGTAAGTCTGCCATGGTACTACGTCGAAGAAGCCACTGTTCCATTCAGGAACTTTGAAACGCGCAGTCGATTCGTGCAAGGTCACCAAGAGCATTACCCTGGTCCGTACTCGGTGGACAACCTAACACTGCATCTCTATGGTGATACGACCAATGCCGCAATTGGTTACCTGCAAGCATGGAACGGTGCTATAGTAAACCCGATACCTTCAGCGCAGGCATCAGCTAAAGGAGGCGGCTACGGTCGTAGTAAGGACTACAAGAAGGATATCAACATCTACATACTAGGTCCGGACAAGCGCACGTTGTTCCAGATAACGTATCAGGGGTGTTGGCCCACAAACGTAGCATCGTATTCGCTAGACAGCAATACTTCGACACGCATCGTCAACGTGGTAACCTTCTCTGTTGATGATGTCTACATAAATGCGTTCGCTATAAGCAAAACTTTGGCAGCATCCATCGATCCATTCAACACGGATAACCTGCAAGTCGATGCTGGTACGCCACCAGAAGTACCAGGTCTATCGGACGTACCAGACTTCTCGGCAACCGCCTAACAGTAAATAACATGTTTAACCCACATAGAGATCATCATGGCAAACGAAGAATCACGCACTGACTACATGGCATTCCCAGCAGAACGTGTCGCAGCTGGTGAAGCACGCAGAAAAGAAAAAGCAGAACGTTACGAGAGCCCACATCATCCTGATGCCCAAGCACGCGCACAAGCTCGTATGAGCGGTCGTGACATGCAGACCAATTACTCTATGCCGGCTGGAGTAATTGGTGCAACCGATAGCGCAGGTTCTATATCTGGTGGGCGTGGTGGAGTAGCAGCAGGACATGGTGGAGGTACGTCTGGTACTTCAGGTAGTGGCGCATCCGGTAACTTCGGCACCGGAGGTATGTCTGGTGCTTCAGGTAGTGGCACGGGTGGCGCAGCTTACTACGGTGGTGGTACTTCAAATCGTATCGCAGCCCAGCCTATGGCGGCTGCCGTACAGATACCGGAGGGCCAGATTCCTGTTGTGGTGCCGTCGTTCACTACTCCGGTAACCGAAGTCGAGGCAGTACCCATCAGCCTGCCTAGTAACTATGCATTCTACGACTTCAAGGCCTTGTATGTACGGCCATTCCGTGGCTACCACCTGTCGAAGTTGAGCCGTGCGCATGAAGAAGGTAGCTTGCTATACACTGCTGAGACCGTTAGCTCGGTACTGAGTACGCCTGAAGGTCATGCCAATCTGGCATTCCAGTTGACGGTCCCAGACTTCTACTACATCCTGTACTGGCTGCGCATCAACAGCTACACCAAAACATCCTATCTGCATACGTCGAGCTGCACCAACGAACAGCATTTGAAGGATGTGGTGGCTGGAACGAAACTGGTAGAATCGTTGAAGCACACTGAGATCATCAAGAAGGGTGTTCTGGAAGAGACCTTCCTAACCACTGTACCAGACCTGTCGCAGTTCACACTGGAATGTCAAGGTGTTGAATTAAAGGTGGCGACGATGAAAGATGCCATCGAGATGACGGACCACCCGAACTTCATCGATGCTGACTTCCGTTTCTTGGCAGAGAAGGCGTGCTATATTCGCCCAATCGGCAATGACCGGATGTCGCTGGTGGAACGCTGCAATATCGTGATGGAGATGAGTGCGGAAGACATCGAGACCATTTTGGCCTACGAGAAAGCCATCACGGAGTATGGCGTCAAAGAGACATTGCGTGTTACCTGCAAAGGTTGTGGTACCGTGCGCAAAGATACTGTGGTGATTGACGTCAACTCTTTTTTCCACTAACCGCAATGAGTCAGATTATGGACCTATATTCACTCATTGCGTCCGAGTTCCACTGCATACCTGACGAGAACCTGCCGGTCAAGACTCTAATGCATTTGGCTGCGGTAGCCGAGAAACGCCGAAGCGACAGGTTCAAAGCAGCATCCGATGGGAAAACCTACATAGGCTAAACCATGTTCAAAACAGCGAATGAAAAGAACAAATGGGAATCGCTCCAAGACAAAGGATCGGTTACCATTGATAAGATGCTTAGCGGTACGGCTACGCCTAGCGATATCGAATCGTTGACCAAGCTCGTTGAGTCGCAGCATGAACTTGCCGGTGAGGCATTCAAGGAAGGCATACACAGCGCAGAGGCTACTGCCGATGCGATCATCGACAAGATGAATGCCGACCGTATTGCTATTGGTAAGCGTCCACTCACGCCTAAGGCACAGGATCGTCTGTTCAAGCAGACTTTCCAGAAGGTACTTCAGGCAGCGAGCGAGGATATACTGGGCGCTGTACAAGATCGATTCGACGAAGAGTCGGTAAAGAGCGATGAGCGCGCGACTGCCATAAGTCGCGTACTTCAGAAGCGACCGCCGGCTGAACCCCAAGCGGCTGAGAAGGTAGAACCTGCTACGCCAGATGATGCAGAAACTCAGCGAAAGCTTGACGATCTGAAACACGAACTAGCGGCTATTCCTGAAAAGACTAACCGTAGTTTGAGCGAGCGGTTTCGTGACCTGAAGCATGTAGCGATGCAGAAGGCAAAAGATGCTCCCAACACACTGCGTGGTCTCTCTCGCAATGCGTTGGCTGCAATCAAGAAGACGCCACACGCTGCAACTATTACCGCTGCTTACGTCAAGACTACATTGGGTCAAATGCGAGATGCGGTTGTCGATGGCTGGGCGAAGATCACCAAAAAGGAAGACCCAGAGGATGAGGACAAAAAGTCTGAAACCTGGTTACGTAAGCTGCGCAACTTCTTTGGCGATAAATTCGACAAAGCAAAGAGCAAGGCATCTAAGGTGTCATCGCTATTAGGTAAGATATTTGGACCCATAGGCAAGATATTGCTGCTCGCTTTGACCAATCCCCAGCTGATCGCTACAGTCACTGCTGCGGTATCGAAGTACCTCAATTTCGATACCATAGAAACCTTCATGGCGAACACATGGAAAGAAATCAAAGATGGCGGTAGCCAAGTCTTAGATTGGGTGGTCAAGAAAATCAAAGATGCGTTCTCGATGAACAATGAGGATGTGAAAAAGACGGCAGCGAAAACTGCTACCAAAGAAGGACAGGCCACCATAGCAGCATCGGTAGCAAAAGAATCTGCAATACCGACTAACACTACGGTAGCCGATGCAAAGAAGGCTATACCTGACATACAGGACAAGATAAAAGGCACTAAGAACCTTATTCTTGAAGCCCAAAAGGATTTGCAGAAAGACCCGTCAGATCGCAACAAGATTCGGGTGAGTCATTTGAATCAGCGTCTGCAAATTCTGCAAGGTCAGTTGGCTAACTATCAAACGGTGATCTCGTCTAATGGTAAAAGCACTGGTGCATCGGCACCACCACCGACAACCATACCTATGGCACCGCCTATTGGTGGTGACAAGAGTGTTGGTTCCAATCCAACGGACGTTAAGAAGTTGGTTACGGCACCAGGTGCAGCATCAGCCCCTGGAGGTACTACGGCTACGCCAACTGCTGGTACCACCTCGACTACTCTGCAAGGTCCAAGCCCTGAGGCGGTGTTGAGCAGTTCATCCGCCGCAGCTCCGAAGGATACGACACAAATAGTGACAGACAAACCACTGACCTACAAAGAAGGTGTGTCGGTAGCTCCACCTGCACCTGCTCAGGCACCGGGTGGTGCTGATAAACAGAATGGTTCCGGTACATCACCTGGTGTGGCAAGCTTAGGTTCCTTCGGGTTCCAAAGCGCTGATGACTCGCTGAACATTCTCAACATGGGCCTCATATCATGACTTATGCAATGAGTAGGTTTCAAGAGCCTCTTCCCAAACTTGCATTGTTAGATGCGATACGGGAAGGGGCTCGCATAAGTACCATCAGCGGTAAACTGGCTGCTTTGGTACAGAAAAAGCGCAAGCAAAAAGCCGCGCAGGCTGAAGCCGAAATATTGCTGAAAGCATTGATTCAAAAGGTCGATGAACGTGATACGTCTGAGGAACAAGAGACCGGTAGTCCTATCATGAAGTTGTTAGGTAAGATTATCGGTAAGGCTCTGAAGTGGGGTGCAAAGAAAATCTTCAAGATGGTGGTTAAACCTATCATCAGATTTGCCGTTCGCATGGCGATGAATCTTGTCCGCACTGTACTTACGGCTGTAATGGAATACGTCATAGTACCTGCGATAGAGTTTGTGGTGGCATTGGCCGTAGCCAACCCGGTGACTGCCGCTATCTTTGCAGCGTTAGCTATTGGTGGAGGTGCATACTGGGTATGGAATAAATTCTTCAGGGAGCAAGCAGTAGAGCCACCAAAGAAGGACGTTGATCTACGAGGCGCTGCGGAACCCCTACAGGTTGGTGAAGGAATGCCTATACCTGTAGCTACTCCAGTATCTGCTGAATACGCAGTTAGCCGTCCAGCATCGGTCAAGAAGATGGTGGCTGAGGAGGAGGCACCGTCGCTCAGTGAGTATGTAACTGCACCAATCGAATCGACCAAAAAGCTGTACTCCAAATTGAAAAAGAAATTCGCCGGCTTCGGTGCCGATGAGGACGCCTACATTAAGGAAGCGTCCAAGATGTACAACATACCAGAGGACATTCTTCGTGGCTTCATCAAAATGGAGGCTGGTTGGTCTGGTGACATGTCTCCGACGGGTGCTATCGGTGCTGGTCAATTCATTCAATCCACTTGGGATGGTTTAGCAAATACTGACGCTGGTAAGAAAATCGGGATGACGGTCATTGGTAAGAGATTCAGGACACCGGAGGACCCACGTCGTGACAAACGAATTAATACGTTGGCCACTGGCCTACTCGCACGTAACAACGCACTGCTGCTGAAGAAAAATGGATTGCCGTTGACTGGTGAGAACCTGTACATGATGCACAACATCGGCCCGGGTATTATCGATGTGATGCTTGGTAAACCTGCATCTGCTACTACACTGAAGGCAATGCGGCAGAATGGTATGCTTGCAGGTCAAAGTGCTGCACAGTTCTTGGTCTATCAAAAAGGCAGGTTCAACGTCATGTACGAAGAGGCCAATGCGTCCACGGTCATATCACCGACTGACCTGAAGTATAAAGATGGTACTGCCATTGCATCCGCAGCTCCAACGCAAGTAACTAAAACACCGCAACAGCAGCAAGCAAGCTTAGTACCAGATAGCAACCCAGAGCGCACACTCGTGCGTGGTGGCGGCAAAACAATCATCGGAGCAACCTAATGGCTAACACTAATCCAGACTACTTGGTAATTATCAAGCAGGCAGCAGACCCGAGTGTCGCTGGATCGACCGGTATAACAGTGACCGCCAATCTGCCGGAGAGCTTTGCCTTCGATAGCTCGGCTGACTACGCTACACCATTCGCGCAGGGTCTGTTTAACGGTAGCGGCGCGCTTGCACAAATCGCTGCCGTAAACGGTAAACGGCTGACGGCTCAGGCGTTGACCGCCCAAATATGGCAAGGATCGAATGAAAGTGATCTGATGCTGGACTTCGATTTCTATTCGGACACTGACCCACAAACCGATGTCATTCAACCGGTGCTGAATCTCCTGCGCTTAACTGCACCATCGATTGATCCCACTACCGGTATGTTGAAGTCACCAGGCCCTCGGATCGATCTAGGCGATACGGCAGCAATCTTGAGCGCATTGGGTAACCAGTTGACTAACAGCGCGAGTCAGGTAGCAACTGCTGCGCAGAACTTCCCGAACGCAAAACCTGGCACAATGAATGCAGAGAACGCGAACATTAGTAGCAGCGGGGCATCTAATACGCCACCTACTGCTCAAGCTGGTGCCGGTGGCGCAGATTTTTGGAAAGGCAAGATCAGCAATCAGATATCGGTCAGGATAGGACGTTACGCATTCTTTGATTCGGTGGTCATCAAGAATGTACAGAAAACCTACGACAACGAACTTGATGCGCAGACAGGCATACCATACCACGTAAAGGTGTCAGTGCGTTTTGCGCCTCTGACAGTTTTGACGCAAGATGACATTATCAAAATATTTGCGAGCCAATCATGAGTACAGATTTCGACTATTCGGCACATACTCCTGTAGACAATACAGGTTCGGAATACTCGATATTCCGAAGTGGTTACAAGAATATCCGCTTTGCAATGTCCCCAACAGGTACGTATCCAATCAACGAATCGGATATGGCCAATCTGCCAGGTATAGCATTTCGCCTCTACGGTGACGTGAGTTTGTGGCGTATTCTATTGGCTTACAACGGTTTTGAGGATGCGATTCAGGAGGTGGTACCTGGTGTCATCTTGCAAGTCCCCAGTAAGTCTGATGTCATCAAGTACATCAGCGCACAGCAGGCGAGCCAGTCGGCTTCGTTCACTATATGACGGCCTTCCTATTACTGAATCAGCTTGAGGTCTCGGTATACCTCAATGATTTAGAGTATCCACTGGGTGCCGTAAACCTGTTGAACAGCATGCACATCGTGACCACTGCTCGCGGTAGTGTACCTTTGCTCTCGATGCAAATCACCGATGTGCAGGGTCTGATGGAGGTTATTGGTCTGAAGGACGGTATCCCTATCAGGGTAGTCATAAAGGCCATAGGTAAGAACGCGACGACCTATAACTTCTTGCTGTTCACATCACGCAAGGAACAGAGCGGTGGTTCCTACACATACACCATATTTGGGTACTGGAAGGCGCCCCTATATTGGAACTCCAGTACCAGTACACCTATCAAAGGAACCAGCGATGACGCACTTAGTCAAATCGCTGACGCCTGTGGTTTGGATTATGACGGTACTGACACTGGTGACAGTCAGCTATGGCTGCCACAGAACAAACTCTATCGTGCTTGGGCTAAGGCTATAGCTGGTGCTGGTTATGTTGACGACACCTCTTGTATGGCGCTGGCCGTAGACTTGGATAACACGCTGGTTTACAAGAATCTGAACGACCTCGATGCACCTACAAAGAGTATTGTGGCCTACCAGTATTCCAAGCAGTCATATACTGCGGTGGACTTCAAATCGAAGACGGTCAGTGGTTTCAATAATGCGGTTACTGGCTATAACAATATGCGGTACGTGCAGTCAACGGTTGGTGACGATACACAAACCTCCATAGAGAATCTGACGTTCACGCCGGACGTGACCAGTCCTCTTTATAACCAGGACCTCAAGGATCAAATGGCACGTGGTGCTGTTCGCTTCGGGCCAATAGATGTTGGTAACGTGCATGAGCAATACGAAAAAGCTCTGTACCAGAATCTGCGGTATATGAATCTGTTCAACTTCGGCCTCGACGCGCTATTGCAAATGCCCACCGAGATCGGAATGTTTGAGCAGATCGATTTTTCGGTTCAGAAAGAAGATACGTCGGTCGATAAGATCAACAGCGGTACATACACTGTAGCCGCACGTGCCTTGTACATCCAAGGTGCTACCTACAACGAACTGATAGGTTTGGTGCGGCACGGAACCAACGCGGACAAAGGATAATAAGATGCTTAACTCTCTGAACGACCGTATCGAACAGGCGTCCAAAGATGCCACTGACCATGGTTACATAATCGGTGTGGTAGAAGACAACGATGATCCAGAAGGTCTTGGACGTATTAAGGTATCTATCCCCAATCTGTTTGAGCCAGGTCAAGGTGATCTACCGTGGATCGGTCCTGCGAAGAAAAGCCCTTTCGGCATCGGTTCCGCTTGGGGTGTCTACGGCTCGCCCGCGGTAGGTTCCGAAGTTGCTATCAAGTTCCAAGATGGAAATGCTCACTACGGCATCTCCGAATTTGATCTATATAGCAAAGCTAATGCTAATCCGAAGTTTAAAGACCCTAAAACGTGGGGCTTCAAAGACCCGGCCGGCAACGAACTATTCGTGAACTACGATACTGGCGCATGGGAGTTCACACACCAGAGTGGTCTGACCATCAAGTATGATGTTGACGGCAATCGAACTACCCATGTGCCTGGTGACTCGACTTCGACCATCGACGGTGACGAAACGCAGACAGTGAGCGGTGACGAGAAGACCACCATCGATGGCGATGAGACACGGACCATCAGTGGCTCTCTGACTATCGGTGTTACGGGAGACATTACCATCAACGGTGCTAGCGTGAACGTCACGGGAAGCAGCGATGTCAACATAACGGGAAGTGGTAGCGTCAACATCCACGGCGGAACTATTAATCTCAACTAAGGACTAACCATGTCAGCAGTCGCAAGATTAGGTGATCCATCAAGTCATGGAGGCACCATCATATCAGCATCGTCCGACGTAAAGGCAAACGGTATCGGTGTCGCACGCCAGGGTGATATGCATAACTGTCCTATCCGTGGCCATGGTGTAACACCCTTGACCGCAATAGCGCAAACCAAAACAAATGGTCGGCAAACGATAACCGTTGGTGCTACTGCTGGTTGCGGTGCCACCATAGTTAGCGGCAGCCCGAACGTCAATGCAAATTAGGAGGCTTAGATGGCAACAGTAACAGCGTACCAGCTCAGCTTGTCCGGCGCGACGTGGGTTGATGTCAACACGTTGGTCTCTATCGATCCGCTACCTGATCGATTACCAGATCAACTGTCTATCACCAATTCAAGTTTGCGCAATCTTTTCAATTGCCCGATCGGTGCACGTGGCAAGATATTCCAACCGGAGTACGGTTCGGAGTGGTACCAGATGCTAGAAGAACCGATTGACGATCTAACCGCTGCAAAGATGGTGATCGTCATGATACAGGCAATAGCGCGCTGGGAGCCGCGTATCGTCTTAGACTATTCGCAGTCTTTCGTTAAGGCAGATTTGAATCTACCCGGTTACTATGTTCGCGTAGCTGGTATTGATTCACTTACCAAACAACCAATCTCGGCAACTTGGGCCGAGGTAATCACGCCTTAAGGAGTAGTAATGGCTACATTATCATTAGCTGACCTGACGATGGATTTTTCTCAATTCACCACGCAGTTCAATACCTATCTGAATAACAATCCTGTGTGGCAAGGTCAGTTGACGACCATGACCAGTCAGACGCTTATCGAATTGAATGCAGCTATTGGGGCATTCATGCAAGCGCGTTTGGTACGGGCACGTGAGGACTCGTTCTCGGAGACTGCTCAATCGGATGATGCTGTGCGTTCGATTACCCAGATGCAAGGTCTACGACTGGGCCGCAAGCTACCAGCAGATATGCAGGTGTCGCTGACCTCAACAGTCAATGTCACGCTTGACCCATTCACGCAGTTTATGGCGTCGGGTCAGTATTATTTCAACCGTAGTCAAATCAATCTGGTTGCGAACGTACCCCTAACCGTCGATCTGAATCAAGGTCAAGTACAGACATTCGCAATGTCTGGTTTAGGTTCACCACGCCAAACCTTCCTGTCGAATGAGGATTCGTTCACGGTATCCGATCAAGACGTACGGGTCTTCGTCAATGACACACAACTTCCTAAGTCGTTTGGTACATTATGGAATTACCGTGATCTGCCTGCATACACCGATATCTCGACTTCCGATGGTCGTCTGCTGGTAGTCTTCGGTAGTCAACAGTTCGGCACCACACCCCAGATTACTGATACTGTCGTCGTGCAGTATGTAGTTACCCAAGGTACTGACGGCACGAGTTTTGTGCTGGTCAATAAGCCAATCTCTGTTACCGGCATGAGTTCCATTAGTGGTACAGTGCTGAGTAATCCAACTGGTGGTGGTGACGAACAACCGATCCAAACCTACAAGAATCTGTCTAGTGGCGCGTTCGGTACCTATTCGTCGGCGGTCACGAAGAGCCAGTATTTGGCAACCATAGGTGTCTACAGCGGTATCATAGATTCGATTACTCAAGCACAGCGCGACATCAATCCGCTGGCGTTGGAGTGGATGAATGTCATTCGGATATCAGCACTGACTAGCACAGCATGGTCGCAAGATCAGATTCGTGATTATCTTGCCTACCTGCAAACGGTGACGATGTACGCATGTCGTTTCTTGTGGCAGGACCCAATACCAGTACCACGTGTTGTCGATCTGACCGTCTACTGCTTTAATTCGGCGGTTCTTTCGACCATTCAAGCAAACTGCGAAGAAGCGTTACGCGAGTTGTTTGCACCACGCCCAGGTTTGCTGATGACGAACTTCTACAACTCGGACCTCATTAACGCATGTGTGGTCGCGGGTAACGGCGCAGTAAGTTACGTGATAGTTACCAACCCTATCGATCCAATGATCGTCACCGCTCCGCTGAGTCCCTTGCTGGAGTACGAGATCGTCGTTGGCGGCGGCACTTTGACCGAGTTGGTCTATGCTTACTCTGTGTCCACAGTCAATACAGCAGGCGAAGAAGGTACGCCGAATAATTGGGTGTTCCCACAAGTAGTTGGTCATTCCGCTGCTGATGCTGTACTGCTGACTTGGGCACCTCTGCAAGACATCGTGACTTACAAAGTGTGGGGTCGTAAAGCCGGAGCAATTGGTCTGCTTGCAACCATACCAGCTACGAGCCCTTTGACGTTCACTGACAATGGTTCCATTACCCCAGCTGGTCCTCCACCTAACATGATCGCTGACGTCCCAATTCGCTACAACTCACTCGCCAGCTTGACGGTCAACGTCGAATTCGCCGAACGTCAGCAGCGACTTGCCACCAACACACCAACGCGAGGCGGCTAAATGGAAGAATCATACAAACAGAATCAGCGTGATGGTATAAAAATACCAAGATCAACCTTACTTCCCCCGTATCTTAGTAGCAATCCCTATTTCGTTGCTTATACAGACGCTATAGATGCTGTAATGGGGCCTGCAGTGGACGATAAAATTTCGATCATATCTAACATCAGAAATATGTGGATTCAAAATCCACAGACAGAGATATCTGTGGAGAGTCAGCAACTCGTACCTGCGGATGCGTGGTCACTACCAGATCGAGACTTAATAACCAAAACAGTCAATATGCTGGGCATGAATCTGCACAATGCTGGTGTTGTTAGTGATGATGCGTACCAGACGATTGCTCGATTCGTTGGCATCTACTGGTTCGGCAAAGGCACGCAGGGTTTCATGGACTTCATCAACTACTGCCTGGGCTCTGATCTTCAGATTCAGAATCAATGGACTGAGGATTACGTGACCTTCGTATCAGAGGGCGATCCCTCGATTGGCACACCGATCTGGGCTGGTGGTACTTGGTATCCTACAACGCACGTTCTGATAGAGGCCTACGGCGGTCTCGGCGGTCTGGATATCCGCACCCTGCAGTCGTTCTTCTACGAGATCGCTAACTACAATCTCGTGCTGATCGCCATCGATGCCTCATTCAATATGAAGGTTGTGGATGCCGTGACCAAAGAGACTGCGGATATAGTTGGTATGGCACTTTTCGGCATGGAGAACGTGGTCATATCCAACATCAAGAATAACGGTGCCACGCCACCAGATGTAAATATTCTCAATACTAATGAGCTGCCGACTACTTATTACGCAATGAATAGCGTGCCTGCTGACTTCTCGACAGCGCTCCTACTGGGAGAGCCAACGGGTTGGATGTATCTTGACGATGCACATACGATGAAGGCTCCGGTCTATTCCAATTCGGCGCAGCATGTAACCGTAGAAGGCGATATCGGTATTCAGCTTTACGGTGATCCTAAACCCGGTAACAAGTATGATCTGGTGTACGGTCCAGTAACGTGGTACAAAATCAGTGGCTTTACGGCAACTGGCTCAAGCATACCTGTGTTCGGAACATCCAGTTTCACGGTATTAGACGGTGTTGCAGTAAGCGCTCGTTGTGTTGGTGTGCACCGCAGAAAACTCTTAACCAATCCTGCTGGCTTCTACGAAGTCGCCCCAGGTCAATTCGCCCCGTACTGGAACTAATATGCCCACTATACTCCCACCCGTAGTCTACGACAACGCAACAGCAACTCATCGCCCTCTCAGTACGGGCGAAGCGTTGGATTCCAGCGCAGTACCTTTGAGCGGTGTATTCTACAATCTGCTTCGCAATAATCCTGATGGCCTATACGCAGGACCATTACTGCTAAAGCAGGTGTACTATGTTGCGGCAGCTGGTATTGATGGTGCTCCCAACGACGGTAGTAAGGCTCTGCCATTTAAGACCCTTGATTTTACACTCCATCACCTGATCGATTTGGCCAACGGGTTTTTTAACGCATCTACCATAATAGCATTGAAAGCTGGTGAGACATTCACTACTGTCGACAGTTTCCCGTGCTATGGTACCATACAATTGACCTTTTATGGTGATCCCCAATACGGAGACTTCGATGGTCCGCTTGCCAATGGCACTACTCGACCATGTGACATGTCAGATCTTCAGAGGCCAATTATCAATGTAGGCATTGATGTTGGTTCGAGTGGTCAAGCTGGTATCATTCTTATTGCAAGCCCTAGCAACATAGATAGTCAAGTTATTCTTATGGGCGTCTGGATTAATTTGCCAAGTGGTGCCCATGCAACTGGTGCTGTAGATTTCATTACCGCTGGGCAAGGTACGCGATCTAATTTGCAGTTGTTCGGTAGTGTTATCAATATCACGGACAACACGACAGTTTTTGGTCTGATGGGTTGGGAATGTGGTGCATGGGGCTTTGTGTATCAACGCTGTTCGCAATTCCGAATCAACGGCATATTGGTAACGGACGCGACCTCTACGCCTAATCTGCTTGCCCGTAAGTGGTTCTTCAAATTCTATCCTGATTATAGGGCTATTCATGAAGGCGGGTTGGAAATCTTTGGCGGAGCACCAGGTACGGGTATCATGAACCTAAGCTGGAGCGATATAGCGAGCGACCCGGTCGGCACATCGACTTCGTTGGGTACGTACCCAACTCTGCAAGACCCGAGCTTTGGTCTCGCAAACTACTTCTTCAATTTAACTCGGGACCAACAGAACCGTCCACTCAACTGCATTTCGGGACGTTTGTTCTGATTGCTACAACAAAGGAATAAATAATGAGTGATCCTCTCACAGCACCCCTTCTGATTATCACCAACGTCGGTATGGCAGCGGCCGAAGTAGCTACCCCTACTGGTCCGTTTGTGAATATCATAGGTTTCAGGGTAGGTTCTGCGTTCGGCTACGATCCGCTGCCGACGGATACCGATCTGAATGGTACTCTGCTTTATAGCGGTGTACCTTCGACCTACAAATATGTGGGTGACAATACGCTGGACGTCATTTGCAAGATACCAGCCGATGCCGGTCCATTCAATTTCGGTGAAGTGGCTTTGGACATTGCAGGTCCCGTGATGTTTGCAAAGGCTGCATTCGCCGTTCAACAAACGAAATACAGCAGCCTGGGTACCAATGTACTGTCGACCTACACGTTCCATTGCCTGATCAAGCTGACACAGCCGGTTGCGATCTTCAAGGTCGACACACTGATGGCAGAACCTCCAATGATCTGGGAGGTCGATCACTGGGCCGATGTCTATCCGCCTGCGCTTTCGGCGAACCCGGACATACCTTCCATACTGGTGCGTGAACTGGATGCTAATGGCAACTCGTCATGGATTCACCAGGCTACAGATACTCATTGGTCCATGGGTACAAACTACCATCTGGTGGCAACGCCTATCGTTACAGGCGGCACATTGAATGATGTGACCGTTGCGGCTCAAATCAACGTCAACAATACGTCTACTCCACGTAACTACGTGATCGAGACGGAAGACGGCTATATGAGGGCATGCAGTTCGGTAACCTCCAGTGGTGGCAACCAAACATTCCACTTCACCACAGCGCTGACGGATATACCTCCTGTGGTGGGTTCTAATATAGCTATCTTCTGTAATGACATACTACAGACGACGCTAATAGTCACCGGAGACACTACTGGCCAGGTGATTTTGAGCGGTCCTACGGCGACTTTATCGCTGACTATCGATCATGCAGCAGTGCTTGCCAGGTCGCTATCCCACACCACGGCAGGCACCTATAACTTCACCGTTCCAGCAGGAGTCAATTTCCTCTATGCAGACGCAGGCGGCGGTGGAGGTGGCGCTGGCGGCGCTGGCGCAGGCGTAACGCCGGACCACACCCCAGGTACTGAATATAATGCTGGTGGGGGCGGAGGTGGAGGTGGGGTAGCTGAAACAGCCACTGGGGTCACTATTCCTGTTAATCCTGGTGACAACGTGGTCATTACCGTAGGCGCAAAAGGCCTTGGTGGTGCTGGTGGTATTGCACCAGGCGGCAATGGTGCAGCCGGTACTAGCGGAGCCGCCACAATAATTACGGTAAACAGCGTGGTAGTACTTACGCTAAACGGTGGTCAAGGTGCTAGCGGAGGTGCTGGATTTGGTCCACCGAGTGGCGCATCAGGTGCAGGTGGTGCTGGTGGCAATCCAGGTGGTACTGATGGCACTGATGGTTACTTCGGCAGCGCAGGTGGTCCTGGTGCGAGTTCACAATTCGGTACTGGCGGTGCAGCGGCACGCGGAGCAACAGGTCCTGCAGGTATACCAGGTGGGGATGCTGCTGGCAACTGCGCGGGTGGTGGAGGTGGCAGCGCTTGCTATATATCCACGTCTACTGGTGCTGGCGGTAAAGGTGGCGATGGTTCTGACGGTCTCTGTAACCTCACATGGTAAGGAAACATCATGTTCTGTAATCTCTTTATGTGGCTTAGCCACATATTATGTACTGGGTGTAAGGGCGGCCCATTGCATATTGTCTATAAAGCGCCTGGTCTTCTCTTCAAAGGAATCAAAATGATCAACCTCACTTCCGGCGTAGCAGTTACCCTGGGTCTGACTCTGGACGCAGATGCTGCTGGCAACCCAACCGGCGAACTGCCGGGCGCAGTAACCTGGACGGTATCGGATGCCACCAAGGCAACCATCGTTCCATCGGCTGATGGCAAAACCGCAGTGATCACCGGCTCCATGGCCGGCACGCTGCAAGTTACCGCCACTTCAGGCAGCCTGACGGACACGCAAGACGTGACCGTTGTTGGTGGCGTTACGACTGGCATCCACATCGTTCAGCTGCCGCAATAAGGGCTAAGCCGTGGATCAGTTCGTTTCGGTACCAGTCAACGTTTGGGCAGAGCGCTGGAATGGAATTGAAACCTACGGCGGTCTGATAAGCAATGTCTGGTCAACTCATGTATTTGGTAAATCCATACAGCGTGGAGTATTGGCCAATACCTTTCGCAGACTAACCACTCAGGTCATAAGTGAAGGGGATTGGATAGTAGTCTACCCTAGTGGGATTTGCAGAAGTTTTACAGAGTCCGACTTCGCAGAGAAATTCAGGCGAGTATGACAAAGGGGACGATCATCTTGAATGATCGTCCCCTTTCTTACGTCGGTACCGCTACGTAATCTACTTCAAGGCGAATCAGGACAGTGCCGTTATTCGCCAATGAGAACGAGGTCAACGTATCGTCCAAGACCAGCATTTGACTGACGGTAAGATCAATCTCTGCTGTGCCCTTGAATCCCACGAATGCCAGCGACCCGCTAGTGGATACAACGAGGCGTGTTATCTGCTCATTCGCATTGGACTGGTATATCTGACCAGGCCCTAGCTCCACGTAATCGGCCGCGATACGGCTACCTGTTGCTTCGTACAACGCGCTGAACGTACCGATGTTTCGCTGTATCTGATTGCGCCCCTTCATAACACCCAACTGCAAGCCAAGGCTCATGGGTGGACTCGGAGTACCGATAATATTATTAGTGGCCATGGCCGTTTCTCCTGTTCAGGACTTCGACTCGATCATACTCGTCCCGACATTCCTTACTACAGAATGGTCGATCAGGCGAATCGTCGCCACATAAAGGATTGTAGCAAGTGCCGGTAATCGGAAACTTGTTGGTCCTTGCCTCACTCCTTACCTTTGCTATTGCGTCAGCGCGTAAGTTCTCAGTTATTTCTTGTCCCTCATCTCCGAAATCCATGATCGTTCCTTTACCAGACAATCATGCGGGCTTGGTCCACGTTCTGCGCATTGCGTACCGAGGCCTTGCGTGCCTGCAAACGTGCAAACGCAGGAGCACCTTGGGCCAACATCGCAGCAGCCAAACCTTGCAGATCGGCATACGTGAACGGCACTTGCGTATTATCAGCAGCAACCCAATAAAAACCTTGCGGAGTGGTCTGGGTGGCAGCGGAGCCTGCAATCGAGTACAACACATTCTGCTGCGATGCCAGATCAGCCTGATAGGTCTGTGCCACACCCCCAACACTGGTATACGCTACTGGCTGAATAATGGCATTCTGGTACGCTTGGGTCAATATCTCGATCTGTTGATTCTGTACACCCGTCAGGCCAAACAGCATGAGAATAACCTGCGATTCAGTCAGCGTGCCTGCAGTGTCCTCCCAATATTCTGTACGATCCACATCGTTCGCTGAATATGGATTCCAGGTCGGCGACACTCCGTACAGGTTACCAAACGTCGGTGGCGTGTCCGGGCGAGAATACGGTTGACCTGGTTGCGTCAGAGGATACACTAATGCGGAATACGTGGTCATTGTCTTTCCTTTCTGATTAGGCGGTGACGCCAGTTATACCATTGGACATACCAGCGGCATTTTGGTTAGGGGGTGCAACAGACAGTGCAGTTGCGGTAGCCACAGAGTTGCCACTATACGTATATTTATTCATGGTTGTTGTGGAATTGCTGATGGCTATGATGCCTTCCGTATCGTTACCGGCTGCCATGTTTGACGATGCGGCTGCTGTAAGTGCGGTTCCAGCGGCAACCGTACTACCACTGTAAGTGTAAGTACTGGTCGTGGTCAGCGCGTTACCCATGCTGAATACACCCACAGTAGAGTTGCCAACAGCACAACCAGCGATGGTGGCAGTGGTCAACGCAGTACCTCCTGCCACTGAGTCACCACTGTATGTGTAGACGTTCGTAGTGGTCGTAGTGTTACCAAGGGCGAAGATACCGAATGTTGAGGTGCCAGCGCTGGCACCATAGTACGTACCAGCAGTGAATGAGCCACCAGCAGCTACTACGTCACCAGCATAAGTGTATTTGTTGGACAGCACACCATGTATGGCTATAGCGAACACACCACCAGTCGAGTTACCACAACCAGAACCAACACCTGGTGCATTGGATAGCGATACGCCCACCATAATACGATCAAACGCAAAGGTGTATTTACGGGTAATGGCTGATCCATTACCAAGCACGTAGATGCCTTCCGAGTAGTTACTGATCGCACCCCCGTAACTAGACGCTGCTGAACTTGCTGTCGAGGACGCTATGGCATCGTTACCAAACAGATATTTCACCACATGCGCGAAACCGGAGTATGAGGCAAATACTCCCTGGCTACCTTGTACTAAAGTCGGGATAGCGTAAGAACCATATGCCCTGGCTGCGAACGCCCCACGTGCTGCTATAACTGGCATAATTTACTCTCTTTCTGTGTGAAAGGGAGAAGGATATTGCTACCCTTCTCCCATTACCCATTATTTATACTGGGTCTGTGCAGCCAACACGGTGTAAGTCGACGCCGCAGTTTTGATGATCGTGAACGTGTAGACATCGCGACCACTTGCATTACCTGCCGCAGGAGCGACACCACCTTGCCACAGAGGAGTTACCGTTGTACCATCAATCGTGAACGCCGTTGGGAAGAATGCGGTTGCGCCCTGATTGGTGATCTGAGCCACTGTCATCGAATCACCCACAGCCATTGCTGCATTCAGCGTGGTACCAGCCGAATACTGGAAGTTCAACGTCCAGTTAGCGGTTGCCGCAGTCGTGAACAACTGCACAGCGCCAGCCGATACGTTGAAGGTAGCCGATGGAACAGCAGCAGTAACCAGTACCAACTCAGCAACGTTCGTGAATTTGGCGGCTTGCACTGATGTGGAACCATTGAATACCTGCGTAGTGGAGAATGGGCTGCCACCACCCACTAAGGCCTGGCCACTTGCCTTCGTGTAGTCATCGCAGCGCCAGTTACCACCACCCAGCGACGTGAACTGAGCAGTATCGCCAGCAGCCGTCGTTACGCTAGCTGCGCCGGGGATAATCAGCGATGTTGCATTGTAGGTCAACGTCAGGATACCAGTGAATGTCAGACGGCGAACAGCACCTGCTGCAATGGTGTCGAACGCAGTGATAGTGGTGGTACCAGTAACTGAAATGTCATTCGCAGCCGCAGCGCCAATGTTCAGCGTCGCTGCCGAGGCCAACGTTACGGTAGCTGCGTTGTTCAAGGCACCGGTCATCGTACCGCCGGACAACGACAGCTTCGTCGCATCCGTGGAGGCTACTAACGCAGCACCGGAAGCACGGGTGTACCAGTTACAGACCCACACACCACTACCTTTGGAGCAGAACTCAGCGAGGTCGTTCGCTGCGACTGTGATATTGGCGCCAGTCGGCAACAGCAAGGTAGCACCATTATTGGTAATCGTCATGCCACCGTTGATGAAGCGCAGAGTACGCAGCGCACCAGCTGGAGCCGTATCGAATGCTGTGATATTCGTCGAGCCAGTGATGCTGATGTCATTCGCAGCCGCAGCACCGATTAGGGTCGTAGCAGCAGACGCAACGTTGACGGTCGGAGCCTGGTTGAAGGCACCGCTCATGGTGTCACCAGCTTTGTTCAGCGGAGTATAACCCAGAGCCGTCGTAACATCAGACGACGCCAGCGCTGCACCAGTCGTTACCAAACCTTTCGCGTTGACAGTGACTTTGGTATAGGTACCTGCCGTAACACCAGATGCAGCCAGTGTCGTTGCGCTGGAACCTGAGGTTGTTACGTCACCACTCAAGTTTGGCACCGCACCTGTCTGTCCGAATACCGAGCTTACGCCAGCCGAGATCGCGACGCTACCAGCCGCAGTCAAGCGACCTTTCGCATCGACAGTGAACGTCGGAACGTGAGTTGCATCGCCGTAGGAACCAGCAGTCACTGCGGTGTTTGCCAGAGTAGCAGTGATCGCAGTAGTACCAGAACCTGTTACGTCACCACTCAGCGTGATCGTTTGGTTAGCTGTCAGGTATCCGATGTTCGAGCCACCGGTCACCAAACCTTTCGCGTTGACGGTAACATTGTTGTACGTACCCGCCGTTACGCCACTTGCTGCCAGAGTCAGCGTCACTGCCGTCGTACCACTACCAGTTGCATCACCCGTGTAGGTAATGGTTTGGTTACCGCTGATGTAGCCGCTAGGGTTAGTCGCATTATACGGTGTGAAGCCCAACGCGCCTGTTACATCTGCGCTAGCGAGCGACGCACCCAACGTTACCTGGCCTTGCGCATTCACCGTTACTTTGGTGTATGTGCCGGGGGTTACCGCAGTGTTCGTGATCGAGAACTGCGCACCCGTCAGGGTCAAGCCAGTACCCGCAGTGTAAGCAGTACCTGCTGCGGCCGTCTGACCGTAAGTGATTGCCGTCGTACCAACCGTGATCGTGCTTGTGTTGGTATTAGCCCACTGAGTCAGCGCATTGACAGTGCCATTCAGAACCAGCACAATCGAGTTCAGAATGTTAGCACCAGTCGATGCGTCAGCAACGCGAGTCCACGCACCAGCCGCCGCAGCGTACAGGCCATTAGCACTTTGCGTGGTCTGATTCTTGACCAGTACACGATCACCTGCTAACGTGGTGTAACCGTCGATTGCCTGCAAGCCGCTCAACGTGATGTTTGCAGTAGTCGCAGCCGCTGCCATCAATTTCCACGAAACGCTGTTGTAGGTCGCAGTACCGACTCCGTCCGTATAACCTTTGGTCGATGCATCAGATGCTGCGGATGGGGTAGGCAGACCAGTGATCGCACCGCCACCAGATACAGTGATGGTGCCTGTCAGCGAACCACCCGAGGTCGACAGCGCGTCCGTGATACCGAAGCCGGCCAACGTAGTTGGGTTGGTGCCAGCCGTTACGAGACCTTTAGCGTTGACGGTGACCGATTTGTACGTACCAGCAGTTACGCCGGAAGCAGCCAAAGTCAGAGCTAGAGTGGTCGAACCACTTGCCGTCGCGTCACCAGACACCGTGATGGTTTGGTTAGCCGTCAGGTACGCAACGTTGGAACCATTGGTCACACGACCTTTAGCATCGACGGTAACGTTGTTATACGTGCTAGCCGTAACACCTGAGGCGGCCAGAGTCAACGTTACAGCAGTGGTTCCCGAACCTGTGGCGTCACCAGTGTACGTAATTGTCTGGTTAGCGGAGATATAGCCACTCGGATTGGTCGAATTGTAAGGCGTGAAGCCCAGTGCAGTAGTAATATCCGACGAGGCCAAAGCAGCGCCTGTCGTTACCTGACCTTGTGCGTTGACAGTAACCTTGGTGTAGGTACCAGCCGTAACGCCTGTATTGGTAATCGAGAACACTTGACCAGTCAGTGTCAGGCCAGTACCAGCAGTATAGATGGTGCCGTTACCCTGCAATTTGGTGTAGGTAATGTTCGTAGTGCCGACAACAATACTGCCAGTGTTCGTGTTGATCCATTGACTCAGCGCATTCGCAGTACCATTGATGACCAAGATGGCCATACCAATGATTTCTGCACCAGTGTCAGTGTCCGTAGCACGAGTCCACGCGCCGGATGCTGCGACATAAACACCGTTCTCTGTTTGATTCGTTTGGTCTTTGACTAGCACGCGGTCATTGGCCAAAGTGGTATAGCCGTCGATGGTCTGAAGACCGCTCAGCGTCAGATTGCCAGTCGAAGCGACCTGCGCATTGTTACGCCATGAAGTGCCAGAGGCCACGCTAGCAATAGCGTTATCTACATAGCTCCTGTTAGCAGCATCCGATGGGTTCACAGGTGTAGGCAGACCTGTTACAGTTGCGCCACTCGTCATCGTAATGTTACCAGCGACACTGCCGCCTGTCAGGCTGCTCAAAGCATCGGTGATACCATAACCAGCAAGGGTCGTAGGATTGGTGCCACCAGTCACGAGACCTTTGGCGTTGACGGTCACCGACTTGTAAGTGCCGGCCGATACACCGCTGTTGGCAAGCGCTACAGTAATAGCAGTCGAACCGCTACCGGTAGCATCACCGCTCAAAGTGATAGTCTGGTTGGCTGCGATGAAGCCATTTGGATTGGTGCCACCGTTGTACGCAGTGTAGCCCAACGCAGTGTTGATGTCACCAGCCGACAGCGCAGAGCTTGCGGTCACCAAGCCTTTAGCATTCACGGTAACTTTGGTGTAAGTACCAGCAGTTACGCCGGAGGCGGCCAGGGTCAGAGTGATTGCCGTGGTACCAGAACCTGTTGCATCACCAGTGACAGTGATGGCTTGATTGGCGGCAATGTATCCGTTAGGGTTGGTTGTACCGTTGTATGGCGTGTAGCCTAGTGCCGTATTCACATCAGTACCAGACAGTGCTGCGCCGACAGTAACACGACCTTTAGCGTCAACCGTGACCTTGGTATAGGTACCAGCAGTTACACCAGATGCAGCCAATGTGGTTGCAACGGTGGATGTACCTGAACCCGTCACATCGCCAGTCAGCGTTACCGAGCCTCCAGCAGCCGTGGATGCGATGGTCAATGTGCCAGCACCGTCATCGACGATGGTGATATTGCTGCCTTGGGCCAACGATTTGAACGTGCCAGTGCCGCCAGTCGAGGAACGCACGACCGATACTCCACCACCGCTGTTGACCACATTGTTCAGTTTACCCGCGATAGTCGTCATCAAAGCGCCAGTGATGTCGATGTTACCCATCGAGTCAACGCTCAAGTTCGACGACGAAGGTACTATCACGCTACCTAGCGCAGTTGCAGTGGCAATGGTAGGCACGTAGGCCACGGTGATCGTGCCACTGCTGTTCACCAGCGAGATGCCACTACCTGCAGTGATAGTGCGCAGCGTCAAGATACCGCTGGTTACACTGTCGATGAGCGTAGTACCGGTACCGATTGGAACAGCGCTATTCAGCTTGCTAGCAATAGAAGCCAAGAGAGCCGAACTGATGTCCACAGTGCCACTGCCGTTGACCGACAGATTACCTGATGGCGATACGATCACACCACCGAGCGTGGAAGTAGTTGCCGCAGGCAACGTGTACGGGCCTGGGGCACCGATCAGATCAGCGTATTGGCCAGTCTTACCAACGACAGCCAAACCTGGCAGATTCGCAGCATTGATAGTTACCGTACCGGTCTGACCATTGACAGAAGTAACTGCACCGCCACCGCCACCACCTGCTGGTGGAGTGCGAACAGCGTACACAGCATTGCCATGAGTGATTACATCACCAGGTTGTTGCTGACCATTTTTGTACACAATGGTCGATGGATCGAGCGTAACATCCAACGTTGCATTGATGTAGACGTCCAGCGAACTTGCGAAAATGATCGAAGCACTTACTGCTGGCATCGGCATAGCGAACCGCCACTGAATGCCATCGAAGACGTAGAGACCTTGGGGCTGCTCACCAACGCTGTTCAGCAAGATGATAACCAAATCCTCCACAGACTGCACGAGTGGGAGAGTCATGACGACAGGAGCCAGCGTATCACTTGCTGCCGCGTCACGGTGCATTGTTACTGGATAGTAGAATTGCGATGGAGTAGTCATTTTATTGTTTCCAAGGTTAAGGTCATTCCAACAGTAAAGGCTTGCTTACATTGCTCAGAGCTTGGACCATACCGCCGCCAGCGGGCCCCATTGCTATGCTCAGTTTCTTGTGAATTTCTGCGATGTATGGAACCAACTTCTCTTTGAACTCAGGGTGAGAGCGCATCGTCTGGAGATGGTCATGCGGTATCGAACCCACCGACAAGAAAAAGTTCTCCGCACGGTTCATCAGCTCCAGCAGCCACTCTTCTTGCTGGCTAGCCTCTGATTGCTCCAATATATCAAGGTCCGCATACTTGCATTGCGGTTTCAACTCCTCCATGATCTCTACGATGTCTTGGAGTTCTTGATGTGCGCCCTTCAGATTCATTTCCCATGTGGGTACATCTGCTTCCTGTTCTAACTTGTCTGCCTTTGCCATCAGGTACTCCGATGGTTTCAAGCCCGGTGTGTCGATGATCTCTTGTGCTGCCATGATCTTACCTTGGCGACGCAGCAGTTGACTTTCGGCATGCCGCAACTTGGTTTCGATGTCGATCTTCTGACCATACATCAATACATAGGCACCATCCGATGTGTGGCAATCGCCAGCCAGAAAGTAACGAAGTTGAAAACCACTGTTTTGACGATGAGGCTTGCTGTTCATCTTTAAATCCTTTGTTATGAGAAGGGTTACATACTGACGCCAGTTACACCTTGCGAGGCACCAGCACCAGCACCTACGGTTTGTGGCAGTACTCCACCTGCAGAAAACGAGTCTGCGGCGTAGTTGTATTTATATGCCTGCACATTGCTTCCAGTTGTTACCACCCCTGTCGTATCGTTGCCTACTGATGCTCCGAATGAGATAGAAATAGGAATGGTTGCACCAGCGACTGATGTTTCCCCAGACCATACGTAACGAGAACTAACAGTAGCTTGACCGAAGAACACACCCACGTTAGCATTCGACACGGCGTTACCAGACGCATAGTTATTGGCCAACGCGGTAGCGGCAGCCGTTGCACCACTGCTGTAGGTGTACTTGTTTGTCGTTTTTGACGCAGAGCCATTAACCGCTGCTGTGGCAATAATGACATATGCTAGGATGCCGCACGCTGCTGGAACCTGGGTTGAATTAACCAGGTTAGTACCGGCACCAGATGTGCTACTAGCATAGTCGAAGATGTTGGTCAGATTGGATGCCGAACTGCCATTATTCTTGCCGCTGACAAACAGAGCGGTTGTATCGTTACCTGCACCAGCGCCAGTATTTAACGCAGACGCTAATGCCCCGCCTGCCACTACCGCATTCGACGCATACGTATAGACGTTGGTTGTTTTTAACGTGTTACCGATACAGATAACGCCTTGCGTGACGTTACCAGCACCAGCCCCGGACACAGCAACCTGCGTGGCCAACTGCGTGCCAGCAGATGCGGTATCAGTTGAGAATTTGTATGCCGATGTCTGCCTTGCTGTTGGCGTTGTCTGCGCTGATGCAAACAACCCAAAGCTGCCGGCAGGTGGCCCACTACTATGCGGGAACCTGCCGAACCCAGATACAGACATTGCACCTCTCATGCCCATCAGTGTCATATGGACCTCTCTATAAAATTACTTGAATTGCGAAACTGATCCAAAGACGGAGAACGTGGCAGCAGCGGTTTTAATGATGGTAAACGTGTAGATATCTACTCCACTTGCATTGCCACTCGTTGGTGCACCACCCAGCCATTTTGCGGTTACTGTGCTGCCGTCGATACGCAATGTGTTGGGGTAGAAAGCTGTTGTGCCTTGAGTCGTTAGACCGCAGACAGTTAAGCTATCACCCACAGCCATCACCGAGTTCAATGTGTTCGACGCATCAGATGCAAAGTTCCAAATCCAGTTAGCAGTTGCGCTGACTGTATGGAACTGCACTGCACCGTTAGCCACATAGAAGTTCTGGGTGGCCGCAGGTGCTGCTGCGATGATCGATGCTATCTCGATTGCATTCTTGAAGCGTGCTGCAATCGCTGAACCGCTGCCATCGAATTCTTGAGTCGTAGCATAAGGTGACCCACCTGATACCACTGCCTGACCATTCGCTTTCTGGTAGCTATCGCAACGCCAAATGCCACCACCCTTCGACGTGAAGTGTGCAGTATCACCAGCGGCTGTCGTGATGTTCGTGGTGCCTGGTAAGATCAAGCCAGTGCTATTGGTCAACGTCAAGATGCCAGCGAATGTAACCTGCCGTTCGATACCCGATGCTACAGTGTCGAACGCAACGATGCTGGTCGTGCCAGTGATCGCTATATCGTTGGCTGCCGCAGCACCGATGTTGACGGTAGATGCAGATGCTACAGTTACGGTCGGAGCGAAGTTCAGTGCCCCTGACATCGTTCCACCTGCCAGTGGAAGTTTCGTAGCGTCAAATGCACCAACTACTGCCGTACCATTCGCGCGTGTGTAGTAATCGCAGCGCCAGCTACCAGCACCCAGCGAAGTGAATTGTGCACCGTCACCAACAGCGGTAGCAATATTGGTCGCGCCTGGTAAGATCAACGTAGACGAATTCGTCAGCGTCAAGATACCCGTGAACGTTACCCGACGTACAGCACCATCAGCGATGCTATCGAAGCCAGTGATGGTAGTCGTACCACTGATAATAATCTCATTCGAGGCCGCGGCACCAATCGCAGGTACTGCACTTGAAGCAATCGTGACTGACGTTGCGAGATTCAAGGCACCCGTCATCTTACCGCCAGCTAGCGGCAGTTTCGTAGGATCGGCGCTACCCGCCAGCGGTGTACCATCATGGCGTGTGTACCAGTCGCAACGCCAGCCACCGGATATCGATGTGAACTGCGCAGAATCTCCAGGTATCGTCTGAATGTTAGCACTGGTTGGCAACACTAAAGATACGATGTTGTTGGTCAACAGCGCACCACCATAGAATGTCAATGTACGTACGGCACCAAGTGGAGCAGCATCGAACGCTGTTATGGTAGTCGCACCATTCACTATGATGTCGTTCGCACCTTGTGCCGCAATTGTGGTCGTAGCTGCCGCAGTAACCGCGACCTGAGGCGCTAAGTTCAGAGTACCGCTCAAGGTACCACCAGCCAATGGCAGCTTCGTTACGTCTGGTGCACCGACCAACGCAGCACCACTAGCCCGCGAATAGTTCAAGCACTTCCAGATACCGCTACCTTGCGACACGAAGACTGCTGTGTCACCTGCTGCGGTAGTGATATTGGCACCCGTCGGCAGTGTTAGGTTCGACGAATTGGTCAACGTCAGCACGCCAGCGAAGATCAGATTGCGAACGGCACCATTGGGAATAGAATCGAATGCTGTAATTTTGGTCGTGCCACTGATGTTGCAGGTGTTCGATGCAGCGGCACCGATCAGCATAGTAGCTGCCGAAGCAACCGTAACTGCTGGTGCATCGTTCAAAGCGCCGCTCATCGTATCACCTGCGCGATTGACTGGCGTGTAACCGATTGCTGCCACTATCTCGGTGTTGCTAAGGTTAGCCCCAACAGTGACACGACCTTTTGCATCCACCGTTACCTTGGAATACGTACCTGGAGTGACACCGGAGGTAGCCAAAGTTACGTTGATTGCTGTGGTGCCCGTGCCAGTTGCATCACCACTCAGAGTAATCGGCAGGTTTGTCGATATGTAGTTCGCTGGGTTGCTGGCGTTGTACGGCGTGTAGCCCAATGCCGTCGAGATATCAGTGATCGAGAACTGTGCGCCGGCAGTTACCTGACCTTGCGCGTTCACCGTTACTTTCGTATATACACCAGCAGTCACGCCTGTGTTAGCTATCGAGAACTGATTTGCAGTAATCGACAAGCCTGTGCCCGCAGTGTACGCTGGTGGAGGTGGCTGAAGCTTGGCATAGACCAGGTTGGTAGTGCCAACAGTGATCGGGCTAGCCGCAGTATTGACCCATTGAGTCAATGCGTTGGCTGACCCATTCAAGACCAGTATTGCCATACCTTGCAATTCAGCACCGCTATCCAGATCGGTTGCACGGGTCCATGCACCTGCCGATGCAACGTACACACCGTTGATAGTCTGGTCTGTCTGATCTTTGACCAACACACGGTCATTCGTCTGCAACACATAGCCGTCTACTGTCTGAAGACCACTTAGCGTCAGCGGACCTGTGGAAGCTGCATTCGCATTAGCCTTCCACGACGTACCGTTTGCAACGCCTTGAATTGCGGTATCAACATAGTCTTTGGTCGCAGCATCTGAACCAGACTGCGGTGCAATCAAACCTGTCAGTTTGGCACCAGAACCGAATGTTACTGTGCCTGTTACTGCACCGCCGGTGATAGCATTCAGAGCATCGGTTATACCGTAGCCGTTCAGCGTAGTCGGATTCAGACCAGCTGTTACACGACCTTTGGTGTCCACAGTGACCTTGGTGTAGGTGCCTGCTGCGACACCACTATTCGCAAACACAAGATTTAGCGCAGTAGTGCCGCTACCACTAACGTCACCAGTTACGGTGATAGTCTGATTGGCAGTCAAAAAACCCGAAGGATTCAGCGTACCGTTATATGGCGTGTAGCCCAATGCTGCAATTACTTGAGCTTGACTCAATGTCACGTTGAGGATGATGCCGCTGCCGCTATTGTCGATGGTCATGCCAGTGCCAGCAGTGATGACCACATCACCCAGCTTGGTATTAATCGAAGTAACAGGGAACACAGCACTTAGCGTACCGTCTGTTTGGACGGCTAGACCACTGCCCACAATTATGGCACCGATGGTAGTCGTAGTCGCTGGCATGGAGGCGGCTGCCTCGACAACACCGTTGACATCGATACTCAACCCAGTACCGATCTTGATGCCACCTAACACAGAGGCAGATGCGATAGGCAGGTTGTAGGAAATGGTACCAGCACCATCAACAGTCAGGCCGGCACCAACTACCACACCGCCCAGCGTGGACGCAGTAGCCTTGGCCAGCGACAGCAAACCACTGACATCGACGTTGAGACCAGTACCGATTTGCACCAGACCTAGGCTCGTGGTGGTCGCTGGCACCGCACCGCTGCTGATGGTTATCGTGCCACCTGCGAGCGCTATAGAGATGCCACTGCCAGCGCTCAGTGTATTGAACAGCGCGGAGCCTGCTGTCACTGAGGCGATCAATGACGTTCCACTAGCAGGCACTGCATCAGCAACGGTGCCTATCTTCGTACCAAATGCTGCCAGGAATGCCGAGCTAAGGTCGATGTTGCCTGAGCCGTCTACTGCTATGTGTGAAGCTGACGGTACGATAACACCACCCAACGCGGTTGGTGTTGCAGGCACCAGCGCAGAACCACTACTCACGAACGTCAGTGTTCCATTGCCGTCATCCGTGATGGTCATGCCAGTACCAGCTATAACACTCTTCAGTGTCGCAGTGCCGGATGCCACAGATTTGATGAGCGAAGTGCCAGTACCACTCGTTACAACAGACTGTATCGCAGCAGCGATCGCGGTCAACACTGAAGCCTTAATATCAATATTCCCGCTACCATCCACCGACAACGACGAAGCAGTAGGCACTATTACGCCACCCAAAACGGTAGGTGTGGCAACTGGCAGGGAATACGCGGGTGGGAGACCGACCAGATCGCTGTAGGCGCCAGTTTGTGCAACTATTGCGAGACCTGGTAAGTTGGCAGCGTTGACAGTTACTGCACCGGTCTGTCCGTTGACTGAGGTCACGGCTGGTATCTGACCTGGTGGCGGCGTGCGTACCGCATATACAGCGTTGCCGTGAGTGATGATGTCAGTCGATTGCTGCTGACCATTCTTGTAGACCGTCACAGACGGGTCTAAGGTGACATCATCAGTCCTGTTGTAGTACAGGTCGATGTTGTCACCTCGGATGATTGCGCCACTGATTGCTGGCATAGGCATCGTGAAACGCCATTGAATGCCATCGAACATATACAGACCTTGCGCAGTGACACCTACGTCAAGGCCCAAAATTACTACCATGTCCTCCAGGTTTTGAACGAGCGGCAAAGCGCTAACAACGGGAGCCAAGTAAGTGTTATGCTCGGCATCTTGGTGCATTGTCACCAGGTAGTAGAATTTCGATTGCGTTGTCATGTTCTTTCCATTTTAAGTGACAAACCAGCGCAGCGATGCTGTGTCGTAAATCAGATTTATTGCAGTGTTTGCGGTCATGCTGGTTGGAAGCCCGGTAACTGATGCACCCGTGCTAGACCAACTTACTAGCGCACGCCCGGTTGTGGACATGACGCTCATCAGTTGCCCATCTACGGCGGAAGCAGCCGCAGGTAGTGTTACTACACACGACGTACCTGCAGTGCCTGTCAGTATTGTCCTACGTGTGGTCAGTGTTACAGCGGTCAACCCATTGGTTGCCGTTATTGTTTTGGAGGTGTCTGCCTCCATACCATGGAGCATGATATCCGTGGTCTGTATCTCTCGCGTTATTCCTGCTACGTTGCCTATCGGTCTTATGGTTGCCATAATATTTCCTGAAGAATGTGACCCATTAAGTCACATACCACGCAAGGTTCGCATGGTTGTATATCACCGTTACCGGCGTATTCGATCCTGGGTTCGGAATACCAGTGGTTGACGCACCACTGGACGTCCATGTTCCTGTTAACCTACCATTGGTTACCATTAACGTCATCAACGCACCGTCCATAGAGGCAGAAGCTGCAGGCAAGGTTATGGCCAAAGACAAACCAGCGCTACCAGTTAGGATAGTACGGCGGGTTGAAAGCGTTACTGCCGCCACGTTAGCAGTCGTAATAACGGTAGTGGAGAGATTTATCTCCATTCCGTGAATCACAAAATCTGTAGTGGCAGCCTCTTTAGTAACCCCTGCGACGTTTAGGAGGGGGCGTTGAGAGGCCATATTATCACTTTATTTTAGAGAAGTGAGAAGGGTGCTTTATTTTTTCGATTCTAATAGTTATGCCAAGACGATTGGCTGTTCCGCTTGGAACACCAGGTTGGTCGCTGTCGTGGCGAGACCTACTCGTTGAACAGTGCTGCCACTTGCACTAGCTGCCGTGGTGCTCGACTTACCAGCAGCCGTACCGCTCAGGAATTGCAGACCTGGTGTCAAGCCGCTGACTTGAGTGTTGCTGCCCTCGAAGTAGACTAGTGCAGTTGCCGAGGCACTGAACGCCGACAGCACGAAGCCGTGGCATTCTTTACCGCTGGTCGAGCCGTCAGCTTTGCGAGCATTGGCGACACCAGAGTTGTTCCACACATTGACCAGATCGCCAGCAGCCAATGCTTCGGATGCGATGATCGAGGAGGTTTCTGGTACGATACCAACTGGCATCACCGAAACGTCCAGACGACCAGTCGAATCCAAAATCGGAGTCTGACCAGCATTGGTAGGACCGGTCGAGACCACAATACCGTTCAGGATCGTGATGTCCAGTACACCAGTCGCACCCAGTGCAGGGAGCTTGTTAGCATCCGCCGCGCCAGCACTGGTGAGCAGCGCTGCCTCTTCAGTGATGGTACCAGTTACGTTCTTGAGAAACTTCTTGCTAGACAGAGTGCCCATGGTTTTAATCTCCGACGATGATAGGGGTTTTAATGGTTACGACGATTGATTGCGGTGATATTACTTGACCTACTATGATTACAAACCCAGCAGTTGGTGCAACTTGTGTGATGAATCCATCAACGCCGCAGAACACTGGGAGGCCCGGTATCCAGCTCCAGCTTGGCTCAGTTAATACACCATTCAGTTGCACATCTACTGTTGCTCCGGCCACAGCAGCACCCATACTGATACCAAGAACTAAATTGGTATCAAGAAGGTTATCCGAAGACGCGTAGGTGACACCTCCTATTGCGATCTTCATTACACGGTGACCACTAACATCAGTGACTGCGGTGTAGGCCAAAAAGTCAGGACCAGGCGGTTTCGGAGGAATGTTTGCTCCGGGTGTCAGAACAGCATACAGCGCTGGACCTGCATTTACCACGTTGCCTGATACTACTTGGCCATTCCGGTAAATGGTCGCGGATGTGTCCACGACTACATCCGCACTCGGGTTCGCATAAATATCAATCGCACCACCTGTTATGGTAGATACGGAAATAGGCTGCATTGGCACAGCGAATTTCCATCGATTGTTATCGTACACGTAAAACCCCTGCAAGAGGTTACCAACTCCTAAAGCCAAAACCGCCACTTCTTCCTCTTGTGCTTGCAGAGGCAGTTTATACAACAGTGGTGCTAAGGCGGCTACGACTCCAGAGTCTTTGTGAAGGTCAACCGGGTAGTAGAATGTTGATTCTGTACCCATAGTCGTCTCCTCAGAAAATGGCGTTGGCTTTGTTCAACACCTGAAGACGCTGTGGTACCGTTACTATGCTTCCGTTGATGACGCGGGTCATATCCGTCAGGCTGTCTGAATCGGCGAGAACATTCAGGTTGTGCTTCGCCCAGAACCAACCAGCTGAATCTATGGCCCCAGGCATCTGAGCTACTAGCGCTGGATTCTGAATCAACCGATCGTCACCGTACGTATCTTGTGAACACGCTTGGTAATTGTCATGGAACGTAAGCCCGAATGCACCTTGACCTCTGAACGCATAGCCATCGCCAGATTGTTCGTCACCATTGCCGTACTTACTAGCGTAGATGAATGAACCCAGCTTTTGTGAATTACGCACATAGTCAGGTGCATAGCCTTTCGATGCAGCGTCTTGTTGCATCGAGAAATGCGTTGGCCAAACAGCGACCAGCCGATTCGGATCAGCGTAGTAGAGGTCTTCCTCGAACTGCAAGAAGCCCTGCGATTCGTGGTAAGCCTGGGCCATGAAGTACCGAATACGTCGCGGTGTGTTGATCTCTCGCTTGTTCATGGTTGCGATGAGAGCCATCAATAACCCCTGCGGGTCTTTTGGCTGACAGAACTTGTTGAGCTGGTCAATGGTAATCATTGATTTCCTTTCACTTTAAGAACAGCTATTTGAAACGTTTGGTTACTATCGCGGATAGGATTTAGCCTATAGGCGACAACCACATACACATAGTAGGTACCAACAGGAAGTTGTGCCCCAGTCAGTACCTGGTACGTAGAATCAGAAGTGATGGTCTCACTGTTGAAGCTACGAACGACGTGTTTCTGGTCGTCCACTATCGAGACTCGCAGGGTGAAGTCGCCTGCTTGCTCATAGATTTTTACGGGTACTGACATGGCCACAGATTGACCCTGTGTCTGTTCCACATAATTCACTACAGGCCTGTCGAATTCTAGGTCAGGCTGTATGGACCAATAGGCCGGTACCGAGCCGACTCCGATCCCCGCGCCTACAACGCAAGCTGCGATGAGGGACCTAAGCATTTTATTCTCCAACGTTGACACGAGCCATTTTAACTGCAACCGTGTTAGTTCTGATCGGGTTTTTTGCGTATGTGATATCCGCGTAGAGGTCATAAGTGCCTCCTTTAATCTGCGGCATCTTAACAACCAGATTGCCGAATTCTTTGCTATTGGTGATTACTTCTGGATACGAGTAGACGGTCATGCCGCTTACATCAACAAGACGCATTTTGTAGACGACTGCACCTTCAGTCTCGATGCTAAAATCCCTCACTGCTGATTGGGGATGCTGATGGCTTATGTGAATTTCGGAGAGCCGACCTATGATCGACCCTCCGCTACCCCCGCCAGCCAGCCAGAACCCTCCTGTCAAAATAAGGCCTGGTACGCACACTAAGGCGGATACACTCCACACTGCATCCACCCACATCTTAATTTTAGAAAGACCCAGAATAGCAACGTTCATTTGTTTGCCTCTTTTTTGTCTGTCGAGGCGATGCCCAGTTTTGCTTTGAGAATGGCCTCGAATTCCTTAAACGCTTTGTTTCCCATAAGTCCGCCAGTTGCGATAAGTATCGCACTCATGGGGCCGTGTATGTTTGCAGATTCGCACACCCAAAAAGTCAATACCCCTGTGAAGCCTGAGGTAATAATGTCCACCACGAACTTCGCTACACTGATTCGTTTAGCGGAGTTGATGTGTTTGACCAGCCCGCCAGCGCAAGCAACAATCAGCACTGTGACGTATTGTTTGATGGGATACCCGAATGGGTTTTGCAGGTCCACAAGAGTCTCCTTTTGTAAATAAGATAAAATTGAGACAGTAAATAGAGCGAAAGGAGAATTCTATGTTCTGCGGCATCTTCATCCAACCATCAGCCTACTTGGCTATTGGTAACATCGATATGGTGACTCACTACCTAATGCATCAGATCGAGAACGAACGCTCGCTAGGTGATGCGATGGCACATTTGACCAAATCACTCGGCATCCCTATCAACCTGAAGTATAGCGACATGGACCTCAATATAGAATACGAAGTCACAGACGTACAGCCCACACGGTGGTCGCTTGTACTCGGCTGTGATACTCCCTGCGTAGAGGAAATGCAATGAATAGAATTTTTGTGGTTGACGGTAACTGGTACTTACATAGGTGCTTTTTTACTCTCAAGACATCCCGTCCGATTGGTGATGTGCTGCCCCTAAATTTTCTAGGCTTGGTATGCAAGGATGCCTGCGCGGTAAGGGCCACTCACGTACTTGTGTGCTTCGATGGACCACAAGTATTCCGCTACAAGCTGTACCCAGAGTATAAGGCTAACCGACGAGAGAAGGATGTCGGTGATTCAGAAGACGAAGGTGGTAAAGACCTTTACCAATATCTTCCGCAGGTACGAAAGTTGCTCGCTGACTGCGGTATAGCGTTCCGGCAATCAGCAAAGCACGAAGCCGACGACTGTTTAACCTCAGCAGGCATCAAGTGGGGCGATGACCACATAGTTATCTTCGGTACAGCAGACAAGGATACGTACCAAGGTCTACGCAAGAACGTGAGTGCCTACAACTCGACGGCAAAACCTACACCGATTATGGTGACTGCTGCGAAAGCTGAGAAAAAGAAAGGGGTACCTATTTCAGGTATGGTCATGTTCCAGACCTTGACGGGTGATCCGACTGATAATGTACCAGAGCTTTTGTCGCCTGGTAAAGCAAAAGCAGCGGTCAATAAGTGGGGTACCTTCAAGCAGTGGTACACTAAAGGCACTAAAGAAGATAGACGTTGGCTTACCGTCAATCAAGTTGCATTGCAGTTGAATCGCAAGCTGGTAGAGCTGGTGACAGATATATCGCTACCTGATCTCGATGAACTTAGACCACAAAAGAAACAGATAGAGGATATGCCCAGAGCGTGGTACGAGCTGCAGGCATTCCTCTATCCGAAGTCCAAAGGTCTTTTCAAACGCTAGTCCCCCAGAGGGCTGACCACCCTCTTCTAGATGTTCACTCCCGTAGTTCCATTCGACGTGGCGCAGTGCCCTTGTAGAGTTCCTACAATGGTACCGCCTGCCGTCACAACATCTCCGGCATACGTATATTTATTTACCTGCAAACCAGTACCACCTCGGGCAATAATTCCGAATGTGTCACTTCCTGCCCCGGCGCCAGCAGTGGAGCCAAGTACTACGAGATTACCACCAGTAGAAGTGGTATCCCCACTATATGTATATTTATTTGTAGCGCTGGAACCAGCAGTTGCGATAATACCCTCAGTAGCGTTGGTTATGGAACCTGCGCTGTTTACGTTGGAGGCCAATGCAGTAGCTGCCACCATTGAGGTACTGCTGTATGTATATTTATTTGTGTTGGTTGTCGCATTACCTTGTGCTAGTATTGCCACAGTGGAGTTGCCAATAGCCGCCATGTTGTTGCCGTTGAAGATCGTGGATGTTGCGGCCACAAATGTATCAGCGTTATAAATATAGAGTGCTGTAAGAGCTGTACCACCACCGCGTGTGAATATGCCCTGTGTGACATTCCCAGTGGCGCTACCATTAGATGATGTTATGGGTGAACTTGTGGCGGTGACTACCGTATCCGTGGCATACTTGTATTTGGAGGTGGTAGAACCCGTAGTTTGCCACCATATACTTAATATCCCATTACCTGCTGCGCCTCCATTACCAGTACCTAGCAGCGATCCGCCAGAAGAGATGGAGTCGGTAGCAAAATCATATTTATCGATACCAGTTGATCCACTTGCAATAAAATAAGCAGTGGTTCCATATGCTACGTGAACGTAGGCACCAAAGAACTTTTTTGCTAGCATCACATCACCTTACCGTAGATAGTGGTACCGCCATTATCAGTCCAGAAAACCACAAAGTCAGTACCAGACGATTGAAAATTGGTGAACCCAGGTCGTTGGTTGCCTATGTAGGTAGCGAAAACTGTGGTCAAACTTCCATCCGGATTAACCCAATTCACTCCAGAGGGGAAAGTATGAGTTGCTAGCCCAGCATTGACCAGACGCATCTGGACCTCAGCATACGTATTGGCTGCTGGCCACCCACCCATGGACCAAGTAACTGTGCCGCCTGTGAAGGTAGCAGCCTGTACGTTGGCTGCCGATTGAGTCATGGTGACTGTGCCACCACTACCAATCGTACCAATATTCGTGAACGTCATACGAATACCAGTAGCAACGCCGTTGGTGACATTCAATTTCGTCGCATCCGATGGTACAGTGATGTTACCACTGCCGTCAGGTAGCGCACTGTTGACGGTCAAGACTTTCGACGACAGCACGCCACTAGAGATCGCCAAACCGTTACCGACTTTGATGGAGCCCAATACCGTTGCAGAGGCCACAGGAATGGCGCTGAAGTCAGCACTGATGGTGCCTGCACCATCGACCAATATACCAGTACCGATCTTAACCACACCAACGGATGAGGTAGTAGCGACAGCCAATGCACTCATGTTGATCGTCAGCGTTCCGTCACCAGCCACACTGAGGCCAGTACCTGCTTTGACTATACCTGCGACGCTCGTTGTGGCGATCGGTAATGAGGCACTCAGAGTACCGTCACCAGCTACCGCTAGACCACTGCCGACCTTGATGATACCCAACGTCGAAGTAGTTGCTATGTTGCCAGTGCCTACATGCTGCCACGCACTCCAACTAGAACCCGTCGACTTGCGCCAGTATTGATCGGTTGCAGTCGTCCACCGTTGGATTGAATCGCCAGTACCACCAGTAGTCAGAGGCACTACCTCCAGTGTCGCATCAGAACCTACGATTGGTGGCGCATCGAGCAGAGTCGAACTTACAGCGGCAGTGATGTTGAACAAGCCGGTGGTTTTGTAATTATTAAGGTCAGCAGACGTTGGTATAGCAGTTGGATTGATAAGACCAATGACTGATGCAGCAAGAACGACATTACCACTCGAATCAGGACTTAGGCCATTGACCTTCTTGACCGGTGCAAAACCCAAATCAAGGACCTCCGTACCAGTAATGACGAGATTGCCGTTCGCCGGTAATTTTGCACCACCGCGTATGATCTGCGACATCACGGGTAGTGTATAAGGTCCTGGTGCCCCAATCAGATCACTGTAGAGACCGCTTTTACCAACAGCCGAAAGACCAGGCAGATTGGTAGCATTGATGACGACATCACCAACCATCGCGTTGACTGAGGTCACCAGACCAAGAGCCAGTGCATCGATGGAGCAAGTGCCGTCAGGCGTGATCTGGAGGCCAGTACCGATCTTGATGCCACCCAGCACGGATGCAGTAGCAATAGGAACCTGCAGATCGATACTGCCGACAGAGCGCGTGAACATCTGGAACTTATCACCTACAACCGGCGTTATGGCTAGTGGGGTATTGAAGCCCAACGTCACTGAAGTACCGCTGACGATGGTGGTTTTAATGTAGCGGCAAATCGAATAGATGGGGCCGGTGATGAACTCGATAATGAGCTGACCGAAATACGCTGGCACCATGCTATCGGAATAGTCGGTTATATTGATAGTGACTGAATGCGAATCGAAACCAGTGACCGTTGCTGACAAGATCGACGAATACTGATACACATCGAAGTTCCACAGACCTTGACGATCAGTGTAGGCCAATAGAGGGCTTTGTTGGCTTGTTGCACCAGCTATGATGTACACGTTGGGTGTCGCATCGGCCGACGGGGGCAGCATATCAGGCGACTGAATCGAAGCTACTCGGAATTGATTATTCGACTCAGCGAGATCGAACCACATGTTGTAGTTCGTACCCACCATAGACAGATAAATGTCGAGGCGTATTGAATTACCAGCCGAGAGACCCATTTTGATCTTGGCAATCAGTTCGGTTGCCACACCCAGAGCAAACAGATTAGTGCCGATATAGAGACCGAACTCACCAAAGTTGAAGTCGCCTGTATTGTAGTCTAGGTAGACGGAGTACTTGACGATGTTGGCGTTTGCACTAGATGGTGCAGATGGTGTGCCGGTAAAGACCAGACTGCCGTGAATATCTGTATCAGAGGCTTGCGGTATATAGTTGACGCCAGTGCCTAGCTTGTAGTTATCGAGGGTGATCGGCCCTGTGGAGGCCTGCAGCAATGCGATTGCGTAGTCTGTGAGCGCTACTTGCATGATAATCCTTTATGTGGTTACACCAGCGATACCATTGCTGGCTGCCGCTGGGTTGGTTGCAGATATGGAGGTCGCCAAGTTGGTACCGGTCACCACGCTATCTCCAGCATAAATATAGGCGTTAGTTAAACCTGACGTGGAGACCTCAAATATCCCCATCACTCCATTACCAGCTGCCTTGAGAGTTGATGTTGCGGCAAGCAATTGTGTCCCACTGGTGACCGAATCGTCGGCGAATGTGTACTTCTCGGTTACTTTAGATGCCACACTACCACCAACAGCGATGAGGCCAAAAGTCGAGTTGGTCGTAGATGCCCCATTCTTTACATCGGTTGTCAGGCTCGTACCATTGCCAACAGACCCATCCGAATAAGCATAGGTCTCTGTGTTGGTCGAACCGCTTGTCCCACTACCTAATGCGACTATGGCCCGAGTGCTATCACCAACACCCACACCACCACCCATGTTAGCATTAAGTGAAGTACCAGGTGCCACCGTCGCGTTCGCATACGTGTAGGTCGCTGTTGGTGCATTGCCGGTCACGTTACCGCAGAACAAACCAATGTCTTGGTTACCAACGCCTACTCCACCGCTACCACTAACCAAATTCAGTGAAGCACCATTGACGACGGTTGATGTGGTGAACACTATCTTGGATGACAGCGTACTGCCTGAACACATAAATATACCAAATGATGTGTTTGCTGCGGCCAAGATGGTATTAGTTTGCGTAAGCGCAGGTCCAGCACTCACCGAGTTGCTGCTGAATATGTATTTGGCGGACGCTAGCCCACTTGAAGCTTTGAATATCGCATATGCACCGTCGGTCGGTGGAGGTGTTACGGATATACCTCCCCTACTGTATTTCCGCATGAGAGTCATTACAGCACCTTCGCGTAGATGTTAGTACCGCCGTCAATCGACCAGAAGATAACGAAGTCAATACCTGAAGTTTGGAAGTTCGTGGCACCGCTACGCAAATTGCCGATGTAAGTAGTAAAGCTGGTTGTTGTGGTTCCATCAGGATTCACCCAGTGTACAGCCGATGGGAACGTGTGGGTTGCTAGTCCTGCGTTGGTCAAGAAGAACTCTATCTCACCATAGGAATTGGCCACAAATCCACTCAACGTCCATGTTACGGCACCACCAGTGAAGGTAGCTGATTGTACGTTGGCGGTAGTCATGCTGCCATTAATAGCCGACGATACGACACCCATTGCGTTAACCTTGAGCATCAGGCCTTGTGCAGTACCGCTGATGACGTTCAGCTTGTTGTTGGGGTCAACAGAGGTAGACAATGTACCATCACCTGCAACTGACAAACCACTACCCACTTTCACGCCACCCAATACTACAGAACTAGCTATCGGCAGATTGTAGGTTGACGACGCAGATACCGTACCATCGCCAGCGATGCTCAACCCGCTACCGATTTTGATACCACCTAATATAGAGGCCGACGCTATGGGCAACGTATAGGTCGTTGATGCAGTGACCACTCCGTTGCTATCGATGCTGAGACCGGGACCTATCTTGATGCCACCCAAGGTCGATGCGGAGGCCGTTGGCAATGTCGAATTTGCGCTCAACGTACCGTCGCCTGCTATTGCTAATCCGCTACCAACCTTGATAACACCCAAAGTCGTGATGGATGCAATGGGAAGGCTCACGCTCAATGTCCCATCCGTAGTAACAGCAAGACCGCTGCCAACTTTTATACCACCTAATACCGTTGCAGTAGCAATAGGCAGGATATTGGTAGTGCTTATGGTGCCGAAAGAATCGACGGTCAGACCGACACCAACGCGCACGCCACCTAGCAGCGATGTGGTAGCCACCGGCAGGTTGTATGCATTGGTCAGAGTACCATCAACGGCTATAGCTAAACCGCTACCGATTTTAACGACACCCAACGTGGAGGTAGTTGCTATGTTCAAAGCTGCTGCTTGATTCCATGCACCCCACGTGCCACTCGTGGACTTGCGCCAGTACTGAGCAGTGGCAGTAGTCCAACGTTGAATCGAATCACCAGTACCGGTAACCGACAGGGGTACGACTTCCAAAGTAGCCGCATCGTTCGTTGTTGGGGCGTTCACCAAGCTTGGGGCTATAGCAGCCGACACAGTAAATAGTCCAGTCGTGGTATAGGCATCAAGATTGACCGTCGTGGGCAGAGCCTGCGGATTCACGAGACCAATGTCGTTCAATGCCACAGTCACCAGACCATTGCCATCTGGTAAATTACCGTTGACTGACTTGACTGGTTGGAAGCTCAAATCGAGTTGATCTATGCCGAAGATGGTCAGATTACCCGATGGGCCAATGCGAGCGCCACCGCGAACGCTGGTCGACATAGGAGGCAACACATACGCTGGTGGTGCCCCGATCAAATCACTGTAGAGACCGCTTTTACCAACAGCCGAAAGACCAGGCAGATTGGTAGCATTGACTGTAACAGTACCGGTCTGACCATTTACAGAGGTCACTGTGCCTAGCAGTGATGGATCAATCGAACACAGGCCATCAGGGGTGACCACCAGACCAGTACCGATCTTGATGCCACCTAGTGTGGTTGCGGTAGCTATTGGCAACGGAGTCTCAACTGATCCTGCGTTGCGGCGGAAGACTTGGAATTTGTCGTTGACGATCGGTGTCTCGGTAAGCGCAGTAACGAATACCAACGTTACGGTCGACCCGTTTTGGATTGCGTGGCTGACATAACGGCAAATCGAGTACAACGTGCCAGTAGTGAACTGCAAAATGACCTGACCGAGGTACGCCGGATTAATATCGTCGGAGAAGTCGGCTGTTGCTATCGTGACCGAAGTGCTGTCGAAACCAACGATTGGTGCACTCAGTACCGAACTGAATTGGTAAGCGTCGAAATTCCACAACGACTCACGGTCGGTGTATGCCAATATGCTGCTCTGCGTGGTGTCAGCACCAGCAATGACATACATGTTTGGCGTCGAGTCCTTTGCAGGCGGCATCAGATCAGGCGAGGATAAACGCGCCACCTGAAACCTATTGTTGGATTCCGCCAAATCTGCCCACATCTCGTAATTTGTGCCTACCATCGATAGGTAGATGTCAACGCGCAGGCTATTGCCAGAGATGCCGCCTGCAATTTTAGGGATAGGAGTCGTTGATGCGCTCAGCGATACCAGATTATTTCCAAGAAAAAGTCCGATGTTACCAAAGTCAAAATCGCCTACGCTAAAGTCCAGGTAGACAGAGTATTTGACCAAATTACCATTGACAATCTCCGGTGCAGAAGGAATGCCACCGACTGGACCCACCACAGCGCCGTGAACATCGGTATCGCTCTCTTGCGGCAAAAAATTGTAATCAGTTGCCAGCTTGAACGCTGACAAAAAAGGCGGTGTAGGACTTGCGTTAAATAATGTGACCCCGAAGGTAGTAAGCTGGCTGTTCACGTAGTTCCCCTTGAATGAATTCCTCATAAAATTGATGCCAATGAAAACTAAACAAGTGGTAAGAGAGCTGCTGGCTGTCTATAAGGAATCATCCGAAAAGCATTTGATATCTAAGGGCGACATTAACCGAATCAAGTTTGTAAGGCCATCGCAGCTACCGATATGCCCCGTAGGTGTGTTTATCAGCGCTGCCACGTTTGGTGCGCTCCGTATGACTGACATGGTCAGCAGTTTCTACATGGAAGTTGGCACAGCAGTTCACTCAGTGGTTCAGAAGTATTTGGGTACGAGTGGTCGTTTCTTGGCAACATGGCAGTGTCGGCAGTGCGGTAAGCGGCATGAGTTGACGACACGCCACGAATGCTGCGACTTCGATATGGACTACCATGAGATATCGATCAATCACAAAGGAGTGATTGGTCATATTGATGCTGTGTTTCAAGACAGCGAAGGTCGGTACTGGATTGTGGACTTCAAGACTTCATCGGTCAAAGGCATCATCTATAAAGAGAAGAATCCTGGTCCTGTCTACAAAGCGCAAGTACGTGCTTACGCATTGATGTTATGGCTACAGTATGGTATTCGTGTTGCGGGTGTGATGCTGATGTTTATCAAGCGCGATAATCCCACGGAGCCCAAGGTATGGATCAAGGAAATGGACGATGATGACTTCGCCAAAGCCAAGAAGGAAATGAAGGGCTACAAGCGGATGTTGAAAGAGGTGCTGGCAGTTGCAACAGCTAATGAAGCAATCGCATTGGCTCGTTATGGTCGCTGTAAGAATCCATACTGTCGCACCTGCAAGCTCGATATCAGCTTGAAGACCCAGATTAGGAAAGCGTACCAGAAGGGGAAGGAGGCACATAGACTGCCTCTAAGTGAACTACAGTAAATAAAGACAAAGGAGGTCATCATGAAATGGCTGAGTATGTTTGACTGGTTCGGTAAACGTCCACTACTTCGTAGCTTCAGGGCTGGTGCAGTACCTACTGTAAAGAAGCTACCCAATCATGGTGACGTCGCATACAATCACGAAGACGATGTGGTCTACGTCAACAAGTGGGGCAACATCGTTCAATACAATCCAAAGGAGAAGCTATGCCTAGTACGAAAAGAAAAACCGTGAGCGTGGTGGTTACTAAGACCATCCAAGAGCCACAATACAACCCATCGACCATCACGGTGACAGAGACTGCTGAGGTTGGAAAAGACGATGACCATAAGGAGGTCTTGGATGAACTGTACGAATCGGCATCCAAGCGCTGCCGCAAGTACGTGAAGGCCGAGGTCGAAAGCTGGGCCGCCAAAAAGAAATAGGAGCTTATGATGCCAAAGTGGTTGAGTAAGATATTGCACTGTGGTTACGAGCTACCAGAGTACAAAGACTCTGGTTCCTACAGACAGATACACGATGGAATCGAAATCACTTTGACAGTCAGCAATGACAGCGTATATGCCACCGCTCGGTTGCGTGGTCATCAGATCATGACAGGCTTCTACACAGCTAATCGTTCGGTGATTGATGGTGATCACCGAATCTCTTCTCACATAAATCAAGTAGCGAGGGACGTTCTTAGCAACGGCGTCAATTCACTGCACAATTGGAAATCACTAGCATGAGCTTTCACACAAAATATCGCCCACGTAACCTTGAGCGCATCATCGGTCATGAGGCAGCAGTAACACGGCTGCGTGGTATGGTGACCTCTGGAAATATACCGAGTGCGATTGCATTTTTTGGTCCTACATCGGCTGGTAAAACCACGTTCAGCCGGGCCTTAGCAGCAGCCATCAACGGGCTGAAAGACATCGGTGAGAGTCGCGATTATATCGAAATAAACGCATCGGTGGACCGCTCCATCGATGATATCCGGCAGATGCAGCAGACGGCAAAGTTTAGACCGCAGTTGAAGCGACGCATTATCTGCATCGATGAGGCACATGGTCTGCTGGGTAATCCAGTTGCAGGAAACGCGATTCTGAAAATGCTGGAAGACGCGCCAAAGAACACGACCTTTATCGTGTGCAGTATGGACCCTGCTAAGTTCCAATCGACGCAGCTGGGTCGAGCTATAATCAACAGGTGCTCGCAGATCATTCTGTCGCCACATACGCCAAAAGATTTGCTAAAACAGGCGTATCGCATTGCCAAGGCAGAGAAAATGTCGTACATCATGGATGACGAAAATAAGCTGCTGAAGATGTTGGTTGAGGGCGCTACCGAAATGCGAACGACTGCGAACCTAGTCGAGGCAGCACAGCAGTACTATGACGGTCTAGAAAAGAAACCGAAGATGCTGACGAAAGATGACCTAAGCGTCGTCTTGGCATCCACCGAGAACTCCGATGAGGTTCTTGCGGTTGAAGTCATGCTTGCTGTCTACGAAGGTAAGTTCAAGATCGTTCAGCGTAGTCTGCTGGACATCCAAGAATCGTTTACCTTCGTGAACAAACTACTGTGGGCCAATACTTACTTGCTCAACACTGCGGCTCTGGACGGCAAGCGGCATCCTAAGGTCTGGCCATCGAAGACTGCAAAGGAGTTGATGGCCAAAGCCAAGGGAATTACGCTGGGTACTCTGGCAGCCACTAACGCGAGCCTTATCGAGGCCAAGATTCAAATCACGCAATTCGCCGCACCAGTGGAAGAGGTATTGAGTCTGCGTCTGTATCGTCTCATTAAGGAGCTGTATCCAAAATGATTACCAAATTCGAGTGTAAAGGCAAGCTGACATTGCCATATGACTCCGTACCTTTAAGAGGTAGGGTTACCTGTGACGGGCACACTGAAGTATGGGTCAACATGGGCAAAGATAAACTCATGATGGAGATGACTTTCATTTCTTACGAGGAAGATGAGACTCCAGCAGCTGGTAGTAGTTTCCTGAATCATTTTCTTCAGCCAGCGATAAACGACGTTCGCAACGCCTTCATGTTCTACACCATCAAGTATGCTGAAACTTAATTCAATCCGATTGAAAGGTCCTTTGCTTTTCAAGGACGTAAAGTTCGACTTTAAGCCTGGAGTCTCTGCGATCTACGGCTTGAACCTTGCTGGCGGCAAAAGCAAGAGTAACGGTAACGGTGCTGGTAAATCCGCATTCTTCAGCCAAGTGGGAGAAATCCTGTTCGACGAACCTATGGTTGGCACGAAACAGGATGCCTTGAAGACAGGTACCCGCTTGCTAAATGTGACTGCCGGCGATACGACTTTCAATATTCAGCGGTCTGGTACAGGCCTCAAAATCATGAAGGGTGGTAAATCGCGGTTCCGTACTAAACCGATGGCCCGGAAGTGGTTGGACAAGAAGCTACCTATCTCAATTGAGGACTTCAACACCTATGTGCATTCGGATGCTCGCGTGCCGCATCCTCTGGTTATGGGTAACTCAACTGCACGTAAGAAGTTCTTCACATCCTTCTTTGGTTTGGATAAGATCGATACCGAACGTCGCCTCTTCTTGGCTGAGCTGTCTAAGCTCGCTAAGGTGCGTGCTGCCTTTACTGAACTGAAGGCAGAGTATTCACGCGCTAAGGATAAGGTTGATGGTCTAGACCTCCGTGAGTTAAAGGCGAAGGTAGCTGCCACAGCTGAGGAACTAGAGGCACTGCACGAAAAGAGTACGCGCCTTCAAGATATATGCCGACTGTTGGCATTTGAGAAGTCCGCTGCTGCTCAGATCGCCGAGTTCAGTCGTATTGCCGGTGACATATCTGTAGACTCGTTCGATGAGTTGATGACTACCGCAAAGTGGAACCTTCGGACCAACAAGAAGGACCTTGAGGAAGCCCGTGCTTGGGAACAGCATCAGAAAGATACTCGTCGTTACGATAAGGCTTTGGCTTCCCTCGGCAAAGATGCAGCCAAGTTAGTTGCGAAACATGGTGTGCGTAAGGCCACGAAACTGTGTAAAACATTCTACGCTGATCGCCGTGGCTTGGAGGAACAATGGCACACCGCAGATCAGAACTTCAAATGGGCCACCAAGATAGTAGCATCTGGTAAGCCTGAGGCAGTTGATGAACTTAAGACCAGTCGCAAGGAACTGAAATCTCGAATCGAATCACTTGAGCATCAGTATGACCATGCCAAGAAATTCAAGACTGGTCAATGCGAAACCTGCGGGCAGGATGTTACGGTAAAGAGCCCCAAGAAACTTAGGCACAAGATAGAGACACTGGAAGCTGAGGTCGAAGCATGCGATGCCTACGCTGAATACGAGACTGCGATAGAGGAGTACAAGAAGGCTCGTAAGGAGTTAAAGGAATCAGAGATCGATGCCCTCAATGCTGCGATGGACAAGAGTACGCGCTACATGGAGGCGTTCGATGAGATCAAGAATCTACCGGACGAACCAGAAAAGTTTGAAGGTAAGAAATTGGAGGTGCAGGTTCTAGAACGTATGGTCACTGAGGATCGTGACCGTATTAGCCTGTTGACATTCATTCATCCTAACCTTGAGACCATCATCGATCTGGGTAAGCTGACTGCTAAGCAACGCGGTGCTGCTTCAATCGGTCCGAAGTTGCAGGCAAAGATAAATGAGTTACAGGACAAATTGTCGAACCTGAAGACCAAGTATGCTATTGGTCGTGAGGCGATGCAGACCTACAAGCGTCTTAAAGAACGCTTGACTGAGATGCGAGAGGAATTGAAAGACGAAGAAGCGCTGAAGCTTCTGGTCGACGGTTACTCCGACAAAGCTGTAAAGAAAATGGCTATACAGGCGATCAGTAAGCGCCTGATGGTGGAGGTCAATAAGTATGCTCGTGTGGTCTTCCCTGAGGATTTTGAGTTCAGCTTTAGCTGGGACAGAAGTCAAATCTCCTTAGTGGTGACTCGCAAGCACGGTAAGAAGATGTTGACCTCTGATGTGCGCAAACTGAGTGGTGCTGAATCAAAACTATTCACCTTGGTACTGATGGCGGCTCTGATGACCTTCCGACCAGTAAGTCAACGGTGTAACGTTCTATTTTTGGATGAGCCGACCGCGAATTTTAGTCCAGAGACGACAGAATCGTTTAAGCGCCTAATTCCAGTGCTGAACAAAATATTCCCCACAATAATAATCATTACTCCTGATAGTGGAGAACGATATGAAGGAGCTGAAGAATGGACAGTCGTAAAAACAAAGGTGGAAGCAAAGCTGGTGAAGGGTCATCCGCAGAGCGTCAAGTTGTGATAAAGGCCTATGGTGTATTGGCTTCTCCGTTGGAGGTTGCCCATGCGTTGAAATTGCTTCGTGTTAGCCACGCTATGGTCGACAATTCGCTGGTAGCCAAAAGCAAGTCACGGCATCTGAGCGCAGAGCAACCAGCGTGGCCCATCATCTTGCCTTCGGTTACGTTCTGTCACCGCTATCGGTCACCCTATGCTCGGCAGATTCTTTTCATCTGCGACTCGCTGTCATGTTTGAAGACCTGCAACGTGAAGGTACTCGATCCAACTGATCTCGTAAAGTCGATGCGTCGCGCATTAGAATATGCGGTGGAGAATCCAGAGGACTGGCATTTGGTTCGTAAAGAACCAACGATGGATGACTATGTGAACGCAGCAACTAAACCATCGTTCTTGAATCATGTGCAGGCAGCCATCTATAAGATAACGCCTTATGATCTGCGCAAGGAAGTAGCAGCGCTCCTAATCGGTTACCTCGCAGGTGTTGAAGCCCGTTCCAAGCTGATGGCAAAATTAGATTCGAGCCATAAGCTGTGGGAACTGAAAGAGATGATGAAGGACCCGATGAGTGGTGCCCTGCGTCAAGCCGTTATGCAGTATAAGAAAGAAGGTAATGTAGAGTTGGTGGCAAGTCAACACAAGTTGCAGACCTTTGAAATCCTTTATATCGCGGGAAGTTCCAAAAAGACCATAGCTGGCCTGAAGAAATGAATTCAATTTAATGAGGATCGTATGAGCCAATTAACGGTACAGCTTATCAATGGTACTGGCACCTTAAATGTTGCCGATACCGATCTTGTGTTTAACGGGCAGGATTTTGTACCTGCCGGCGATGCACTATACTGCGGGCTGTACACGGTCAGCGTGGTTGCCCTCAGCTTGCCCTATAAGGAAATCGCTGCACAGATGCTGACGACGCAGGTGATATTGAAGGCGGCCGTGATTGGCTATTCGGCTCTGACCGAACCAATGACCGATCCTACCGTTATCGCTGAAGCCGATCCTAGTGGAGGCCAATGCGTGTGTGGCGTAACCTGTAGTGGCACCCGACTCTCTTTCGTAATAGTCCAACCGGAGCCTTAAATGACTTATTCTAATTTCCAGACCAGTAACCAATTGGGTCTCCCTTTGAGCCAACCATCGAAGCAAACCATTCTGCCAGTGGTGTGCGGTGGTAACGGCAACCTGCAGGGTTTCTTTGCCATCAACGCTACTACCTTCACGGGCACGGAGACGTCGTTCGCGCTGCTGGAAGGCTCAGTCGCAATCACCAGCGTGACGTTGCCCCAAAAGGTAGACAATGGCAGCGGCTTCGGTGTCGGTCAATACATGGCTGTCGTCTATCCTGATGATGAAGTGCGCGAACGTCCGTGGCTCGGCTATTCGGCCTTCGTTGCAACCGATGATGTCGGCTATTTGGGTGCGCATCACCAATTGCCAACGCAAGGTTGGGGTACTCGCTACTATCTGGGCACATTGGTCACCAATCTGGAGGTCAACATGGCAGCAGACGTATCCAGCCCACCAACAACCGCACCACCAGTCGTTACGTCTGGCACCTTGCGTTGGGCTGCTAGTGTTAAGGTCGCTGATCTGGAAGCCCAGTGCCCGTTCATCGACTTCAACTGGGTCGATCTGTTCAAAGCAGGTACGACCAATGTCGATCCTTTGCGTATCGATGTGGTATCGAACCCACCAGGTGGCTTCTTCAAGTCCACGTTGGTGCCCTACACTTCGGTGGCCCCGTTGGGTGGTGTGCAGTTCAACACGATCCGAATTATCCGTCTGGGTGCACCGCCACCCGCTGATTACACATTCAACTATGTCGTCACGGATTCGCTGAACCAAACGACCAATGTTGCACTGACGCTCACGGTGGTCTGATGCTAATCAAGGTATGGTTGTTCCTAGGCCTCATAGTGGCCATAGCGTATGTGGTCAACAAAATAACCAGATAGTACACGAGCCTGCTGCTAGAAATGGTAGCAGGCTTTCTTCGTCACAGTAAATAAGACAGACACCAACTCACAGACAAAATCATGCAAATCTCTACGACAAATGACGCCCTGCAAGAAGCCATCCGAATCATATCGCGTCTGGCCCCACCGGTAAGTGGTAACGTTGCTGTTCAGTCGAATGGTAAGCGTGTACATATGGTATCCAACAGTGAGACATCCAGTTGCTCAGTCACGTTACCGGGCGACGTTGAAGGCAAAGCAAATGTGTTCGCTGTCGCTATGCAGAGCTTGAGGGATGCGACTAAGGGACGCAAGGACCTGAAAATAGCTTACGACAAAACGCTGTGCAAGATCACCAGCGGTGCCTACAAGTGCGAGCTGCCAACAGTGGACGCAATGCAGCTTGAGGACGATCAAGACAAGAAAGAGAAGGCCATCAAAATCGATGCTGAACAGGCATCGTGGTTACGCACGACTGTTTCTGCTGTTGCGCTGAAGCCAACGACGCTGATTGCTACCTTCATGCCCTTGTCGGTCAAGCTGACGAACAAGGGCGCATTCGTTGCCTGTTACGACAGCAATCATATGGCGTTCATTCACTCCAACGAAATCACTGGTTCAATGGAGGTGAAGTTGCCCCTAGATATGTTCCAAGCTGTTCTCGATGCGTTCAAGGGCGAGTTCACCATCGAACTATCCAAGTCCAACCTGTATGTGTCGAACAAGCTGGTCAAAGTAGCGCTGAGTTTGCCGCAAGAGGAAGAGAACGAACTCAAGTTGGAGGAAGTAATCTCAGCGGTCAAGGATATCAAAGGTAGCAAAGGCACTGAGGTGGAGGTCAAGAAGGAGGACATCATCGCCTTCATGGACAATGCTCGCGCAGTTGCTACCAAAGAACGTTCAGAAGTAAGCTTGACTGTAGCTGACGGCAAAATGTCGCTGGCAGTGCAGACCTCGAATGGTTCCACGAAGGCGCTCATCAAGACTACCAAGAGCAAAAAGATCAAGGTGATGATCGACTTCGAGTTTTTGGACGAAGCGATTCGCAAGAGTGGTGATGTGGTGCAGATGAAAATCGTGGATGACCAGTTCATTGCCTTCCACCTGAAGGTAGGCACAGTGATCGTGTCGCTGAATCAAGAGACTTCCGAAGAGGAATAAAATGCAAGTCGATTTTATGTTCGCGTTGGCTATCGATGCATCACCGGGTGTGTTCTACGAAGACGCGGAGCGAGGCTTCTTTCTACCAACGATTAATGTGCGCCGTCAGCGTGATATGCGTATCGTTAAGGAATTACCTCTTCGGTGCATGTTCTCGATCTTCTTGGTCGAGGTGCCAGGCAACAATGAAGGTCTCTCGATAGGTGAGCGTTGTGGCTTCTACTTCACCTCCAAGTTCACGATTCGTAACGAAGGTGGCTATCTGCTGACACACATGAATCGCCGGCAAGAGGCCACTGAGTGTGAGACGCTGATTAAAACGCAGGACCTGGTGGTCTACAATTACCCGAATCGTGGGACTCTGGCAATCTCCCCTAAAGTAAATACAGAGATAGAGCAGATTTTCCGTGAACAATAGGAGAGTGACATGGGTCTAAAATCGGATATCAGGAGCAGCAAGGAGTTCAAGCTGTTCACCAAGATTCGTCTTGAGTCAGAATCACGCCTAAACCTGGAGCGTGACCGTATAGAGGCGTTATCGATGCATAGTGGTAGGCTGAGTCGCGCGATGTACGGTAAGAAGCAGTACTCTGCCAAATCTCTGTTAGACGCCTGCATGAACGAAATGTCCTGTCGTTCGCGGCTGGTGGAGATTCGTGTTCAAGCCTCAATTCAAATCGATACCGTACATGACGCGTCGAAGGCAATCAAGCACCATATTTTGACTGAGTATGCAGACCAGATGAAGGTTTATAAGACGGTGGGTCAGCGTCAAGCCTTCATTGACAATCTGATTGCCAAGGCAGTGCAACTGGAGGGTGAAGGTAAAGCCTTGCTTTCGCTGCTAGACAGTCTTATCTCCGACATCGATAAGGCTTCATACCACTTATCCAATATGGTTGATGTGTTGAAGCTGATGAGTGACAAACCGGGTAAAACATTATGATACTTCCTGAAGGCTACGCGCTAAGCCGCAACCAAGCGCCAATTAACAAGACATTCCGTGGCTGGTGGTCGTCCGTCATCAGGATGGATGAGGCCCGCTGTGTGTTTACCATCGAAGAGAATGGCCGCGAACTGAAGCCAGGCAATGTGATCGTTAAAGACGCGGCAGTGGTAGAAGAAGTATGTACTAATTTTATTTACCTGCACGGACAAATGTGCTGCTACCGCCAAATTGCCTGGTTGTGTGAGGTGATGGAGAATACAAAACTGACGCTGCGACTGAGCACCAAGGTCAATGCTGGAGCAAAACAAGGTGCCACTATGTGGATCAATGGAGGGCCGTCGATCATCGAGTACATGAAGAGACATATACTTAGTGATGACGCATACCTGGCGATAACAAATGGAACCAATTAAGATTTACAAGAGAGAGGCCTTTTTCATTCGCAAGAAGGACCTAAAGCCCAGCACGCTGGAGAAACTAGAACTCCATAACCGCCATCTATTCTTTGAAGAGAAAGCCTGCGCTAACTGCGAGTGGCACGAAGAACGCCTTGCGGACGCAAGTGGTCTGAGCGAGAAATGCGAGGACTGTCCAGCGTATAAAGGTGGCGTCAACCTATGCAAAGCTGTGACGTTCAAGAAGGTTCCATACATTAGCCTGCCATTCGGTGATCGCAAGAACATGGAACGCATCATCGGTAAGGAGGTCGTCTACAAGTCGAAGCATAACGTAGAGGCCTTCTCGCGCAAGATGAAGTTCACTGGTGAGTTGAGAGGCCACCAGAGGGAGGCAGTTGACTGCATAAAGAAGACCAAGCAAGGTATCATCAAGGCACCACCACGTAGCGGTAAGACAGTTCTGTCGACCGCAGCAGTCTGCGAGATTGGTAAGAAGACGTTGATCTTGGCATCGCAGCGTGAGTGGTTGGATGGTTTCCATGAGACCTTCTGCGGTTCCTCTACGCAGAAGCCGCTAACCAATGCGAAGAAATCGCAGGTAGGGTTTGCAAAAACCTTAGCTGACTTCAAGAAGTATGATGTCTGTTTAACCACCGTGCAGACATTCAATTCCGAGAAAGGCCAAAAGCTTTTGGCCAAGATACGAGATATGTTCACTGTGCTGGTAGTTGATGAGGTGCGCCTCGGTGCAGCCAACAAGTTCGCTATTGCTATATCGCGCTTGAACGTGAAGTACAAGATTGGTCTGGACGGTACGCCGAATCGTAAAGATGGTCGCTTCGTCATCATCGATGCTTTGATCGGTAAGGTGATCTATGAGGCCAAAGTCAAACGGTTACGCCCAACTGTGCGATTGGTCAGGACTCAGTATCGCCGTGTCATTGGTCGTGCGCAGCCACAGTGGGTCTCGCTGGTCTCGCATTTGGAGAAAGACCCTGCACGATTGAAGCTAATTGCTAAATGGGCGATCAAAGATGCAAAAGATGGACACATGGTACTGATACCGTTTGCACGAGTGACCGTCATAAAGGCACTGTGTAAAGCGATCAACATCATGAGTGGTAAGAAGATGGCGAAGCCATTCTTCGGTGGCCTGAAAAAAGATGTGCGTAAGCAGCTTATTCAAGACGCACGGAACTACAAGGTGCGGATCATAGTTGGTAACATTAAGTTGCTGAGTACGGGCCTAAACATACCGCGAGCGTCCGCGTTGTATGAGGTTACCATGTCGAGCAACAAAGAAAATGCCGAGCAGCGTGTCAGCCGTATCTTGACACCATGGGATGATAAACCTCCTCCGCTGCTGCGTATTTTCTTAGATGATCTGAGCATTCGCAAGCGCTGTCTGGCAAACGAATGGTGGTCAACGATCAGCCCGAAGTTCAGGCCTATCATAACAGACAAAGATTTGATAATCTTAAAAGGCTACCTTGCTGAGAAGCAGAAAGCCGAACACGCAAGCTGGGAACTATAGGAGGAAATCATGGCACCGCTAAGTATCTATTCATCCAAATTGATAGCGCTATTCACTACCAAAGGTCTCACGGATGCGGAGCAATCGTTTATCGATATTGCGTGGACCTCTTCAGACCGCGCTACCAAGATGGACCAGCTTGACCAGAAGCAGCTTGAGATCATCAACACAGTGTTCAACAAATACTTCAAGGACTAAACTATGACACGCGTTTCAATCCTGATCGCACATGACAAGACGCTGGAACATGGTCAGCATCTGTTCGCAACAAACCAGAAGGTGCACGAAGCCTACGCTAACTATCGCTACTTGATTCAAGATCAGATGGCGGCGAACGATTGGTGCTTGCTTCAGATCGTTGACCGTGACCAGCCGATGGACAAGTTCCTGATCGATGAAAGTAAGGTACGAGAAGTCGCTAGCGTGCTGCGTGAGGCCATGGGATGCTCATGCGACATACAGGCGTCTTTGGTTCAGTCGTATGGCCATGTGATGCGTCTCGCAGGATTTTGTCAGCTGGTATACGACGCAGTAAATAAAGTCGAGACCTTGAAAGGATCGACCGTGATCGCCAACGTTGAGGTCTTGAACTGCTGACCAGGAGTCGAGATGGAAGTCATTGCAAGAGGTAAGAAGGAAAGGCGTGTACGTGAACGACCATCAGAGGATGCTGGTTTGCCTAAGCTGATTGAGATAGATCGCAAACACGGCGTAGAGCGTATCGTACCTGGTCATGTGTGGCGTACGAAAGCATTCAAGTGGTCGCCCCAGACGTTCGCAACAGAGAGTGAGCAACTGAACTCCAAGTTCATAGAGTCGACGGTCCAAGACAAATCTCTGGCTAAGTTCATCGAGAACCCATGTCGGTCTATGATCTACGGAGTTGGTGGAAACCCAGACGACGCGAAAGCGAAGTATTTTGCGGCCTATTTGGTCGCGCTACACATGCAACACCTTAAGGGTGATGCGAATCCAGTTTGGGCTACGCTGTATGGTGGCTTCGACAACCACTATCTGGACAAAGAGAGGGCACCGCCAACGCTTATAGTCATCACGAACCTGACGGTGAACTCCACAGCATTCCGTATAGAAAAAGCACGCGACATAATTGAGGCTTATCCAAACGTACCGCGCATTGTGGTATGCGCTGGTCTGGACCCGATGTCATTTCTGGCGACACGTTTATTCTGCCCGGTACATGGCTTGGCCTACTTCATTGATTCGATTGTGAAGAAAAAGATAGACATTATTTAGAGGAGGTAAGATGGGAGTCAAGATCGTATCTCCGAAGGCAGAGCTTGCAGTCTTACGCGGCATGCTAAGCAAAGACCCTAAGATAAGTGGTACGTTGATTGGGGCGGTTGACGACACGTTTTTCTATTCGCCGGAGTCGCTAGAAATATACGAAGCGATCATGAAGAACATGGGTGTGTTGGGTAAGAATCCGACGTACCGGTTGTTGATCGAAGACCCAGATATCAGTGATGAGGCGCGTGACCACATCAAAGAATCAACCGCCTCAATTCACAGTAGAGCAGATGCAGTAAAGGCTGCATCGATACTGAACAAGTATCGCCAGCGCAGGGGCCTCTACAACCTTGCTGCTGACCTGGCAACTAACCTTAAGAAGTCAAAGATCGATATCGATGCAGTGCTGCACCGCGCTGCAACAGCACTTAACGTTGTACGTGCCAAGAAGGCAACGGACGATTCGTTTATTCACTTCGGTGCCAATAACAACTCGATGAAAATCGTGAATGAGTTATTGGACGAAGATCGGTCGGAAGACATTATCGAAACCGGCATTGACGCCTTCGATAATGAAGCTGGAGGATTTGCACGAGGTAGTCTGGTTACCATCGGTGCGAACTCGGGCGGCGGCAAGTCGATTTGTGCGTCGGCTCTAGCAGTAAATATGGCAAGCAGAGGCTACAAAGTCCTGCTGGTACCATTGGAGATGTCGAAGAAGGAGATGACGGCGCGTATCGTTGCCAACATAACCAATACAGACTTCTCAGATTTGTGGCTACAAAAGCTCAAAGGGAACGAGAAGGATCATGTTCGCCTGAAGTACAAGAAATGGGTAAAGCGTGCCAAGAAGCGTGGTGGTAGATACACGATCTTCAAACCCGAAGAGGACATGACGATTGAGGAGATCATGGCTTCGATCAACGCATTCGACGTTGATGTGGTCATCATCGATTACATCAGCTTGTTGAAAGGTGTTGATGGCGATGACCAAGTAAAGGCTCTTGGTCGTGTTGCGCGCTATGCCAAGATTAATGCTGAGAACAGCAACCGAGTGAACATCCTCATCTGTCAGGTGAACGAAGAAGGTAAACTGAAATACTCACGGGCGATATCGGAACACAGTTCCAATAGTTGGATTTGGATATCGACACCGGAGATAAAGAATGACGGTTGGGTGGTGAAGGTCGATCAACCTAAATCACGCAACAGTCTAAGCTTCCCATTCCTAATGCGTATAGATGGTGCTAAGATGCGCGTATATGGAGTGGACATGCAAGAGTCGGAGTCGTTGGCAAGTGTTAAGAAGAAAGGGAAGGAGCTCCCCAATTTAGCAGCTTCAGATGTTTAACCTAACTAAGGAACTATTATGACCGAGCAAGCAACCCAAGACGAAACCGTCACCGTACAAATCGGCTTCGAGAACGCACTGAATGTGGCATCGCCAGCGTGGCGTGAAACCTGGAGCCAAGTCGCCATCGACAACGCCCGTTTCTTCTACAACCAGGGCGTGCGTGACACGGCACCATTCGCGTCGTCGGCTATCCAGAACATGCAGAACGCAATCCAAGGCCTGCAGGGTGGTTACCAAGCAATCGAGGCACTGGCGACCCGTCCTCAACAAGGTGGCATCATCCCTGACGAAATCGTGGCCGCTGCCGCCCAAGATACTGCCAGTTCGGACACCACCGATACGGCGGCTGACGGCAACGCTGATGTGCAGCAAGTGGCTGACAGTGCGGTGACCAACGATGGTACAGCAGCCGACGTTCAACAAACGGTTGTGGACCCAACTGCTCCAGTTGCTGACGCATCGCCCGCTGTGGATGCACAACCAGCTGGTGAGGCTGTGCAAGATGCGCTGGCAATGCAATCGGCTCCAACCGAAGCACCCGCAGAAGCACCAGTGGTGGATGATCCAACGGCTCTGGCAGTTGACCCAACCGCTCCAGTTGTTGATCTGCCAGCAGCTCAGTAACAGCACCATAGAGCACCTCAGGCACTACCAGGCAAGGGGTGCTATGGTGCTATTTTAGTGCTTAAAGCACATAGTACATGCGTGGTAAAGGGAGCGTCAGATCAACTCTGACGCTCCCTTTTGTACGGCTAATTACATTGCGGTAGTGCCTTCAACTTGGCGGATAACTTCAGCCAAGTACGCTGGATCGTAGCCGTACAGTTTCTGGTAGTACGTGATCTCTTGATCCGCGTCGGTACGGCTGATGCCACTTGCCGTAATGCGTGCGTGTGCATCGTGCGGCAGCTGAAGTGCGTTCTTGCCGACAGGAACCGAAGCCACAACCTGCTCCGACGAGATGACCACAGCCTGACGATCCGAGGTAGCCACAACCTTCAGCATGCCATCGTTGCGATTGACGCCTACGCAGAAGCCGTAATCCATGTCACCGGAGGCCGAAGCGAAGGCAACGAACTCACGACGAGCGACTGAAGCCTGCGCGATGTGATTCAGGCGCGGTACATTCAGGATGCCATGGTTGGTAGCAGCCGACACCAGTTCTGACAGGTCCTCATGACCCTGACGTGCCAGATACGTACCCGAAGCACCTTTGCGAACTTCCCACAAGGACTTGTCCGATTCGTCCATCATGATGTTGGACGACATGATCTTGTACGCTTTCAGCTCCTGCGGTTCAGGTACGCGCACCTCTTGGTTAGCGCGAATGAAGCCGACAGCGCAGCCAGCTTTGACACGCTGGAACGAGTTCTCGACCGGTGTTGCCAGATTGCCCAGCTGACGACCCAGCGCAGCAGTAACTTCTGCTTTGTCGAACTTGCCAGTGAACGAGATGACGACCTTGGCCAGCTTGGAGGCCACGATCTTGAAGTCCGTTATCGCTACGGTGTTGGCATTGAGGCCATGCAAATTGATGTTCATTTATTTCTCCATGATTGAGACACTCTAAGGTGAAGGAGGTAGTACGGTCCTCTGTTGAGGTACCAGAAATTTATGCGTCGTAATTGAACTCAAGTTTTGTTGCATCACCGCTGGTGGTGTAGGCTATTGAATACTCCTCACCGCGTTTGGTGTACTCGCTATACTTGGCAGCATGTTCCCAGCCTAATGCCTCAAGAACTTCAGCTACTTCGTTGAAACGCGCATGCACGACGAATACTGAGTCACCTTGTCGATCAACCTTATGACCAGCAGAAGTCAAACCTCGCATGATAGTGTTCTTGAGGCTATTCGGAGGACCAGCAGCCTTAAGTCGCTGTGCGGCTTCGATTTTCATTTTGCTTTCCTTACTATTGAAATTTGCCATTGTGAGGGCTCACCGGCAAGCATGGCCCGACTGGGATGAGGATCGAAATACGGTACACCGTTCAGCCCAACCACTGCATGATAGATACCCTCACCGCGAGGCGAAGGTCCCATCATGTAATGATATAGGTCTGGGTCACCGGGTCTCCAATAGTAGACCAAGCTCACTTGTGGCAAGAACTCTAGACCTCGAGCTTCCAACCAATCGTAAGTCATGTTCCAGAAACCATTGCCTTCGGTAGCCAATGCCGCAAAGTTAGGAACCTCCGCGATTGGTAAATCAAGCAGTGATGCTATCACAGCCCGAGCGCAGTCGCCATGCTGCCAAGGTTCAAAGACTTCTTGATCCTGTGGCGTCATGTCGGACCGCCTTTACCGAAATCCGCAGCCATCTTGATAACCAGGCCGATGACCACACCAACTGCGATTAATACCCAGGCATACCAGTGCATGATAGGCTCCTTAAAATTGATGGATAGTAAATAATATGTTTAACGAAAGGATCGAAAATGATATACGAATCTGATTTTGAAAAGGACCAAGCAAAACATGATGTAGTAGAAGCGATAACCAATGAGTACATCGAAGATTGTTTTGGCGGTGAGGTTGACGACGACCTACGAAAAGCTTTACTCTATGGTACTGCTTACATAGTACACGCTATTTTATGCCGCCTTTTATATGGTGAGCCAATGAATGAGCAAGGCGACTTACCGAAAGATGCTGCCAATGATGGTCTCGACTTCGTTGAATTAAAAGAAGTTGATCGAAAGTTCTGGACGCCGCAAGAGCTTATCGCGCAAGCAGAAAGCGTTATATTCGCTGACGGTGACGCGGAATGTGACGATCCAAAATGTGACTGCCATACAAGGGATTTGAATATTCACTAACCAATAAGCCAGACATGATATGTCTGGCTTTTTCGCCTCTATACTAGTAGATTTAATTCGGATGCTAAGATACTCTCGCGAAAGTCCCGCTCATCATTTCGTACTTTGTCATATTCCATGTGACGATGATAAGTCCCATCGCTATTCATGATAAGAAGTAAGAATTTATGACCAACTAGGTCCACACCTTTATGCTTATCATGAATATTTCTGCTTACACTCTCATTCTTCAACAAGGCAGTCCATGTACTTTTAATTTCAAGCATAGTGTCCCATCTGGGTCCATGCAGAACGAAGTCCGGAAAATATATTCTACTTTTACCTGTTTTGGAACATTCGTATGGGATACCGACCTCAGGCACCTCCACGTTATTTAGTGTTACACCTATACTTAGCAAATACATAAGCGCTTGCGGTTCGTAGCCTTGCAGATGAAAAATACGTTTGCCAATCTTAACGACCTTTGTACTGTAGCCAGTCCTCAATTTTCTTGCGTGTACTTCCGGTGACTGGGAGGGATTAAGCACACCATAATTTTTCATTGTGGTATTTTGTTTCCGCTCTTTGATTTCCGGTACTGCATCCAAACAAGAAGTGCCGTACTTTCCAACTAAGGTTCGCTTACGTTTTATCTGGAAATCCTTTGTTTGCGTGGTGTATTCAAAACCAGTCTTCTCTAGTCTTGTAGTGACCGCAAGCGCCTGCACTCTGCTATTCTGCATGGGATAATCACATCCATTATTCTTACGGCTTGTTTTAATTTTCTTGCGCTTGATCTTCTTACTCTGACTTGGATTATCAACACCAAGCCGTTGCCTGCAGGTTGCAACTCGTTTTTCAATTACTTCAGCAGTACCGTGAGAACATGCTGGCCCACAGTAGCTTCGGTAACCGTCATAGAAGGTCATAAATTTCAACGGACCAGCACTGCATGTAATACATGTTTTTCGTGCATTAGGTAAGAGATAATTGTACAGAACCTCCGAACTGAATCGCTTACCTAATACCTTCTCTAGTCGCTTCGTCTCTTGCGGAAAACCATTAAGCAATTGTGCCCATAGAGACCGACCTTTATATTTCCCGCGCAATGCCAAGAGGGCATTGTAGAATTCTTTGTTGTTCATACGTCCTCCACATAGGTAATAGGATCTGTTTAATGCTAGGTGTGATGTGGCACACCAGAGGCCGCTAAACCTTTTTTCGCACTAAACAGATTTTGAAGCACTAGCTATTTACTTAGATGTCCTCCCAGAAGTCGAAAGCAAACGTGATGGCGAGGGTAATCAAGTTGGAAGCAGAACCATCGAGCGCCACCTCGTTGATTACGTCTGGCCACAAACCAGTTACTGCGCAGGTCTTCGTTACCGCTGGTATGTCGTTGTAGACCACAACCTGTGCGTTGACCTTGTACGCCGATGCCAGCATACCACTGTTGTTCACCCAGTCACGCATCTGGTGCCAGCGACGGAATTTCTCTCGCGTGGCCCAGTCACTGGTCTCCAAGAAGGTTGTGGCAATCGAATGACTGTAGGTCTTTCGTCCGCCATAAACCAAGTTCACACCATGCAGCGGGACCTCTACACGCTCGATGGTGGAGCCTGGCATGTCAGTCGTCATGCACTTGATGGACAAGTCACGCGTGTCTGAGCTACCAGGGATAGTGGGAAGGAAGAGGTCGAAGTTCCAGCTTACCGCCGGGTCTTGTAGGCTCGATACGTCAGCCAATGAAGTACGTGTCATTTGCTACTCCTTGTTTAGGGGCTCATGTAGACGCCCTATCCGTTACGATGGCTGGCCGTTGACCTGCTGAAGAACTTCATTGAAGCTCACACCTTGTTTCGAGATCACCATCTGCAACTGAATCTCATGGATCGGAATCACTGGCACGATGACAACCGTGACCACGCGGATACCGGAGTTCAGTTGCGCCGCAGAGTTGTTGGAGTTGTCGCTTACAACCTTGAAGCTTGAGATGCCTCGGGCGTTTTGAATCAACTGCAGGTAAGCCGAGCATGAGCCAACGATCTGGCGGCCCGTGAATTCATCATCTGGTTCTTGCAAGCTGTAGAGCAGGAAGCTATACAGCGAGGTCTTGATGACGTTGACAATACGACGTACCGAAATCCAGCTCAGTGCCGACGGTTGCGCTGCAAGCGTGGTCTGCTCCCACAGTGCGATGCCTTGACCGATGAAGGTCCGCGTGTAGTTGACTTGTGCTTGGAACAATGCCGTCGATTGTGGATCATCGAAGGTGTACCGCGTTTTCAGTACGTCCACGATACCGCGGTTCAGACCTGCTATCGAGAAGCTTGGGTTAGCTACACGATCGGTCCGCGCGCACAGTGCAGCAGCCCAGCCAGAGAACGGCACATACTGCTGCTTACCATTGATGTTGTCTGCTTCCAGAACGTCTGGGTTAAACAGACCACTGTAGGTCGAGTTCAGGTTCAACGTCAGGTTACGATAGTTGATTGCCTGTTGGAACTGCTGCGCATTGGATGGGACATCCAGCATCGCGACCGTATCACCACGACCTTGAGCCAAGGTGTCCATCGCCAACTGCACGATTGGATCAGCATGACCACCATTGATGAGCGTGTTGATCTTGTACAGTTGTTTGTTGGCAAAGATGCCGTATGCAGCGGCTACATCGAACGACGTTGGCGCCGTACCGCTATCGCCACCAGTCATCAGCTTAGGAGCCGAACTGTTGATCGTTGGTGTGGACGACAGAGCAGGTGTGTTATTCAGAACCTGCACGTAGTTCGAGAACGGGTTGATACGTTCTTCCAGTTCAGTAGCCGTACCGGTCGAATCGATACCGTCGTCCAAGGTGCACAAGAACGATTCGACTGGCTGGTAAGACGACTGCGAAGTGTCATACACGTTGACCGTGAACTGCGGATTACGTGGCGGCAGATCGGCTGGGCTGGTGATCGGCGTATGAGTAGTATCTGGGGTGATAGCACCGGTATCGATGAACGACAACACGCCTTGACCGACAGTCATCAACTCGCCAACAGTAACCGAGTCGCGGCCATATACAACGTAGCCGATAGCCAAAGGTACCAAGTCCCACGAAATGGTGATCGAATTCGTGACCGAGACACCAGCAATGACGACAACAACTGGCGCAGTGGCAAGAGTCTCACCATTTTGACCCAGAGCTGCAACCTGATACTGATAAGTCGCTGGAGGCAGCACACCGCCAGTGGTAGCCGATACTGCTAACGGGTTCGTCGGCGTATCAACGTTGTTGGATACGATCTCTACCGCAATGGACTTGGCGTATGAGCCTTGACCATGGATCGGATAGAACAATGCGATTGGAGTATCCGCAGTGTTCGGCATCAGAACACCCCAGTTCGGCAGCAGCGGATTCGGAATACCGACCGGAGCCGAATTCAAAGCGCTTTCCGTGCCATCACTGTAGAGAACAACACCAGCGTACAGCGCATCGGAATGCACTGCACGGCGCGCCCACATAGCGTTACCTTCTTTGAAGAAGTCCAGACCGCAGTAGACGTCAAACGATATCTGTGCGTTAGGATTACCATACTCGTTGAGGTAGTCATCCGAGTTGGTGAAGTATTTGGGGTCTGGTGAACCTTGATTGGAGACCACCACCTGGCAAGCAACCGACGAAGACGCCGATGTGATTACTTGACTGAGATTGATCTCCTGAATCCGAACGTCGGACCCTTGTTGTTGAAGAATCGCCATTTAGACCTCCTCAGATTTGATGACGTTGGGATTCTTCTGTTCCCACCGTGGATCGACTACCATGCCTTCTCGTAGTGTAGTGCGGCCACGCGGCATGATCTGTACGCGATCAAGCTTACCATCCGCGTGGCGCACGTCGACCTGCTGCGTAACCCGCGTCAGGTTTATGACTTTCTTCATAACAGCTCCTTAGTTGAAGGGAAAGAATTGGGCACCTACGCCTGCTATTGAGGTCTGAAGCTCGATTGTGTTGACCACACCTTGTGTTTGCAGAGTAGCCTCGGATATCCAGCCATGGACCGTGCATGTGCTAACGATCTTGTAGGCTGACTCATTCTCGGTTTTGTTCTCCATTGGCGGCGTGGGAACTGACTCTGCTAGAGTCAATGATATGGGCAGGCGTAAGCGTCCATACTCAACATTAAATTTAAGCCATCCAGCGCGGCGGGCGAACAGCCAGCGCTTGGCGTAGGACAGCACTGACCCTTGCTCAACGGCCATAAACTTGTTGGTCACAAACTCGAATTCTGTCTCGAAGTTAGCGGGCATCAACTTGACCACCATACCTTGCTTATCACCCACCGTCGTCATCAAACCTTTGCGTGCCAGAAAATTCGTAGCATAGCTTTCGGGATTGTTGGACAAACTGCCAGGTGATATGAACAGATAGGGATACTCTACTGGTTGACCATTGAATGTTTTAGCCAACGCTGCTTGCTTATCGTTGGCAGTAACGAGTATTACTCGGCAGCCGAAGACTTGTGAAGCTCTTTGCACCAGACCTTTGAATACAAATTCCTCAATAGGTTGAATATCCATATTGGGCCTCAATGTGAAAAGAGCCGGCCAGCGTTATATTGCGTGGCCGGCTCCTTGGTCTTACTTACGTTTCTTTGCTGCAGGTTTTGCTTTGACCTGAACCATCGAAGCCAGCACGCTGGCGAAAGCTTCGTCGTCGAAGTCGTCTTCTTCGTCGTCCTCTTCTTCGGCCGACTCGACTTCCATCTGCTCTCCTTCTTCTTCCTCTTCGCCGCCGTCACCGACCAGGTCTTCGATGTCGCTTTCGTCACCGTAGTCCATGTCGTCCTCAGCAGCGACGACTGGCTTGCGAGCCGCCGTGATAGCTTGGTACGCCTGCTTGTTGGATGCTTCCAGAATGCCGATGGCACGTTTCGCGTCCGGCTCTTTCACTGCACTGGCAAACAGACGGGCGGCCAACTTCATGTTGCCTTTGCGCGCCGTCGCCATCGCCAGGGTTATGAAGTCCAGAGATTTGTTGTATTGCTTCATCTTGATGCTCCTTGTGATGTTGTGTAAGAGGTGCCCGCGAAGGCACCCTCTCACTTAGACGCGAACGCCTTTGGCGACCGAGCGGCTGTTGGCAACCGAGATTGCGATTTCTTCATGGATCACCCAGCCCATGCCTGGGATTTTCTCGTTGACGATGTCGGTCGGCTTGCTGTTCAGGCCACCGCGATCCGAGTAGGCACCGGGGTTCAGCGCTGCGGAGATGACGAAGAACTCGCCTTGGCTCAGCACCTTGTGTTCAGGGTGACGATACGCATCCGAAGTGATGGTCATGCCGTACATCACAGCCAGTTCGCCAGTCAGCAGCAATTCGTGGCGAGCGACAGGATCGACAGCGTTGTAGAACTCGCTGTTACCGACGATGTCCTGATACAGATCGGAAGCCATCAGGATGTGCGGTGCTTTCAGGCCCCAGCGAGTGACGTTGGTCTGCACTTGCATCAGGGTGAACGGGGTCAGCTGACCGCTGATGATCGACAGGTTGTTGTCGATACCGACGATTTGGTTGACCTGGTTGTACCACAGGCGATCTTCTGCAACCATGATCGCTTCCGTCGCCTCGACGTACTTCTCTTGCAGCACGTCGCCGGCCGATTGGTTCAGCTCGTTCTGGGTAACGAACGGGCGTGCCACAATCGACAGTTCTGGCGGGGTGTACCATTTGTCGCGAGTGATCTGGCTGTCGATACGCGTTGGCGAAGTCGACCATACAGCAGTCACGTTTTTGGTACGCAGTGGGAAGCGAGGCACCGTACCTTGGTCGACTTGCACGCGCGCCAGATACTTGCGCATGAAGCCCTGACGGTTGGCAGTGATGAACAGGCTGTCGGCCATACGCTCACCCAGGACGCGATGCACCGATGCGTCGTTGAATGCAGCCAGCGTCAGCTCGCGGGATGCGCGGACTTCGGCTTGCTCGTTCAGCTTGGCTTCGTTCGACATCAGGGCGCCACTGGAGGCTGCACTCAGGAACTTGACCTGTTGGTTCAGCAGATCGCGTTTGCTGGATGCGTTAAGCTCGCCGTTTTGGCCGACCGCGCGTTCGTTGCTTCCTTGGAACCGGTACTCGGAAGCTGCGACAGCGATGCTTGGCACTTTGGCCGCGCCGATTTTGACTTTCTGATTCATAGTTGTTCTCCGTAGTTGAAGGGCATTAAGCTGCCGAGAATTCGATGCCCAAGAACGGGATATCCGAACCAGGAGCCGCTACGACGTAGCCGGGGATCGTGACGCCCGAGCCGGTTTGGTCGGTGACTTGGCCGCCAGCTTGCAGCTTGATCGCAGTCGCTGCCGTCCAGTCCTTCGAGGCATCGTACTCCGAAGTGTAGATCAGGCCGCGTTTGATCAGGCCGATTTGACCGATGTACGCACCGCTGTAGCCACCAGGTTGTACGTCGCCGCTCAGAGCGCGAGCCTGAACGACGGTCAGCGCGTACTTGTAGGTAACGTTGACTTGGTCGCCGACGGTCAAGCCAGTGACTTGTTTGCCCGAAACGGTTGGCGATGGAACTGCTGCGTTCGAGGTAACGTCGAAGACGAAGACCTGACCGGTAACCGGCGTGAACTGCAGGGTCACGATACCGGTCGCTGGAACAACGAACGATTCGATCTTGTTGGCGTAACCTTCAGCAAATGGCGCAGCGGAAGTGCCGGCCAACGAGAAGCCGCAGAAGACGTCGGCAGAAGTACCGGTCGATGGCATGACGCCAGCGGATTGGGCGCCTGCTGCGCGTACCAGGGCCAGGCCCTCAGCGGTGATGAAGACGCCTGGTGCAACGGCAGCTTCCGCCGAGTCTGGGTACTTGGAAAGTGGACCGTAGATCATTGAAACCTCCAATAGTTAATTTGTGATACGATGTAAAACTACGCTTTGTGAATCAACGAATGAACATCGGCAAGTCACCTGCCAAACGCGCCGATGCTTCTACGGACAACATACCCGAACGTACGGTGTTACCGGTTTTGCGAAGCGTGACGCCTGCGGTTGCCATGGTTGCTGGCATCACATCGTCTTCTTCTGTACCGTCCATGGATTCCTCACCGACCGGGATCGTATCGGCGTCGTCTTCCATGTCACCAGAAGTCATGTCCAACGCAGCCACGAAACCAGCACGGGTTTCTTTCGGCATCATCGACAGCTTGGTGGCCAGTTCGCAGATTTGCTTGGCGTAGGCAGGACCTGCTTCAGCGAATGCAGTGGTCAAGATACGACCAGCATTGCGCACGCCTGCCTGAACCATTGCTGCTTCCAGTGCATCGCGCAGTTCGTTCTTTGCACCTTGGAAGAATTTGCGGTTAATACCGACGGCTGCGATAGCCATCGCTTGTTCCATGGCAGCAGCGTTGACCTGTGCGACCTTGCGGACGGCAGCCGTTTGCTTGGTGACCAGCAATGCCACACGAGCATTGACTGCTTTACGTTTGGCAACGTTCACCTTGGCTTCGATGAAACCCATCGAACGCAAGCCTTTGCGAAGACCTTGTTTGCCGATTTCCATCGCCGTTACTTCTTGGAACTGATCGGTCAGATAGACATCATCGCGACCCAGCGAAGCGGCGGTTTTGGCAGTCATCGTGGCGATGATGCGATTGGCGCGAATGACCATGACGCGAGTACCCAAGGTAGCGAACGCCACATTGGTGTCTTCGTCAGGAACCTCATCGATGTCCATCAACGACATTTCTTCGTCGCCGGAAGCCATTTCTTCTGGTTCCTCGACCTCAACCTGCGCGTCGTCGGCGATAGCGCCTTCACCTTCTTCGATGTCGTCTTCGGCGTTGCTGATCGGTGCGTCCCAATCAGCATCTTCGGCGTCAGCTTCCAGCGGCGTCGACGAATTGTTGTTGGTCAGTGCTGGGTCCAAACCGGCCGCAACTTCGTCTTCGTCCATCTCGTCGTCATCGACCTCGAAGTCTTCTTCGGATGCGTTTTCCAGATAGCCTTTGGCTGGTTCCGAATCGTTAGGCAACGTACCCACGTTCTGCTGGATGCAATCAGCGTCAGCCTTGACGCGCTTCTTGCTGGCAGTCATGGAGTGCGTACTGCCGCCGGTCATGTCTTCGGGATCGATCAGCGTGTCGGCGAACATGTTGTTTTCCAAATCCTGATCGGCATTCGGAATTGCCACGTCGCCACCATTACCATCGTGCGTAGAACCAGCTTTGGTTTTTACCTTGGCCAGTTGTTCTTTGATAGGCATGTTGCCCTCCTTTGTTAGTGACAGATGTTAAATTACTGTTTGCTTTCTTTGAGTTTTCGTAGCTCTTCCCGACGGTCTTCCAACTGCTTTCTTTCCTGTGTTGCGTCCTCATCGTTCTCTTCCATGTCCTTGACGTCTTCCTCAAGGTTCATGATGTCACGTTGGAGGTCTGCGATGCGTTCCTTATCGGCATCTTCAAATGCCTTCAGGCGAGTGGCGGCTTCGATTTTCATGATCTTCCTATCGAGTTAGGATGTGGTCGCTTAGTGCCGTCGACCACGCTGGTGATTCGACGATACTAGTTTCGATACCTTGGATACCATGGCTGTTACGGAATGCCAGCGATGTTGGACCTCGGTAGTTCGGCAGTGCCTGCCAATCGATTTCGTTGCGCGGGTTCAGATGCTGGCAGTAGGACTTCTCCGACATCGGCTCACCACAATGCGAACACGAGAACGAATCAACTAAAGCGCCCATCGAGTAAGTGTTTACCTCATTGTGCAGGATACGCTCTGCCATCTTTGGGTACTTCAGCCGATCTATTGCCAGCAGACCCATGACCTTCCACAGCTTGCCTTGACCGTAACCAGACACCTTATGCAGTGAGGTATCCAGAATGACGCCATAAGCTTTGGTGTGGTCCTCATTCGCGTGTTCGTAGTGAACGGGGCAACCACTCCAAGTCTTGTATGCCATCCGGGCGACAGGAGGTTCTTGGAATCTTGTCAGCTCATTCAAAGGGAACCCGATACCGTTTCGATTCGGGATATCCGATGGGCAGATAGGAGTGACCACCAGAATGTAGTCCTCTATTCGAGGGCTGATGTGGTACAACTTGGCGGCGTAAGGTAACCAGGTTACGCAGTCGAGACCGCTGAGCAACTGCGGTGTTTCGTTTGCATCGGTTACCTGTTCCGACTGAACTGCAGCCGAGATGACATTCGGTTTCTGCTCCGAGAAGTGGCGTATATCACGCTCAGTATGGAGTTCAAACATTATCGGACTCCTATGTAGCCCTCGCAAGGACCAGTGAATGTGATACGGCAGGCAGTGAACAGTACGGGTGCCTGAGTGATCTGACCAGCGGGAACCGACAGTGAGTTACCCCATATCGTTGCCGCATTCGCAGCAGGATCGGGATCAGTCGCAGTGGCCACATTGCTCAGCGTGAACTCGACGGTAATCGCCGACGATGCCTGAAAGAAGACACCGAAGTTAATGTCACCTATCACGATAGACGAAAGCTGGATCACCAGCTGATCGCCTGAGTCGGTGGCAACGAACGAATCCCAGCCCAGTCCCATAGGCTTAGCCGCCGTTCCGATGCCGCTCATCTGCCTACCTTTGAAACCAGGCGCGTGGTTACCTAAGGACCGGGCTACCATGATTAAGCCTCAGTGCCAGAAACGTTCATGGTCTGAACGGCGACAGGCGGAGTCTCAGTTTCTTTTGCTGGTGCAGCAGTTTCATCAGCAGCAGTTTCGGTAGCTGGCGCAGCCGATTCGACTGGTGCAGGCGTCGCAGGAGCAGCCTCAGCAACCGAAGTGGTAACCGAAGCAACCGGAGTGGTAACCGGAGCAGCAGGTGCTGGTTCAACTGCAACTGGTGCAGGAACTTCGACGGGCGTTGCAGCGGTAGGGTGACCGGCCAGGCTCTTGATCTTGGTCCACGCATCTTCAAAATGAGCATGGAACATCAAGATGCCATGGGCGGCATCATGCGGGATACCCAGCGTGAAGTGAGCGAAGTCACGGAATGCAGCGGCATCGGAAGCAGCCCAGGCTTCACCTTTGGTGACGACGTGACCCACAGAAGCCATTGCTTTTTTGATGAGCGAGTAGTTCATTTTGAGGTTCCTTTCGACGAAAACATTAAATTGTAGACCTCGAGAACCGTAAAAAAGCGATGGGCCAAAAGCCCATCGCTTTGGTTTAAATCGAAGTCTTATCCTCAGCATTCCTGATCTTGATCTTCTTCAGGAGCTTGAAGTGTGCTGCCAGGTCCTTGACGTTAGCGATCTGTATGCCAGCTGCCTGAATCTCTTTAATCTTTTGGCCAGTATGCGCCAGGTCAAGACCGTAGAAAACCATCGAGTCTGCACCATGCTGCCAAGTGACACCGGGAACCTTCACTTTCATTGCGCGAAGGTTGGCTGGTTGACCGCGCGTGTGCATAACGATATAAGCGCTACCATCCTCGATCATTGGATACGGCTTGATCTCGTTCTTGGAGGCAGAGGGTTTGCTTTCCAAGCGGAAGAAGTTGGTAAGCTGGTTCTTGGTAGCGAAGTTGAAGCCCACGCGCGCATGTTCCAGATTACCGCTCTTGAGAATAACAGCCAGGTCTTCAAACGCGGCGGCTGCTCGCATCTTACGAATCTGCTCGTCAAGAGTGAAGCCCTTCGCTTCCCATGCTTTAAACTGACTAATCAGTTGTCGAGCATTCTTCACCTTTGCTAGCGCGAACTGCGGTACCGGACGGAAGCCCAAAGCCTGCAATGCTGCCTTTGCATTGTCGTCTTCCACGAAATAGGTAATACCCAGGAAGCCATTGCTGACGTTCATCACCAATTCGACATTGAGGACTGGACCTTCTTTGACCTCTTTGACTACCTTGGTGGGCTTATCTTTCTCGCGTTCCTGTTGCCGCTCTGCTGCTTTGTTGCGGCGGAATTTAGGACTCATGATATCGGTAGGCTTGACAGTAGGCATTGGTTCTTCCTTCTTAGTCACCTTGCCTTTCTCGTCGCGGAAGACACCCACTTGCTCCAAAAGCTGTTGACGTATTTCTTTACCAGAGGTTGTTTTCTTGGTAATGATGTACGACGATGCCATCGCAACGCGAACAAGGTAACCATTGTTCAGTGCTACGTTGACGCGCTTCTCACCCATCATGACAGACTTGATGATACCGTCACCAAACTCCGTGTGAATCGCCTGACCAACCAACGATTGAGCAGCCAGCCGTTTCGCCTTTTGCTTTTCGGTCATTTGGGATTCATCTTCCGAATCTTCAGTTTCTTCTTCCGATTCAGTAGCACCCGCCAAAGAGTCCAAACGGAGGAATTCATCAACGCGAACCAGACCCAATTGTGAGGCTTGGTAGATATCTAAACCAGGTACGTAAGGAACCTCCGCCATCAGCTTGGCATCTTTCGGCGTAGGGGCCATGGTCAGCGCCTCCAGCTTCAGTTCACCATGCTTCTCACGGTACTCACGATAGTCCTCGATTTTGATCGTGTTGTAGGTCTTGTAGGCGTCAGCATATTCAACCAGATTCTCGTTCCAATCATTCATCAACTGGATCGAATCCGTGTTCATCGCAATGACCTTGACGTTTGGCACCTCTTCGTATGCCGCATTCTCGGTGTTCTCAAACTTGGCAACTGCAATAACCTTGGAGATCAGACGGCTGATCTTGGTAATATCCAGGGTCTTATTGGCCATAATCCAGTCGTAATAGATACGGTCACGACGGTCGGCCTTTTTCAGTTCAGGACGGTTAACACGGGAGTTACCTTGCTCCAAAGTGCCTGGGTTCCAAACGGTTTCCACACGAATCAAGCGGCTGACGTACTGGAAGTTCAAACCAGTATTCATCGAGTTCTCGACACCAACCATGATACGGCAGTTATCATCGTTCTCGAATTTGTTACCGGCTTCGACCTTTTCCGCAGCACGATACAGCAATGCCTGGGCTTTCATGTTATCCGGGAACGCCTCGAAAATCTCCTCAGCGGATTCCGTATAATTGGTGAAGATCAGAATCTTACCTTCGAGGTTCTGGTCAAGGTGTAGCTTGCAACGCTCGATAATCATGTTCACCTTAGGAGAACGACGATCATCGCCCTTCAGTACTTTGTCACCCAAAGGATCGCGTGCCGGCGCAGTGATATACTGTTCAAGACGCGCAAGATAGAAACCCAACAAAGCCTCTAGGTCAGCACCAGCATCCTCATCGGCTGCGTCTTCTTCCTCGTCTGCCTCTTCACCTTCAGCTACATCCTCCTTCACCTGCTGTGCACCAGACTTAAAGAACTTTTGCAACGTCTTGTTGTTCTTCGCGTCCTCACGCATCTTATCCAAGGCTTCAGTCAAGATAGCCTGGTAGACTTGCTGCTGTGCTGGTGTGAGTTCCACACCAAGGAAGTTCTCCTCCGCCTGAGGCAACAGAGCCGCCCACTCTTTACGCATCGCCTTAGCAATGACGACTCGGGTTTTGATGGCAGCGTTGATAGCATGCTGCGCACCAGGTTTCCACTCGATGACACGATCACCTTTAACGGTAGAACCATAGCGGTTATTGAAATCGCTACGCGAACCGAACAGCGTTGGGTCCAGCATCGAAATCTGAATCGCCAAATCGGATGGAGAGTCGTGTGCCATCGTACCAGAGGCGAGACGCTTCTTCGGTATGTCCGCGATCAGAGCCATACATGCGCGAGTCCGTTGCGAATCGTTTTTGACGAAATGCGATTCGTCCAACAGAGCATACTTGAAGTCGAACTGACGCAGGAATTCGATGATCGGATAGACGGTGACCGACGTCGTACCGTAGCACACCTGACGCTGTTTTTGCCGCAGCACATCGTAGTCGGCGACGACAACGGTATTGCGAGGTGCACCTTCCAGCATCTTGGTAAGCCGCTCGAAGCCATTACGATCGGTGACATAGGTATTGATAGGCACGACGTTGATCTTACCAGCGGTGAAGAACACCAGTTCTTTGACGTATTGGGGAACCAAGTGCGAAGGGCACAAGATCAGGTAAGGCTGACTGCGGTTGGCCTTAATCTCGTAGCAGACATCCAAGATGGCCAGCGGAGTTTTACCACCACCTGCCTGTACTGGTAAGATGGCAAAGTCCGGCGAATCTTTCAGCAGGTTGCGCACCTTCTTCTGGTGCGGTAGCAAACCGAATCGGTCGCTAATCATCGGTACCGAAGGCGGTTCCCATTTCGGATCGACGCCTTGATTGGTTGCCGCAGCGTTAGCCGCAGCCGCCGCAAGGTGAACATCGGCGTCACCGGCATACTTGATAAGCGTCAACAAACCTAGGTTGGCGGACACACCTGCCACCGAGTATTTCAGGTTCACTGCATCCAAATTGGTCAAGATGGAGGCACGTGCTTGGTTAAGGAAACGAGCAACCGGACGGAAAATCTCTTCACCGTCGACTGCAATATCGTTAAGGACCACATCATCTTTGATATGCTGGGTAAAGAACTGCGTAGCCCAGCCCCAGTACTCTTCCAATTCCAGAGGACGGTTGATCTTATTGGCGATGATACTATCGATCTTGTCGATTGCCTCCAATTCGGCAGACTTGATCTTTATCTCCGACGATACGCCAACCGATGCCGCTATGTTGGCTATGGCGCCAAGTTGCTTGTCGCTAATCCGCAGGCGCAACAACAGGTTGTGGATGTGCGACGGTTCAGCGGCCTTGAAGCGCGACAGATTCTGTACCTTCAGGATACCGTTCGATTGAGTATAGGAATACTTGAAGTTCACCCAATCGATCAGCACGGGTATGTTTGCTGGCAGTTTATTCTTTGGTGGCTGGTTCAGGTCAGCCAGCTTTGCGTGGTCGGCAATCTTCAGAAGACTGAACGTACCGTCACCGTTGTCACCAGCCTGCGTGAACAAATCCTCATAACGAGAGGTGTTATCCAGCTTCTCAGGCAACCACAGAGGCATACCCTGCGGATCGATGGCCAACCCATCTTTGTTCACACGCGCCTGACCTTCCTGCACGCGAGGCAGCGTCTTGGCGATCTTCGACAGCGGGAACGCAGCCAGCGGCGTATCGACCGTAAAACCAAATTGTCCTGCAACCCATTGCAACAACAGAGGGTACAGATCGGTATTACGGATCATCACCCATTCAGTGGTAGTCAACTGCTGAGCAATAGCTTTGCTGATCTTGAAATCGATCATGACGACGGCGAGCAGACCAACATACACCAGCCTGACTGCCAGCAGAGTCTCGGTGAGTTCCGCATGCATCTTCGCATCGATACCAATGATCTTCGGGATAGCCTGTGCACCTGGTACGACCTTCGACACCAACTCTTCGGCAGGCGCACTGGTGTCTTTAAGCACGTCAATGAGGCTGTTCACCGAGTCGGAATTCGAGTCGAAGTTCTTACCGTCAGTGAACCAATACGAAAACTTATTGGCCATTACCTGCGCATCGTTACGCGCGAACGAGAACAAAGGTATTGACGCCACAAAGTGAGGATCAGCGTTATCGTTCACCTTCTTGAGGCTGAGGTGACCGGCGTGCGCATGTTTCTGCATGTATTCGGCCCATTGCCGAATACCTTTACGGTTCTTACCGTAGGAAGGGTCTTGAACGATCTCTGGTAGGAACAAGCTGAGCCATAGGCGGTTCATGAACACTGGTTCCAAGCCAGGATACGCCTTATTGTAGACGGCCAAGAAACCACGTTTCAGCTCGTTCCGTGGGAGTTGGAGGTCCTCTGGTACCACCAGATTCGTAGTTGATCTTAACATGATGTACCTTACACTGGAGTTGGACTACAATTTAGTTGAGGTGTTCTCGCATTAAATTGGAACCTAAGCTACAAGAGCCGACTACTCGCATTGAGTAGTCGGCTCTCTTATTTACTACAGGAGAACTTTGTCGATAGCCTTATCGAATGCTTCTGGTGTACCTGGTGACTTCAGCGTTAAGGTACCAGTTTCCAGAACACGTTTTCGTATTGCTCGGTAGCGGTCAGCATCTTTCTGGTCTCTTTCTTTAGCTGCTTGCAACCGTTTGCTTGCAGTGATTTTCATAAGAGCCTCCGGTGATATCCGTATGGCCGAGAGGAGCGCAGCACTGGCATGAACAAGACTTCCAATATGAATTTCTCCAACTCAGCCTTAGACGGCAAATTACGACCTGGGAGATCAGGGAACAGACGGCAGTTTATCTCGTAGCCGATGTGCCACCGTTGCGTTCCGTTGGCACCTTCGTTATAGACCACCATCGTCACATCATTACCTATATGTTTGATGTACCTGCCTTCATGCTTGATGCGGAAACCAGGATACGGCATTTCCAAGAGCCACCTAACGAATGTGGGGTCCTTGATATAGACTTGACCAAACACATCGAGCGAGAACCCCATGTTGTTCATCTTTACCTTACGCGCAGTGGTTCTGATCTGCACGTGGTTAAGGAACTTGGAGTTGTTCAGGAATTTGACCACGGCCCTGCGTGCATTCTTGAGGTGCTCAACGATTTGGTCATTGCTCGACTGCTTCATGTTCGAGAAAGGATACCGATCGGTGGAGGTACATAGCTCAACGTAGTTCCTGATAGCTAGGCCCCAGTCAACCTTGGGGTCATCGCTAGGTTCCACACGCCCTACTGCCTGATCCCATTGCGGTTTGCAATTGATGTTGAACGCATGCGGGAAAGCATCTGCTGTAGGGCTACGTGCCTGATCGATGTCGCTGATACCGAGGTGGGCCAAAAATGGCGCAGCCATCACGCACCTCGGAATGATGGTACGCCGTCGTCGGACAGCACGTCTTGGCTGTCTGGCGTAGTTACACCCACACCGACGTCATGCACGTCAGGGCCGTCGTCACTGGTCTCTTGCTGCATACCCAGATCGTCGTCGGTAGGATCACCATCAGTCAATGCTACGTCTTCGAGGGGGATGTTATCCTCATCGATGTTCGGGTCATAAAGCACATCCTCATCGGCGGCACACACTACCGAACCACTTATCGATACTTCATCAGCATCGAGCAGGGTCTCCTCTTCGTTCACAACCTCCCCTAACATCGAATAAACCAAACTTTCCAGAGTCTCTTTGTCCACAGCGATTGCCGATGCCAAAGCATGCACCTGAGCGTCAGCTGGTTCTGGGTTGATGATAAGGAACAGCTTGATAAGGGCTTCTAGTTTGTTCATTTCTTACTCCTGTGATAGGTACTCAAATGTTTGTTACCTGGGTGGCGCTTTTCATGGCAGCAATCACATACCGATACCAGATTGGATTTGGTGGTTGTACCACCGCGCGACAGCGGCACTATGTGATGAACGTCGGTAGCCTTTACTAGCCTACCAACGCGTCGGCAAAATACGCACATACCTCCATCGCGTGCATACACCTCTTTGCGTATATCCCACCAACTGTTCTTCTTGGTCATACCGCTAGTAGTGGCATAACCATCCCGTTTGATACGTGCAACACCACTCTTGCTGGAAGTCCTCACTGAGGCAAATCTCTTTACGACCATAACTTGTCCAGGCGTCTGTTTTCACGATCTTGCTTTTTGGTATCGTAATGCTGTTTGACGGTCAAGGTCATCTCAACCAATTGGTCACCCAATCCTAATGGCATGGCACTGCGTGGTTTGTAGACCGAGTCTTCCGAAACTAAAGGGAAGTTGAATAGCTGACCGTGCTTGTAGGTACGTATCTGAGCATAGGGCAAGAAGGCCCACATATTCTTCTTACCGAATGCCTTACACACAATTATGCCGTCGTGCATTTCTGCTTTCCACAGCACTGTCGCATTCATCATAGGTTTGGGTGCAGTGTGTTCTAGGCCCTCTTCCTTCACAACGTCAAGAATATTGCGCTGCTTCGCCTGACGTTCTTCCAACGCATCCCGTTCCTCATTGGTCATAAAGACCTTATTCTCGGTAGGATCGTATCGATTAGGGTTGAGCCCTACTTTGCGCATCCATGCAATCCAATGAGGACCATGTCCTTGCTCTGTGCGATCCCGGACCTTGTCTATTTCGCTGACAGCTTGGTGACACATCTCATGCAACAAGACCTCCACAAAGAACTCGACCGAACCGTTGAACAAGCGCGGGCTCATTCCTAACTCTCGGTTATATGCCTGCCAATAACCGCGCAGCCTAAAGCTAGTTCCTTTGACCGCCTTCATGACCCTCAGGTTGGGCATATGCAGTGCGTTGTGGAATTTGTGTTGGTTAAGATAATGCCATAACTCTTTAATGTAAGGCAACTGCAATTCACGGTGCACTCGGGCTCTGCCAAACTGCGCACGGAGAACTGGACCTATCTCTACGTGTGGTATCTTGTCATCATCGTTCTCAGTTCCACTCTTCGGCAACTGAGGACCTTCCGGTTTATCGACATCAACTGGTGGCTTCACCTCAGGTTTCGGTGGCTCGTCTATCTCTGGTGGTGACTTTAGGCCTCGCTTGCTATTCTTCAGAATTACCGTCTTGTTGTTTGGCCAAACAGCAACTACACCATCCTTGCGGTAGTTGTAACGAATGCTTTTATCGGCGCTCTTGGGCTTACCGAGCTGGGCCTCCAATACATGCTTATCGTAATCGGAGTAAAAGAACTTAATCATGTTGTCGGCTTCAGCCTTGAAGCGTAGACCGTGGAAACCTAAACCACGCAGAAAGTCCAGAGCCATTTGCCTGTTGGCCACAGCAGCAGTGATGTTCATTTGATTTTGTTCTCTTTGATAAATTGGTCTTTACCAAGGCCACGCTGAATCAGGATCATACGCGCACCTGGTTCGGTAAAGTAGTCCAAATCGCTATCAGGTAGTAACTCAACTCCTAAGCGATTTGTGGTAACCCAAATGTTTTCATATTCCTTAATCAGAGACTGCCATAGTGCTGAACTGTATTTACTTTGAGTGGTATCGCTCAGCAGCGACATTTTATTGTCTAGCACCCACTTGTACAAAGCCTTGGCGTAGCCTAAACCACGGTACGCCTTTGCGAAAAAAGACGCAGGGATATAAACATGTCGCAGCAGGGAGGACGGTGTGAGAGCCAGAAGACCAACGGCTTTACCGTCATGCACCAAGAATATATCGTACATGACACCGAGTTTATCAACCTCAATCGTAAAGCCACTAATGTTGGTCTTAACGATTTTACGATTCAGGTTTACGTACTGATCTGGTCTCTTACTGTAGAGCTCCAGACTTTCTTTACCATGTGCTTCCGAGAAAGCCGTTGATTGGGGAACTATACTAACAGAAATAAGACGGGTTAATGCCTCGATTTTCATCATGTGTCCTAAAGAAATGGGAGGCCTTTGTGCCTCCCAGGTTCATCAATTGCGTTTGCTGTTTTTCATCATGACTTCGTTCTTCGCCGGCCACACAGCGACGACACCAGCGCCAGGAATGTCGTAGCGAATGGCGCCCGCATCTTCCGACTTGGAAGCCTTCGGTTTGCCGAGAGCCTTCTCCAGTTTCTTCTTGTCGTAGGACTCGAACTTGAACTTGATGACGTTGTCACCACTGCTTTTCAGCGTGAGACCAGCGAAGCCCACCTCCGTCAGGTACTTGATGGCTTTCTTTTCGTTCGCGTCAGCAGCAACGACCTGTTGAGCAGCGTATACGGTTTTGATGCGAGTAGCGGCTTCGATCTTCATTTCATTTCCTTTGTGGTTGAGTGCTACTTAAAATTGACGACCTTCGCAATCGTCGGTAATGATTCCTTGCTGCAGGTAGCCATGATAGATACCCTGCATATTGATACTTGGTTCTACTGTGATATGTGGTGCATCACCACTGACCTTCCAGCCACCGTAGTAATTACCACTAGACCAGCACATGCCATCTACACAGAATAGGTCGCCGCTAGGCAAACAGACCACTAAGGGACTGCGATGGCTATTGTTCTGGAGGTAATAGGCGCTCAAGTGGCGGCACACGAAGCGAACCGTAGCCGACCACTTAGGGTCATCCAACTCGTCTGGCTTAGGACCCCAGAACATGTCACCTGTTTCAATACCACCGCCCTTTGTGTGCAGCCCTTTGTGGTACTCGATCATCTTACAGGTCCAAGACATGGTAGCTCCTAGTGAGGTCCTTCAGCGGCCGTATCGGCAGTATGTTCTTGATGTCGGTTGGACAGATATTTATCCAAAGCCACCGAACCAGACCAGACAACCATGTAACCAGTGAAGTAGTACTCGGTCAGTTGGTTGTGCAATGTCAAGGTCACGAAACCCCAGGTTGAGATACAGAGTGCCGTAACCTGCGATATCTTGTGCAGACTCGGGCGCTTTTTCTCGTCCAGTATCAACCAACGCAGATCGATGGCATCTTTCTTCATCTGAACAAAGGTCAACAATATGATTGCTGCCAAGATGACCAAGACGAGTACGGCCTGCATTATCGATATGTCACCAGGGTGTGCCCACAACTGGCCTAAAGTTTTGTCCATGTAAACCTCCTTAACGGTCATAAATCTCCAAAGTGGGATCACCACCAGATGGTGAATAGATACAGACGCCTAGGTTAGGTACTTCCCAAACATAGATATCTGTCGAGCCTTGCTTGCCCTCCTTATGTGAACCCAATCGTTTGTCGAGTATCTGCATGGCTTTGTACAACGCAGTAGTCAGCTTGTACTGAGCGCGATTGCCGTGCAGGCTGATAAGATCACCATCGATATTCAACAGATTGCGCAGCGTCATATCGGCTGCCAACAGCCTGCGTGCGGCATGAATTTTCATAGGTCACCCGTGCTTGCGTACATAGTCCAGAATTTCTTTGACGACCTCCAACTGGCGTTTCTCGTTGATGTTCTCTTCGCTCAACACGCCGATGGAGATGATTGGTTTTTCACTGCGCTGGTTGTCGTAGAACTCAAGGATGGTTTTCTCGTCACCGTAGTGACCGTTACCATGCCAGCCAGTCATGGAGAATACTTTCGGTTCATCGTCCACATTGTCGGTGCGCTCAACGAAGTCAGTGGTATAGAACGCACGTTTCTGAACCGTCTTCGCCTGATAACCCAGTAGCGCCATTTGATGGTCAATATCGCGCATACCCTTCTCTGCGATCTTCGTAACCGGCGTGGACTTTGCCATCAACTTCTCAACAGCGGTCAACAAGGTTGCTTTCAGACGGGCAGCTGCCTCGATCTTGAAAGGCTTGGTACTGGCACTCAGTGCGTTCTGCCCGAAGAACGGTGCGAGCTTGTTATTGGCTGACGCATAGGCCTCTGCCCGCATGAACGTGTGCCCGTTAATACAATTTGTTGGGGCTTGAGTGCTGTCGTTCATCTTGGCAGTAGATATAATCTTACCAGCACACGTAGGGCACGGTAGGTCGTATACCGATGTAGGCTTGGCTGCTTTCACTTGTGCTGCTACTGCTTCGCTGCGCATGAACGTATGCCCATTAATGCACGAAGTTGGTGCTTGGCTATCATCAACCATACGAGCGGTTGACACGATTTTACCAGCGCAGGTTGGGCACGATTTATCATATACTGAGGAGGGCATGGCAGAGCCTTTCGTTTTCTTCTTTAGTCGGAACAAATGATGGTTATAGCATTCAGCGATGTTGCCATCGTAGACCGCTGACGGAGGTGATCCGCATTTAGGACATAGTTGCATATGACCTCACACGTGGGAGAACTTGATCTTAGATTTGAGATGTGACAGTCCTTGTTTGACTGTCGGATTCGTCGGCGCATGTTTGTACGCCGTGTAGCACAATGCCACCAATATATTGAAGGGCACAGAGCCGGTGAGCCATGCTGGCGATGGCCAAGGAGCGGTGAGACCTGCTACCAGCAGACCCATCATAAGCAATCCCTGAGGAGAGGTAAACAACTCAGCCGCTGACCAGTGACCGCCCAAAGCTGCCTTTATAAGCGCAACTAGGTCCATGTCTAAATCTGGATGTGCTGTAAAATTGCCAGTTAGCCAAATCCAAATCAGCAAGCCTGCTATGGCAGGACCAGCCAGTTGCCGTAGAAGAGGATAGCGCGCAAGGAACTCATCGACCTTTATAGCACCGCTGTGTAACTGCTGGAACGCTTTGGTGTCGTGCAACTCGGCGAATATCTTGAGAATGCCGTCTTTGTACAGAGTAGCGAATGCCTTGAGCGGCTTCACCAACGTCATGATACTGAATTTGCATGCCTTCAGAAAGGCCAGCATAGGCTTCGTGCGGAAGGTTTCGATGATATCTTTGATCTCTAAGCCTACTTCGTGGGCTACCTCTTCGATCAGTTTCTTGACATGTTGCACCAGGCTGTTGATCTGATCGAGCCCAGTCTTGACCGATTTCCATACGTCTAATGCTACCACCTTTTGCGGCTCATTGATGTGACTGAGGATTGCTGACCACTGCTCGTAGTCGAGTTGGGCGGCCAGTACTCGGTAATCAGATGCCCTAAGTCTACGGGCTGCTTCAATTTTCATTTTGAATCCTTTAAGCTGGTAAGAATATCGCCTACCATAGGCTTAATACTTTTGGTTAATTCGCGACCAAGTTTCTTTAGTGCTATAGATAACTCAGCTTTAGTATCGTAAATACCGTTACTGAGTATGTTGCTAGCCAAATTCCGCATCTCTTTGTCGGCTGATACGAGCAATACAGCATTGGCTAGACTCTTCGCTTTTGTATGTGCATCTGGCTTCCAAAGCCAACCATTGACGCGGCGTTCTGTTGCTTGTATCCGATTAGCTGCTTCGATTTTCATATTGACCTCAGCTAGATATTTGGAAGTTGGCAAAGGTCCACGGATGGTCCGCATCGACATCATTGGGGAACAGCGTGTTACGATCTTGGTGCGGAGACCAATCGGATTGCGTAGAGACCACAGGACCAAGATATGGCATCGCACGGCTTAGTACGAACTCATGCGGTAAGTCCTCGGGTTCGCAGTAACCTTCGTTCGGATTTTCAACCATCCATGCTATGGCACCCAGTAAGGCAGCGCCCACTTGGATCGTGGTTGGTCCCTCACCTGGCAGCAGCCTATTGGCTTCCTCAATGTCCAACTGCGAACCAAAGAACCATGCTTTCAGTTTGTGGCCCAGCAGCAGGACACCTAATTCGTCACGACCACTTACGATTTCTGTTTTGGCTACGCGGGTATGCGCCTGCATATCCAATTCACGGCCCCTGAATTCATGCACTGAGGCTACCGCAGCATCGCACGGGCAATAAACGTAGTAGACCGACGGTCTGTAGGAACCATCGGAGGTAGTCAGGTATTCGCTGAGAGTGACCGACTCGGAATGCTGCACACAGAAACCATTGTAGGCACCACCTTTAGGTACCCACGATTTGAGTAGGACCGATACAGACGGCTGGCTAAGGTAAATAGCGTTCTGTGGGCCTTCGTCATGTTCATTGCCGCCATAAGGTAGCTTGTTCTCGTGCGTACCCCAACCCAATTCTGCAGGTGCGCGACCCTCTGCCCAGAAGCCGTGGCATGACCAAGTGTTCACGAACTCATTCACCTCTTTAGGCTTGTCCATCAACTGAGTATCGCGTTCGGCAATATGGATCACCTTCACCTCAAGGTCTTTTGCCAACTCGGCCCACTCGTCTTTGTTTTGAGGATAGACATTAAGGCCTTGAGCCTTCGCTATATCGAGTAGCGCGGCTTTAACGAAGTAGGTTACGAGGCCGGGGTTCGCACCATGAGTGACAACACAGGTCGCACTACCAGGATAGTTCGATGCCATCTCGCGTATTGCCTGATGCGTGTGATACAGTGTGCGCTCTGCCAAATCAGGCAACGTCTCATCTGGTTCGTCTGGCCACCGCTCGATTGAGGTATCGATGTACATTACACCTTGCTGCAAGCACCATTCTACCAGTTCGATGCCATCAATGTCTGTCGACAGATTGACCAACAGGTCACCTGCGCTCAACACGCTCAATACCTCATGCAGGTTGTCCCGCGTGACAGTCAGTATCTCGTAGTGGACACCAGTCGAACCATACTTCTCTGCAAACAGTTCGGTATGGTCATCTTTCTCTACCACACGAATATTCTTGGGGTGAGTCGTGAAGTGCCTAAGCATTAGGGGTAGCATCGTCTGCCCAACACCGCCGAAGCCCAGCATCAACACGTTGCCCTCATGTGCGATTTTTCCATTGTGCGCCTTAAGGCGCTTGGCTGCCTCTATCTTCATCTGATTTCCCATAAAGTTTGCGCAACTCTTCTTTAGCTTTGTCGAGCCGATTCTTATCCGGCGACAGAAGCTTCTTACCAGCGCGATTCACGTAGAACGAAATGGCCGACATGGCTGCCTTGAAGTCGTCCTTGTACCTGTTCTTTAGAGTGCGGGCCAATTCGGAGGGCTGCATCTTGAATAAAGCCGCATCCGGACCAACATCATTCAACTCTGGTTTACCTTGGTTCTTGATGTTGATGTCTTTTTCTACCTTCTGCGACCATTTGCTATCGTAGGCATGAAGCCTACGGGCGGCTTCGATCTTCATACCTCCACCGGAAAGTCTGGAAGGTCTACCAGCTGATTGGCCATAGAGTGCGTACAATCACCTAGGAACTGAATACGACCAGGCGTCGAGCCATCACTGGAACCAATAAACGAATGGCAGTAGGAAGGTACTGGTTCACCAGCAGCGTCGCGTACCCACTCACCAGTCCAGTTGCCAGCGGCATCGCGCACGACTTCAGAGCCAGAGACGCCAATAGAGGGACTGAAAATGGGTGCATCACCAGAACCGTTCCACGCCCAACCGTTAGGCTGTGCAACCGACAGCGCATGCTTGCTGTTACATGCTGGGCAGTGAAAGAGGGTGTAACCCGCGTCGGACATCATCAGCTTGGTACCGACTGCCTTCATTTCATGTTCATCGCTCATGTTATTCTCCGTAGAGTTTGCGCAGCTTCTCTTTGGCTTTCTCCAGATTCTCTTTGTTCGGTACGTCCTCACCGCCACGGTTTATGTAGAAGTTCAATGCAGACATTGCCGACTTCAAGTCTGGGTGCAGCTTCTTCAGGCCTTTGGCGATTGCATCAGCCGATTTCTTGAACAGGCCTTCCGGTGGATGCTCTTTGACATCTTCGGTTACAGGTTGCGACCACTTCTCGGCGCGTAGGCGTGCAGCAGCTTCGATCTTCATTTGCCTCTCCTTAGATGGATGTACGAATGATCTCTTTCAGATCAGCTATGGTTTTCTGTATGCGGGCTTTCTCTTCAGGATCAGTTGTCGATTCAAGTGAATGCTTCAGGTCCCGCATACGGTCATGCAGTTCTTTCTTGTCTGCCCTAAGACGCTGGGCCGCCTCGATTTTCATTTTGCCCCCAATTCTTGAAGTTTTTGCTTCAAGGTATCTATTTTAGCCTGCGATTTCTTACGCAGTGTTGGGTCCTTTTCCCGTTTTAGTATGGCTTCTTGATTTTTCAACAGCGTCTTTATGCTGTTCATTTCATTTTGGTTGCGTTCGGCTTTTGATGAACTGCGGTCAAGTTTGGTTGCAACCAGGCGGTTAGCTGCCTCGATTTTCATGGCTGTCTCCGGTCCAAGCTATGAGTTTTGATAAAGGGCTGCACTGCATCGACACCCGCGTTGAACAGGCGGCTGCGAATACCATTTGCCATGTTACGATCCAAGCCACTTGCATAGCCTGTTTCGACAAACACAACTTCAGCACCACTCAACTCTGCGATGTCGATGTGTGCTGCCTCCGACGCATTCATCATCAGGTTCAGCAGATGACCAGCACGATTCAGTGGTGTTACGGTTGTCGAGTCGTTTGCAACCAGCTGAATACCCAGGCGAGGGTTCTTGCTACTCAGCTTATCGATTGATATGTTATTGCAAAGGCCACCGTCGGCCAACTGAATACCCTCGAACATTGGTTCGTAGATATATGGTGAGTACACGAAAGGTATTGCGGTCGATGCCCTTACTGCGTCAGCAATACGTGTCTTCGGTGTGGAAAATTTGCTGAATTCAAATGGTGCTTCGTGACCAATGTCGGACGCCATGATAATCAGGTCATTTTCCAGATCGGCGAACGTCATGCCTTTAGTCATTTTCAGCAACCACTTGTGTAGATTTGTGCCATTGCAGTAGCTCAAAGAAGGCCACAGCAAAGGTGAAGGGCGCAGCATCGCGGACCAATTATTGTTCATTGCCAGATCGCGTAGCTGGATTACTGAATACATGCCTGTAGCATACAGTGCGGCAATGATACTACCACCACTGGTTGCTGCCAGGTCGGTGGGTTTGAGACCAGCGTTGACCAAAGCAAATAATGCGCCAACGTGTGCGGGAAATTTGAAGCCTGACCCACTGAGGGCCAGATTTATTTCTTTCTGGGGAATCATGCGAGGCCTCTTTAGCGATTGACTGTCGGATACGGCAGACCGGAACGGTATGGACCCCATGGCGATGCTGGCGTAATCGTGATACCGACCGAACCCAAAGCACCTTGCCGAAGTTTCGACAAATCAGCAGAGCCGTCGCCGGACGTATTTCCTTTAATGATAAGGTTTTGCTTAAAGGGTTTGAACTCATTGTCGAGGCGACTCTGAATTTTGCTAGCCGCGTTGTCCAAGAAGCCAGTGCGATCTACGTCCAAACTTATAGCGGCGCCTGCGAAGTTGAATGCCTTCTCGCCCTCAGCGAGGTATTGCGCTTCTATGGCAAGCATCTCCGTGTACATTAACCAGTACTCGCGTACACCACCTTTTGCGTTCAGCATGGTAAACGTAGTAAAGCCGCCAGGGCCACTGTTGAAGTTATCTCTCCCTCGCCGAAGCCACAACAGGACCGTCTCTGGTGGGAACAGCATGTCAGGCTGTCCGTACAGAGTGGTTCTGGCCTTATTGATCTTTGCCTTCACGTCGGTGATCGCACCCATGATGGTAGGTGTTATGATCCACAGATTGGCCGACTCCGTATAGACCAAGTTAGGTTCATTGGAATTCGAGTATTTCCAAATCACGGTGTAGGCTTCAAGCGACGCTGGTATCATAGTCGTATCGAACGACGCAGCGAAATAGTAACCGCTGCCAACTCGCGTGAAGTCCTTTACCGGTGTACTACCGATGAGGGTATTATCTTGGTACAGTTCGACTGCGACCGTATCGTAAAGCTTCTCAATCACTATTGACATGTTGGCGGTAGTGCCCTGCAGTTCAACAGCATCTTGCACACCTAAAGGTACGGTGGTAAGACCAATGACCGTTACGTTTTCGGCAGAGAAATACTGCTGCTGATCGGTCAAATCTGAATTGAGGGTAAGCGTGTACCGCAGTTGATACTTGGAGTTCACATCAGAGGCCGGTGTTGACGACGGTATGTTGATGACCGCACGCGCCAACACGGTATTGGAAAGACCGTTACTTTGGATTTGGTAGTCGAAGGCATTGCCGGAGCTATATACCACACCTTGAACATCCATGAATTCCCAGTTGACGTAGCCACCGCTAGGATCGACACCAGGCGGGAACGAGAACACCGCGGTACCAATTGCGGCTTGTCCACTCTCAATGGTGTCGACCAAATCAGTAATTGCCTCTGGGTTTTGGGTCGTGTATGGAACCTGTACGTCCTGCGTGACGGTCACAGCAACCAACGCTGTCAGTACTCGGGCAGACGTGGTGATCAGCAACTGAAAACCGTAGCTGAGATTAACCTGACCTTGGAAAAGGTTAAGTACCACCACAGGATCGGTGGTGGCGGATACTTGGTTAAGAGTCAGCGCTGGTGTGGTTACTGGGCTGATTGCTTGAGGTACAATGGAGGTCAGCGTCTCACCAAACTTCAGTAAGTCGGTGACGTCGCATTGAACCATCGTGTCGGTCAAAGCATCCTTACTGAAGACGAAGGTCATGATTCTTTTCCCTTGTTAATGACGTTCATGATCTTACGAAGTTGCGCATTATCCAGATCGAATTTGGTGCGCAGGAACTCCATATCGTAGTGGCTGAATTCACCACCCTGTGCGATCTTGTTGAAAGTGAAGGTAAGCGTGTAGATGCCCTTCACCTTCTCGGTCTTCATGGTCAGGCGTACGTCTTTGGTACGCATCAACGCCTTAAGCTCTTTGTAAATCTGAGCGGCTACTTCGGTCACCAACGCTGGGTTGTTGACTTCTTTACGCAGTCTGAATCCCATACTGCGTTCATCGACCACGATCTTGCCAATCATATCTCGGTAGGAGAAAATGTTGGGTTTCAGCGAGGTCGGATCGACGTTCAATTGCAAGGCCAAAGGCACTACACCCAGAGCCGAACTGAAGTTTTCCAGCTCCAGCATTTCACTGATTGCCTTAACGGCTTCACCTACCGAACCTACTTCATCACCACCACCGATCAGCTTGTTCGGCACCTCATACTCGTGATTCAGATCGACAGTCATCGACGGTTCTTTGCCCAACTTCCACTGTACCGAGATATACAGATGCGGTGCAATCTCACCGTTGTCGTTGGCAACATCCTGAAGCATCAGGTAGTTGGTGAACAACAGATTACCTTTCGCATCAACCGACACGTATAGGAACTGATGGCTCTCTTTGAAAATCACATGTTCGTTGACCAAGTCGGCGATCATCTGCGTGTATTTGGTGAACTGCGCTGGCACATGGGCTTCTGCGACTTGCGACAAAAAGCCCAGGCATAGTTTCAGCTGGTCGGCGATCTTGGTCTTCATTTTGGAAATCTGAAGCATGGTGGCCTCAAACTGCTCACCACGACGATCAGGGAAAGCCAGACTCATCTGGGTCTCCACCTGCTCAACGGCACGTAATTTCTCGTAAAGGTCTTCAGCCATGTTGTACTGGCTTTCGAGCTTTTTCATGTTCGGAACCACCACCTTAGTCAGCGATGGGTCGACCTTGGTTTTCATCTTGCGGACCAAAGACAGTTGATCTTTCCGATCTGTTGGTGTTACGTTGAAAACCATGACGGCAGAAACTGGGGTACCTGGCAGCAGCCGACGGGCTAGGAGCTTCTGCTGTTCAATCAGAACCTTACCGCTGTCGTCCAGTTCTTTATCGATGCCCTCCAAGAAGCGGCGGACATCATCCATGTAGCGGAACTTAGGTATCTCAATCATTTTATGTCCTCAATGTGCCACGCATGTTATCGTGGACTCCTACTGAAGTAGGTGTTTTGGTCAGCACACGACCACGTCGCGGCAGTATATTGTAAAGCTCCTGTGGCTGTACTGGTCTAACCTGGCACTCCCATCCTAACACACTCCTGTTTCTGTCGTTCCACCAGTTAACGGTCTGTACTTCCAAGACCTTCCCATAAACACTTTCGACTACCACATCCTCTGCCTTCAGGTTTGGTAGATTCGATGCCATAACGATTTGGAATGGCTCAGTTTTCTCAAGCAAGTTCGTGTCGGCCGATTGACTCAGCTTAGGGAATTCAAAGAAAGCCGAATCCGAACTCAAGATGAATTGAATCTCCAAATGAGTCCATTCTACCTCCCCAGCGAAAGACGCAACCAGGTCATGAGGACGGCCATCGCAAAATGCCAGCACAGACACTGCGTTGATTATCTGCGCATCCACACTAAAATTAGCAGGTACAATCTTGCGGCCGTTGTAAACCTTGAACGAATCGACACCAATTGCGCCGTAGGGAAGCACTACACGAGCAGAGAATGAAGTGCCTCGGGCAGACCAAGGGTGCTTGAGGAGATTGAGAGTCGAAAGACCTAGTTCCACGTTATCGACGGTCAATACTATACGCTGTGCATGGAAAGGTGCGTAGCCACCGACGAAAGAAGTGCCAAAGCATACTGCGCACGTTGCATCAGTAGTGCCTAGGTTGGCAGTATCAAAACCACCGACCATATCTTCTATGTCGAAGTCTTGTAGGGGGCCATTATCGCCGAACGCTTCACTGTCTTCGATACGCGTGGGCAGACTGGTAGCTTCACGACCTACGTTATCGAATGTGCCTTGGTACTTGTTGTTCGCGTGTGGGGAAGTGACCGAATCGAAGGGGTCATCTTTGGGTCCAGTCGAACCATAGGGGCTGACATTGAAATGCAGTGCCCCAGTAATCAGTTCGTTGACAGTACCGGGTGCAGCCTTGCCATCCTCACCCAAGCGAGTACCCAACTTGATGTCGCTGGCATTGCAAGTGCATTTCTGACCCTGCGTTAGTCGGTTGTAGAGTATTGAAGGAAATCCCTGCACTCTATGTGCCGACATATTGCGCACCTGCTGCACTGGCAAAATCTCTTGAATGGCCTTCGATGCCACATCAGATGCTCGTGCATTAGCCGGCAGAATGCGGTTATTTGAGGAATTCTTGTAGGGCATAATTGCCTCCTAAAGAAGTAAAATTGATGCTACCACGCTGTACAGACGTAAAAAAGCCCACTGCGAGAGCGGGCTTTTGGTGCTACGTATTCAATGCCTCAGATCGATCTCGATACCTTGTGGTTCGTAACGATAGCCTAGATCGTAAGCACGCTTGACCATGGTGTGCAAAAGAATGCTATCGGACTTGTCGGTCATGTGCCATTTCTCCACCTTGAAGCGAGAGGACCGGGCAAAGAAGTATTGACCGATCAAATAGAGTTGAATATCGCCCATGTAGCCCAAAGGGATCGCATCTGGTTCAGCGTTGACTCCCCACATATCTACGATGAACTCGGTGCGCCAGCATTTAAGGCCAACCACACCAACGCCTGTAATGCCTACATCAACACCGGAGATAAGAACGCCAGCAGCCTGAGGCAACATGTTCTTCTTGCGCAGATCAACACACAGGTCATCTACTGCATCCTGCATCCGCTTCTCCAGTTTGTCGGATGCCTTCTGACCAACAAACTTACCCAATTCCTTTTGAATCATTACCTGCAATTCATCGCGTCTCATATGTGTGCCTCGTATGTTCGTAGGGCCCTGAAAGCCATCTTCCATGCCTCTTCAGGCGTCTGGCACCTGAAGGTATTAGATTTACACTCGATGCCCTTGCGTACCTCCAGAATGAAGTTGCAGGCGCAGTCGATCTTCAAACAGTATTTACGACCTGGTGACCAGATCGATAGTGATGATGGTGCTATTACCACTTTCCATTTTGCTTTGTCGATATGTTCGGAATAAACAAGTACGGTCAGTTCACGCATTATCTTGTCTCTCCGCTCAGCTACCTCAGGGCTAACTAAATCTGAGCGCATATTCTAAAGGGCTGAGATTGGAGATCGAGAACGAATGCGACTTCGTTCCCCATGAGTAAGTGACCGTAAGACCAAGGTAGTCACTACAACCTTTGGTGTCCTCCAACCACACTGAATGATGCGAAACATGGACTTGATACAGCGCCAATTCTTCCATAACGGGCACCAGTGCAGCATCAAGCATTGCATCCGGCGTGTTACGGATGTCTTTGGTTGCCGTCATGCCATTGAACAACTCGGTGTAGACTTTCAAGCAGCGGTTCATAATCTGCTGATGTCGAGCGATGGCCAGACCTGGGTGTTCTTTCGTCCATCGAGCTTCGCGAGCGTGCCGAGATTCAGTAGGTATATCTTTGAATTGCGGCCATTCGGTGATGACAATATCTGAAATGCAAATCGGATTGGCGGCGGCAAGTTCTTGGGCCACCCATAAAGTATGTAGCATGATAGTCCTTTATAAGAGACCGAGTTCCACCAACTTGGTTAGTGGTACAGTGAAGCCAGCAGCATGTTTGTGGCCACCACCTTCGTATTTCTCTGCAACCAACGCTACGTCCATACCTTGGTCATCGGAACGTAAGCTGAAGACCCTGCTATCAGAGGTATCGGAATAGCAAGCAGCGAAGGATTGTCCTTGCGCCAAAGCATGCCCGACATCGGAAGCGTACTCAACACCACAGTTTCTTACGGGTACTGACTGACCGCCGATAACCATCCATCGTTCTTTGCTTCCTACTAGCTGTTTGACTCTCTTGTCTTGGTTGCGGCACAAAGCGATGCCCTCCACGCGCAGTATCTCGATGTCAAACTTCAACCACTGATCGAAGTCGAATTCATGCGAGTACAATGAAGCACATATCTCTCGCGTCCAAGGCAACTCAAAGCGCCACAGATCGCGGTCTTGTATATGCTGGAGAATAGGAGGTACTGGCTTACCAGCGAAGAATGTCTTCCATGTCAGAACCGCACCACTGTGTTTCTGATCGAACAGCTTGGTCAGCTTCGGATGCATCAGTGTGGATAGGCGATCAATCGCCGTCTTGTGGTGATCGATGATGATAATGGAAGCACAATCTTCCAGCATTGCTTCCACCACCTCACGGTGATACGAGAAGTCGACCATGATGACATGCTTGTCCTTGACATCCGGCGGTGGATTGCCGTAGATGCCTTCAAAGAAATCGCAGTCATTAAGAGCAAGCTTGACGACAGTAGCTGAGCCGAAGCCGTCGAGGCAGTTTGCGTGCCATATGCAGATGTTCTTGCTCATAGCCGTACCCACGTTGCGTAGGAATAATCGTATTGGTTATTTTCGTCAGCCTTGAAGGACTCAAGGCTAATCCGCTTCCATCGTTCGAGGTCGATGGTGGGAAAGAAGGTATCACAACCTGCGTCGCACTCGATGGTTGTGAGCATGAGGCGGTCTGCCTTGTTCAGGTAGTGTGCGTAGAGTTCGCCACCACCAATGA